TTACAATGAAGAATAGTGTAATTTGGGGATGGATGAAAGGTGGATTGAGTTTAGAAAGTAATGAAACTGCACAATTCGTAAAAGATGGAGTTTCAGTATTTGAAAACAATTCAGTAGGAACATTTAATCCTAGTTTAAACTTTATTAGTAAAGCAACTACAATTTTAACAAATGAACAACTTAAAACTTTAGCTTTGAGTAAAAGTAATAAAGAAGTTGATTCTGTGATAGCTGAATTGGATAAACCGATATGGATAAACGGATGGACTAGATTCCCGTCAAAAGGAAATTAAAAAGAAAGGGAGTGAATACTCCCTTTTTTTATATTTATAGGTAACTAAATAATATACCTATGAAAAATCTATTATTTTTATTGGCATTTGTGCCAACACTAGCTTTTTCACAAGTTAGTAATTGGAGAAGTAATCCACCACAACAATCACAACCTCAACAAAGGTCTACACCATCGATACAACCATCAACTCCTCAAAGAAATGATGTTAGTAGATGGCGAGATGAATCACCAAGAGAGTTTAATAGACCTTCTAGGACAAGACCTGGTTCAAATATAATTGTTAGAGACCCATTCTTTAACGATTGGGGGTGGGGATGGAATAGATGGAATATGTGGGGAGCACCTGGCTTTGGATGGAACTTTTGGCAACCATCATTCTATTGGAACGATTGGGGATACCGTCAACCTGCAAGAATTTATGTTTATGGTGATGGTAAAAGAGATACAATTAGAGGTAAGAAGCCTGTAATTAGTTTTGGTATTCAGAAAACAACCGATAAACAATTAGGCGGTTTCTTTACGATTGGTAATAAGGGATATCTTATAATGGAATACAATTCAAGTGTTGAAAGAGATAATTCAACATTCTTTCCATATGGTAATATAACTCAAGTTGATTTTCCAATGGTTAATGATTTGATTCAACGAAATAGTTTTTATATCGGAGCTGGTAAACGAATAAAGAGAACCGGTGTTCACTTTATGATTGGTACTGTTTCCGAAGATGTAAAATGGAGAGGTAAAGATGATTTGGGATATATTACATTCCCAAAATATTTAGATAGATTTACTACTATGAAAGTAGGAGCGTTACATGATTTTAAAAATTTAACAATAAAGTTTGATTATGACCCGGTAATCAATAGTAAAACTTTTGGATTGGGTGTGAATTTCTAAATGAAAAAATGGGTAATTGGTTTATTGTTAATTGTTATATCTTCATTCGTTACGGAAGCGATAGGGCAAACCTATACACAAACTTATAAGGATAAATGTACAGGTGAAATTAAAATAGCAACTACCACAATTACAAATGGTTTTGCAACAGTATCATTTTATAATCAGATAAGAGTATTTTCTCCACAGGAGGTAATGGCTGGAGCGGTTCAGGTTTGGATAACTGCAACTTATACGGCATACTCAACTATGGGGTGTCCAACAAATGTGGTAGTTCAACAAGCGGTAACTCAAGCGGCAGCTCAAGCAGCATCTCAAGCCGCTTCACAAGCTGCAAGTTCGGCTGCATCGTCTGCGGCAAGTTCATCGGCAAGTGCTGCAGCAAGTAGTAGTGCAAGTGCAGCAGCTGCATCGACACCTCCACCAACGGCATCGGCACCACCACCATCATCAAGTAGTAGTTCTACTCCACCGGCATCATCTGGAAGTAGTAGTTCTGGTAGTAGTTCATCTTCATCATCTTCATCAGGTAGTTCATCTTCATCATCTGAAACTAAAACTGAAACCAAAACGGAGACTAAATCTGAAACAAAATCAGAGAGTAAATCTGAAAGTAAATCCGAATCAAAAGAGGAATCAAAGTCTGAAAGTAAATCGGAAGAAAAGAAAGAAGAATCTAAATCAGAAGAGAAAAAAGAAGAGAAGAAAGAAGAATCCAAAGAAGAAAAAAAGGAAGAAAAGAAAGAGGAGAAAAAATCTGAAAAGAAAAAAGAAGAGAAGAAAAAAGCAGTAGCTAATCCAATGATGTTAGCTAGTGATTTAGCAGGAACGGAGGATATGGAAGGTAGATATGCCGTAATGATGAGTGTGGGTGTTTCCAAATCATCTCTAATGGGTGATAAATCATATTCAGCTACCGCACTTATTTGGAGTACCCTAAACCAATTTGCATTGAGTGCTGGGGTGACTAAGATGGATTTTGAGGATGGTAAATTAAATGCGATACATTCATATGGAACTACATTTGCTTACCTTAAAGGAACGCTAATGAACCTTAATGGGTATACCTGGATTAAACCACATCCTAAATACGGAACATTCGGATATAATGTGGGTGTTATTACCTTAATGATGCCAAAAATGAATGGTGGTGGGTATGATGTTTCGTTAAGTGCATCCGCAGTTGGATTTTGGATGAAACCCTACCAGTATAATAGAAAGGTTACACTAACCCCACAAGTATTCTTAATGCAATCTCCAATAGCTTGGAACACAATGACGGGAAATAGTTCGGTAAGTAGAACACCCGGTGCAATTGTAGGATTGGGATACGATTATAAAATCAGTAAAAGATTTGCATTATCAACTTCTTATAGGGGAGCTATGACATTTGAACCTAATTTTAAATTGTTAAACAACTTTCAAATCGGTTCAAAATTAGCTTTCTAATATTTATACACATAAAAACACGTCTTATGAAAAAATTTGTTAATTTCAAAAACATTGCTATAGCAGCATTAATCATCTACATTCTTCTACAATGGTTTAATCCAGGTGGAGTTATGCCAGGTGGAAGAACTATCAGAATTGATGGTAAAAAATATGAAGTATTAAAGCACACAATTGATACAATTGAAGTTGAAAAAACTAAAATAGTAACTAAAAAAGGTGCAGATATTATACACGAAGTAATTGATGTAGATACATTAGTTCTTAAAGAATTAGTAAATGTGGATACCGCAGCATTACTTAAAGATTACTTAGCAAAAGTAGTTTATAAAGATACATTGACTTTAGATGGTGGATTGGGAACTATTGCATTAACCGATACTATCACAAAGAATAGAATTTTAGGTAGAACTTGGGATGCTAAAGTTAAAGAAAGAATCATTAAAGAAGAACTTATTGTTAAAGAGCCTGCAAAAACTCAATTATATTATGGTTTGAATGCTGGATTTAATAGAGAAGATTATGTTTCTGCAGTTGGAGCTGGTTTAATCTTAAAAACTAAAAAAGATAAAATTTATCAATTTGGTTTAGGTGTAAACAATAGAACTACTGATGGAACTAATGGCTCATTCTCACCGTATGTTGGATTTGGTACTTATTGGAAAATTAAAGTAAAGAAGTAAGATGATAAAATTAATGGGTATTGTAACCGGAAAACCAGTTGTAAGTGAAGCGAGTAATCCTCATGAAAATCCTGATGTTTTAGTTTTATCTAAAAAGATAGCTAAATTAACCGATAGAAATGACCATACAGCTTCTGTAATGGAATTGGCAAAATTTTTGAAAGATACAAAGGCGATTAAGAAATTAGAAGCAATAGAAACGATACACAAAATAGAAGGTTCAATGCCATCTGAAATTTCTAAATATAGAAACATTATCTTAAACGGATTAATGGATACCTTTGGAGATAAATATAGTTTAACTGATTACACTAATTTAAAAGGAGCATTTTAATATGAAAAGTTTAAAAGAAGCATTTGTAAAAGGTGTAACTTACGGAGGAACTGTTTGTAAAGGTGGTTGCTTTGTGGGTAAAGAAGGTTTAAAGAAGATAATTAAAATATCTAAAGAATTACCTAATAATATTTTTATTTTTAGAGATGATAACTATTCTGGATTACAACCACACTTTATTAAGAATGGTGTAATTGCAAAGGCAAATACAATTGGTAATCCATCTTATGATTTACAAAATAAAAAATTAAGAAACTTAAATATAGGTAAAGATGTAATTCTTTCTGTTAGGTTATTTGAAGGAGTTAATGAATCTATAATGACAGAAGGTAAGAATTGGGCAAAGATGATGGCAGCAGTTAAAAAAGGTTCTCAAAAAAGTCCTTGGACAATTGTGGTATCTAGAAATAAAAAAGTAACTTACCAACAACAAGTAAAAGTAAAAGATGCAATTCCAGCACACTTTGAAGATATAAAGCAAACTCGTAATATGCCGGGTTCTATAATAGCTATTGAAGATAATGAAGGTATGATTGTTTATTCAGAAAGAATATAAAAATGAAACTTACAGAGTGCATTATTGTATCTAAGGAAATAAATGATAAGTTCATCCTAGCTAAAAATAGAGATAGAGCTTATAACCCATCTTTAGAAATTGTACACACTATTATTGATGGTGTGGAAGTTGCATATCTACATGATTTAGTAACCGATTGGAGTGAGGGCTTAAACGAAAACGGAATTGGTGTTGTAAATTCGGCACTATTAGTTGGACACGATGAAGCCGAACATAAGATTGTAAAGAAAGGTGGTAAACCTGGACCCGATGGTGATAAGATGAGAAACATCATCAAACAACCTACTCTAATAGATGCTGTTAAAGCTACACTTACTTATAAAGGTAAAAGTGGACTATCATTAAAAGGACATACATTTGTATCATCTCCAAAACATATGGTTAGTATTGAAACTACATCGAAGCATAAGCCGGATGTTAAACTTCAAAACTCCGAATCACCTGTTGTTCGTACAAATCACGGACATATGTTCACCGATGCGGGATATACAAATGGTGAGAAGTATTTAAGTTCAAAAATGAGAAAGTTATCAGCAGAGAAATCGGTTGATAAGGTAGAAGATTGGAAAGAAGTAGCACAAGCTATGAGAAAAGAATTCTTTCCAAAAAGACCTCAATTGAACATGAAAAGAGATACAAAAGAGATGTCTACATCATCTCAAACTGTAATGAACCTAACTGATAAGGTATTACAAATAACATACTTTAAGAACAAAGTAAACGAATTTAAGGGTATTAATAGACAACTACCTGATGGGTATCAACCCAAAATCAGCATTGAGATTATTGAATCATAATCCCACTTTTTTCATAACACATATTTATAGACATACAAAATAATAAAGTATGTCAACAGATTTCGAGTTATTTAAAGGAAAAAATCTAAGTTCTCTATTTGAGGACATTTATAACAACCAATTAAGCAAAAAGCAAAAAATAAGCTCTTTAATAGAAGAATTAAAGAAGATGATAAAACATGCGGGTGATGTTGCATCTATCGGTCCTATACTATCATCATTGATAGATAGTTCAGTTAAGAACGATGACCAGTTAGTTAAACTGGCAACTATTGCAACTAAAATTATAGCCGCGGAAAAGAAAACCGAAGGACAGGATGGGTTCTTAACTGAATTTGAAAAAAATCAATTACTTAAAGAATTAGAGGAAACCAAACAAGAGGTAGAGAGAGTAGATGATTTAGAATTTGAATTAGAAGATTTAAAAAAGAAAATGAAATAATATGGGTCTTACTACCGATAGAATTAGTACATCAAACATATTATCAACAAATATTACCGAAACTTCTCAAAGTGATATCGGTGTTGTTTTTGATGTTATAACGGATGAAAATAATGAGTATTTAAAAAAATACGATGAAGGATATAGATTGACTTTCATAGGGGCTATCATTTATAGAACTTTAGATGCATTTGGTGTTTCTAAAGATGATATACCTATTGCATTACCGGTAGATGCAACTAAAAAAGATTTACCAACTATCAATGAGAGAGTGCATATTATAAAGACCGGATTAGGTATTTTTTATAAAAGAATGCAACCAACCAATGAAACACCTAATTCAAGTGCGGCCATAAATGAGATATCATTAAAGATACATCCAAAACAAAATTCAACACAAAGTGCACCAAATTTACAATCATATAAAGAAACAGCTACAACCGGTATAACCAATAACGATAATACCGGTGAATTTAAAAAATATGATAAATTTGGAAAATACTTTAAATTCACTCCAAATATACATAAATTAAAATTATATGAAGGAGATTCTATAATTGAATCTAGATTTGGACAATCAATACGTTTTTCAGCATATAATAATAAAGCCGGTTCTACTCCATCATTTTCACCAACAATCATTATTAGAAATGGAGAGAGTCCACTTAATCAGGCTAAAAATGTAAATGTTACAATAGAAGAAGATGTTAATATGGATGGTAGCACGATTGCATTATCATCCAAAGATTATGAACTTCCATTTATTCCTGGTACATTGGATAAAAATGGAAAATCCGATTTTGAAACAAAACCAGAATCATTTGTTGATTATCCTGCAAAATTAAACGGAGACCAAATTCTTTTAAGTTCCGGTAGATTAATGTTTTCTGCTAGAAATGGTGAAATGATATTCTATTCAAAAAAGAATTATGGATTTATTTCAGATGGAAACTTATCTATTGATAATAAACTTGGAATTGATATAAGTGTAAAAGATAATATTAATATTGTTACAAATGACAAAGATGTTGTAATGGTTACTGGAAATGGTAAGATATTTTTAGGCAGTAAAGATTTAGAACCGTTGGTAAAAGGAAAACAATTAGTTGCAATTCTTGGTGAATTAATTGATGTTATAGGCGATATGCAATTCAAAACACCAGCCGGTCCTTCTGCAATAGGTTCTGAAAATAGAAAAGCATTTGGGGCAATTAAAGATAAATTAAATAATATTCTAAGTAATCAGAATCAAACTTCATAATTTATTAGTATGAGCAATATAGGAACTACAGTCATAAGTGGTATAACTTCAAACATAGCACCAAAACTAGAAGGCGCGGTTGGCGGCTTAACTTCACAATTACAAAACGCGGCAGGTATAAATTTAAATACGATTACGAGTGTTGTACCTGGTGATTTATCTGCATTAGCAGGGGGTGCGATAGGTGAGGCACAGGCACAATTGGGTAAGGCAAAGGAATTGGCGGATAAGCTTAAAAATATAAAAAAACCAACTATACCAAACTTTAAAGGTATAAAACCTCCACCATTTAAACCACTTAAAGAATTTAGACAACCTGCTTTACCAAAAACAAAAAAAGAATTAAAAGCCGAAAAAGAAAAATTAAAAGGTATGGTTGGTAAAGCTGCCGGTGGTATTAATAAGCTAAAAGATGCGGCAGCAAAAGCGCAAGGATTAGCATCACAGGCGCAAGGATTAGCATCAAAGGCGCAAGGATTAGCAGGAAATATACAATCACAAGTTGGAAATATAACATCACAGGCTCAAGGATTAGCAGGAAATTTATCTTCTCAAGCATCAAATATAGCCGGAAAAATTCAATCACAAATACCAAATTTACCAAAGTAATATGAGTTGGCAACTATTTAAAAATAATTTAATAAATAGAATATGTAATGCTAAACAAGTACCTGATATAGAGTATGTTGCTAAAGCATTTGCCGAAGAATATGATGCTGCGGTTAAGAGAGGTGGAACAATACCTGATAATATATCGGTTACAAAAGGTAACGTAGAGGCTATGCAAAAATTATTCGTTTCCGCTTTACAAAAAGGATTATCCAAAACTACTCCTTATGATTTAGTTGGTGAAATGGGAAGGGGTGTTAAAGCATATTGGACCGGTGCACAACTTGCACCATTTCCAATACCTTTACCAACCGCACCGCAAATTGCTACAAACGTAACTGCAAATTTGACAAGTGTGAGTAATTCTATTACAGCTCCAGGAAATTGGCCAGTTCAAGGAGATTTGGAAGAAACTAAACTAGAAGAAAAAAAGAAACAAGATTCTGAAAATAAACCTGCTAAAGAAAATAATGATAATGCCAAAAAGATTTTAATAGTAGGTGATTCTATATCTGTAGATGCGGGATATACTTGGTCATCATATTATAAAAAAATTAATAATAAAGCAGATGTTGAAATACTTGCAATTGGTGGTAAACAATTAACACTATGGATGAAGCCGGAATTAGAAAAGAAACTGGCTACAACCAAATATGATAAAGTTTACATATATGGTGGTACGAATGATATATTTTCCGCAAAGAAAGCAGAAAGGGTATTAAGTGTATTGCAAGGTATGGTAGATTCCGTAAATAAAACCGGTGCAAAAGCGATTGTAATTACTGGATATGATGGTGAACGAGATATGTTAATTGAAAATTTCCCATTCACTAGATATGTGAGGGTAAAAGAAGATTACATACCGTATTTACAGGAATATCAAAAATATCAAAGATTAATGGCATCAACGATAAAGGGTGCAACTATTGTTCCTATAATATCGGTAGGTGTAATAAAGGATGGATTCCATCCAATAACAGGAAGGCAACCAAAAATTTTAGGAGACCATATAAATAAATACTAAATGGCAGCTGTAAATCCAAATATGAATTGTGGGATACTGATAGATGAGTTTATCAGAATGGCTAGTCAGCATTTATTAACCGTAAAGGGTACAATAGTTACAACTGCCACATATTTGCCACTCGGTACACCAGCTCCATCTCAAGTTGCATGGACAGGATATAAAATAATGCCAACCGATCCAGAAGTTATAGAATTAGGTCAGCTTGGAGAACGAATTCTAAATAGTAATTACAAAGCTGGAAAACCAAAATCAACTAGAGTTTTATTTATTGAAGATGAGGATTTAGGAAGGGTACAAAATCAAAATGTTGTTTATCCAAATCTTGTAAAAGCCGATGGCACTACAGTTCAAAATTTTGGTGAAACGCTGCAAACAAACTTTACGGCAAAAATAGATGAAGCAAGAGCTGTTGCCGAAGCATATATGGGACAGCCGTTTGTTGATGACCAGGAATGGAGTAATTTTATTTCATTGGTAGCGGCCGAATCAACAGTTAATCAAACGGAACAGGCTTGGGTAGCAGCGGTAATATTAAATAGAACTAGATTAAGAATTTTACGAGCAACAACCGTCACACAAACTATAAATAAACCAAATCAGTTTGAACCGGTTACGGGTCCTGCTAGTAGTAGAGTTTGGTATTTAAGAGGTCCAACTCCGGCAAGAGAACAATCAATATTTGGTTCTATAAAAGAAATTTTACCAGGTGTAGATAAAGATTATATAAACTTTACATCAAATAACGATTGTGCGTATGTGAGATGTAGTGGTGGCGTACCTACTAGAGATGCGAATGGTAACGTTATACGAATACCGAATAGAGTTTATCAGTATCTTTTAGATTTAAGAGCAAAACCATCTTCCAAAGTCATCGGCGGTACTATATTTTCAAAATAAATTTATAGGTAATAATTATCAAACCTTAAAAAAATCTTTATTAGATATTTATTTACATAACAAATAAGAATGTATGAATACTGATAAATTATTACAAGCCATTCAAATCTTAGTCAAAGAGGAACTTAAACAACAACTTCCTACTCTTATTAAGGAAGCAGTAAGGTCTGAAATGAAGAAAGTATTGGCTGAACAAAAACAACCAAAAAATACTGGATTAAGTATGGCTAAAGCTATTTTAGGTGAAGAAAAGCCAAAAATAGTTGAAACAAAAGAAAAAGAATTTAGTAAAAATCCAATGATTAATCAAATTCTTAATGAAACTAGAACCGCTGCAGCTAGTGTTGATGGTGGATTCAGAACAATGAATTTTGGCCAAGGTGATATGGGTTCAATTGTAGGTAGAACCGCTATGGCTGAAAAAATGGGGTATGGTGAATTTGCAGGTGGCGGCCAGAGAAGTGGGTTAGGTGTACAAACCGGTGTTGCCGAATTAGATAAAGCTTTTAATAGAGATTATTCTGAACTTGTTAAACGATTTAAAAAGTAATGGCAGTAGTAGTAGGTCAATATTTTGTAGCAGACAATTCATCTTTGAGAGTTTTAAGTGATTATGCTTTAGGATTATCTATTCCTATGCAAATGGGAACTAACACGTTTTTTCAAAACTATGATTCGGTTGCACAATTAAAATCAAATGTAACTTTATTATTACGAACCAGACAAGGAGAAAGATTAAATCAACCACTTTTTGGTACAAAATTACATCGAATACTTTTTGAACCAAATGATGATGAAATGAATGATAAAATAACCGAAGCAATAGAAACTGCGGTAAGATATTGGATTCCAGAATTAACGGTTTCAAATATAGAAATAGACCAATCTAACGAAATGAAAGATAAAAATGAAGTTGGCGTTAAAATTAGTTTTACTGCCAAAGGAATTAATGCTGGATTTGATGTTGATTTTAGTATAAATAATAATAGTTAAGATGGCGTTAAGAAGTATAAATAAAAACTTTAAAAATAGAGGAAAAGATGTAAAATATCTTAATAAAGATTTTTCACAATTTAAAGAAAATCTTGTTGAGTTTGCAAAAACATATTTTCCAAAAGCTTATAATGATTTTAGTGATGCATCACCGGGTACTCTTTTTATAGAGATGGCTGCATATGTAGGAGATGTACTATCGTATTATATTGATGATACGTTTAAACAATCCTTAATGTTATATGCGGATGATATGCAAAGTGTAATACCTCTAGCACGATATCTGGGATATAAACCAGCGGTAACAGCACCATCTGCAACAAAAATATCGGTATATCAACTTGTACCTTCTATTGGTAGTGGTACTTCTAATAGACCGGATTCAAAATATTATTTAAGAATTAAAAGTGGTATGATATTAGAATCATCGCAAAATAACATTGAATTTTATACTACTGATTATATAGATTTTAACGATGAAACCGATAGAGAAATTACCGTATATCAAAGAGATACCCTAACCGGAGAACCATCTTTGTATTTGATTAAAAAATATGGAGATGCGATATCTGGTAGAGTAAGAACAAAGCAAGAATTATTTGGAAGTTATACTCCATATCAACGAGTTTTGCTACCAGAAAATGATATTATTCAAATTATTGATGTAAGAGATGCGGATGGTAATAAGTACTATGAAGTACCTTATTTAGCGCAAGAAATGGTATTTATTGAACAACCAAATACAGCTACAAACGATCCTGACTTATATCAATTTAAAACAACTGTTCCATATATTTTAAAAACAATAAAAACACCTAAACGATTTACAACTGTAATTAATGGTGATAGTACAACAACTTTACAGTTTGGTGCAGGAGACCCAACCGCATCCGATGAATTATTAATTCCAAATCTTAAAAATGTTGGATTGGGATTGCCAAATTCTATTAATAGATTAGAAGAATCATTTGACCCAACTAATTTCTTAAAAACAAAAACATACGGGACATCACCGGCAAATACAACTTTAACTATTAAGTATTTAACTGGAGGTGGTGTTACATCGAATGTAGCTAGTAACACTATAAATAAAATTAAAGTTATAGAATATGACGAAGATTTAAATGATTTTACTGCACAAGAATTACCTCTTTATTTAAAAATGAAGAATACTATTGCTGTTGATAATGAAATTGCTGCTTCAGGTGGAAGAAGTGGTGAAACTTTACTTGAAATGAAACAAAATGCATTAGCACACTTTTCATCTCAAAATAGAGCAGTAACTGCAAAAGATTATCAAATTAGAGTATTATCAATGCCATCCAAATTTGGTGCAATTGCAAAAGCTTTTGCAACCGCAGATGGTACATTGGATAACAACTCACCATCATCTATATTAGCATCTCCAAACAATCTGCAAGAATTTACCGATTTGGTTATGAGTTTTGTAAATAAACCGGATTCAGAAGAACCAAGTGAAGCGTCTGTTAAACAAGATATTACTAAATTTTTAATAGGAAAAACATCAAACGAAAACGAAAAAAATAATCCATTTGCAGTAAATCTTTATTTACTATCTTATGATGGTAACGGTAATTTATCAAATATTAATAGAGCATTAAAAGAAAATTTAAAAACATATTTAAACGAATATAAAATATTAACCGATGGTGTTAATATGCTAGATGGGTTTGTAATAAACATTGGTGTTGATTTTGAAATCATTTGTTATCCAAATTATAATAAAGCAGAAGTGTTGGTAGAATGTGTAAATGAATTAAAAGAATATTTTATAGTTGATAATTGGCAATTCAATCAGACTATAAATTTAAGTGAAATTGAATTACTTCTTGCAAACATAGAAGGAGTTCAATCTGTTCCAATGTTAAAAATAACAAATAAATGTGGTGGTAATTATTCACCAAATTCTTATAATATTGATGCGGCTACTAAAGATAAGATTGTATATCCATCTTTAGACCCGTCAATTTTTGAAGTTAAGTTTCCTGATAAAGATATAAAAGGTAGAGTAAGATAATGGCATACTATTTTTTAACAGCATCAAAAGATGCATCGGTGTATATTCAACAACCATTTCAAAATACTGGATTGGATGAGATATTGGAAATAAGTAAAGTATATTATGGAAATATAAAAGATTTATCCAGAATATTAATAAGATTTGATATTTCACATCTTTCATCTTCATTATCAAATGGCAGCATGAAATTAGAAAACGCTACACTTGTTTTGAGACAAACCGAAAGCGAAGAAATTCCTTTAGAATACACAGTTTACGCTTATATGATTTCGGGAAGTTGGCAAATGGGAAAGGGCACTCGTTTTGATGAGGTATCTACACAGGGTGTAACTTGGGATTATAGAGAAGGTGATTCTAATTTAGAGTGGTTACCATCTGGACAATTTTCGGCGGGTAGTACTGGTTCATATGAAGGTAGAGGTGGTGTTTGGTACACTGCAAACGCAGCAAGTCAATCATTTAATTATCAAACCGCTGATATTAATATGGATGTTAAAGAATCATTAAAAAGCTGGTTAAGTGGTTCTGTACAAAATAATGGATTTATAATTAAATACAATAATTCGGTTGAAGATGATACTGAAGATTATGGAATACTTAAATTCTTTAGTAAAGAAACAAATACAATACACCAGCCAAAAGTAAGAATAGGATGGGATGACCAATCATATGTAACAGGCCAATTAAATCCATTGACGGCGAATGATATAAAAGTTAATGTTTTTAATTTTAAAAACAAATACAAAGTTAATTCAACTGCAAAAATAAGAATATTTGCTAGAGATTTGTATCCATTAAAAACATTTACTAATTCGTTTGCTTACAATACGGCTGAATATTTACCAACATCATCATATTATCAAATAAAAGATGCGGCATCAGATGATGTTATAATTCCATTTGGAAATTATTCAAAAATTAGTTGTGATGAAACTGGTAATTATATCAAAGTTAATTTTTCAAATTGGCAACCAAATAGAATTTATAAATTAGAATTTAAGGTTGAACACAACGGTGATGTTCAATTTTTTGATGAAAATATAACGTTTAGTTTAGAAAATAATTAGTATGAAAAATACTGGATTAAAAAATGAGGTTAATGTAGGCAGAATACTTGTAAGTGGTTCTTTGGCGTTAAAACCAAAAACCGATACCGGTGTTTATATCTTTGAAAATAAAGACAAGGATGGCGGCGTAATTTCTGGTAAACTAACTAAACCAAAATATGATGAGGATGAATTATTAAGAGCAATTGATACAACGATTATCGAATTAATTCCACAAGAACCACCACCGGTTGAAGATACAGTACCTAGAAGAGTTTATAATCCGGTAACGCAATCCGTAATCGATTTAACTGCAGAAGTAACTCAGTTAAATAAAGAAATAGATGATTTAAGAGCAAAGGTTATTGAATTGGAAATTGTAACCGAAAGCTTACGAATAGATGTAGATAGAGAAACGATAGCATCATCAACTGCACAGAATGAATCATTTCAATATGGAACAAAAGTCCAATCTAGTATAGTTGATTTACAAAATGCTATTCAAAAAGCAACATCGGAAGCGATTCAGAGAGTTTCATTGACGGCAAGAGTTGCTTCGTTGGAAGAACAAAATAGAGCATATAAAGAACAATTGGAAGGTAAAGATGCTAAATTGGCAGAAGGTTCAAAAGTTGGTATGGATATATCTTTAAAAGTTCTTAAAAAAGGACAAGAAGGTGGTGAAGATATATTATTTAATTCAAGAGCAAATGCAAAAGGTGAAGTTACTTGGATAAATGGTCCAGATGTGGAAGTATATAATTTCTCTGCAGAAAGTGTAAACATATCATTTGAATCAACCGGAGAAACTGGAGATACTTTAGAAAAAGTAGATTCTATCACATTAGAACCAAAAGCGAAAAAGGTAATAATACTTGCGCCAAATAAAGGAGCAGTGAGGGATAAAGTACCTGCAAAGGCGATAGGAGCAAGTAGAGATAAATTATATAAGGGTTCATTTATAGCAAAAACAACTTCATCAACGGTAACGTTGACGGTTGGTTTGCAAAAACAAAGAGGAAATAAATTTGAAGGATAATGGCAATAAAATCATTTAAGGATATTATTGATAGTAAGGGGTATCGTATAAACACCGATGATAGAATGTTATTTGAATCGGGTAATATACAATCGTTTTTTGGATTTAGTAAAACCGATTGTATTGAATTTGTTTTATACGATGCAAACGATAATCAACTACCACAACAAAACTATGGATTGGTAAGATATTTGCCACTAACTTCCGAAAATATAAGAGATTACTTTTTAGTAGCAGAGGGAACTATTTTTCAAAAATATCAATTTCCAACTGAATATTTTATTGATGCGGAAAGACTTATAAATGAGGCCGGATATAACAATGGTATTTTTAAAATTCAAATTACACTATTAAATAAAAGAGTGGGTAGTGAGGGTATGTTTGATAAATTATGGATTTCAGAAATATCACCATCCAGAACTGAAATAAGATTGTTCCCACATAGTGAAGGGAGTAAATTAAATCCTGAATTAAAAACGCGTTATGGTATTTTTATAAATGACGGTTCATTCAGAGAAGATGTTGTTAGATATGCAATTTCATTTGTTGAAAAGATTAGTCCAAATTATATAGCATCTTATTTAAAAACAAACTTTTCGGAAAGTTGGTTTAATTTATTATTAAGTGAATATCAGATTAAACAATTTGATTCATTTGCAACAACTATGTATAACAAATTTGTTGAAGCAACGATATATGAATTTACAAATAGAATTTCCGATATAAATGATTTGAATTACGGAAAGAAGAAAAATACTCCAGAATCTATTCAATTATCAAAAGAATACGTTAAAGACAAATGTGAAAAAATATTAATACAGGTTATAAATAAATTTTTATTGAATCCTGTTGTAAAATTTGGTTCAAAATCTAATGATACATTTGAAAGTTATGATGCTCCGGAACGTATTTTAGAAACAAAAACATCGGATTTAGATATTATGACAAATCCACCATTAATAAAAGAGGCAACTATTATTAAAACAAAAATACCTTCGGTTTTACAAAATGCAATTACAGCCGAAGTAAAAGCAAAAGAAGTATTGGCTCCAACGCAAGTTATTTTACCAGATGTCGATATGAATTTACCATTAACTAGTCCATCTGTTTTAGAAACCGAAACTGCATTTGAAGTGGGTAAGCCGAGAGGTTTATTTGCGAAGCTTAGAATGAAAAAAGGTGAAAAAATACAAAACGCTGGTAAGTTATTTAAAAAAAGAAAAAATACGGATACTCCATCTACACCCGCTGAAAGTTTAACTAAAAAGCTATTGGGTAGTGGTGATGGTAGTGTTAATACACCTTCGAGAGCTAGAGGTATGTTTGGAATTAAAGGAAGAGGTGTAGTTTTAGGAAATATGGGCACCGGAAATGTATCGGATGCAGCAACAATGGTTACAAATAATACACCGAATAATTTATCAGAGCTATAATTATAAAAGATGCCTAGATTTACACAAGACCAACCATTTGATTCTGAATTAAATAAAAATAGTCAGGATTCATTAAGACAGAATTTACTTTCTAATATTGAAAATGTAAGTCCTGTTGATGGTGTTATTTTGCCTGGTGGCGATATTGGTATTATTAAAAGTGAAAATGTAATCATACCTATAAAAAAAGATTATGATTATGCGGGTACAATTAATCAGGATGGATTTTTAGCTATTAATATTAATGCAAATGCTGATAAGTGTCTTGTAAACATAGATGGACAACCTTCATATAGAACAACACCTACTAAATTTGTATTCTCAATATCAGATATAATTGGCGTTGGAACAAAAACTATTTCATTAACCAAAGAAGGATATGAATCAAACGAGCAATATAATATATCAATAGTTCAAAATCCTAATTTTATTGATGATGGATTTAGTAATTATAGAAATACTATTACAAATTATGATGGAGTTTTGGGATTACAACCTGAACAAAAAATATTTACAAAATCAACTCCATATGTTTTTAGAATTGAAAGAGTTATAAATGGTGAAGTTGTATCAACCGATGCATCGGATTCTCCGAATGATATAAAAGAACTGTTATTTGAACTTAAAAAGCAAAATCCAAAAGATAATGCTAAAATTATAGTTCCAGAAGTTTCTACCTATAACGTAACAATAAATTTAAAAGGACCAAACAATTCTGTAAATTTAACAAACGTAAATACTTCTGAAAATATTAAACTTACAAACGAAGTAACTACGTTTATAGTAGAAACTGGTACGAATTTACAAATTGTTTCTGTAAACAATAATCTTTATAAAATATCAAAAATAACTGCAACTTCTCAAGGATTAAAACCTAGAGTATTAGAAGCATTAAATACCGATACTTTATTTTCAGAATATACAGTAGACAATAATACTGTAATTGATATTGAAAGTGAAAATATTACTATCGTACAGCAGGCCTCAAACCCTGTAATAAGATTATTAACTCCTGATGAAAATAGAAAATACAATAGAAATTCACAGGAAGATTATCCTATTATATTGGTTACCGATAATATTAATCAGATTGTAGCATATGTAAAGGATAAAACTTTTAATTTTGACATAAACTCAACTATAAATAACGCGGTAGGTGCCGCGATAGGTGGGATAGTTGCAAATCAAACTGAAAGACCTCCAACCGTAATCAGTATTCCTAAAACTGCATTTGATTCTTTGGGTAATTATAAAATTTATCTAGTTGGTAAAAATGCAGGTATAGAACTGCCACCGATTGAATTCAAACTTTCAGTTGTTGACGAATTTTTTGTTGGTGTTCCTGATATAGAATCAATTACATATCCAAAAGAATTAATAGGTGGAGATTACGTTGGTACTGATGTTGATTTTGAAATATCATACAAATCAAGAGATACGGATTTTGTAAAAATATTTGTAAATAATTCGGCAGGGTTTTATCAAGAAGGACCAAATGCTAGAATTACATTAAATGTACAAAAATTATTACAATTTAGTTCTTATACTGGCCCGAATGATGTTATTAAGCTAAATTTAAAATTAGTTCCGTACAACAATAGTGGTAATAAAGAAATTGTTGGTAAAGAAGAATTAATAACGGTTACATTTAGAGCTGGTGATTTAACAATACCAAAAGAACTTGCAATTAATAGAATTGCATCGGCATTTACGTCACAATTTGATGAATCTATTTTTGGAGATGAATCTTCTAAATACTTAAACCATTTATTACATTTAGGCGATGGTGATAGTAAAGTTGTTACTACATGGACTGGTAGTTTTGATTCACTTATATTAAAATTATACGAACCATTACCAGTTACTGTACAACCTAATCAATTAGTATGGATTTCCAAAGTACAATCAACTCCAATAATTGAAACAATAAGTTTAAGAGGTGAAACTGAAACCGCTTGTAATACTTTAAAAGGACCAAACTTTTCATTAAATCCTGATAATGGTATAGAGTTTCAAATTTATGATGATTTGGTGGGTAGTGGTTCCGTTTCATCCGTAGATGTTATTAATAGATATGCATCTACGATTGGTATTGATACACAAAAATTAAATATTGAATATATAAGTGGGTCTGAATACACATTTGGTAATTTTATTAATTTTAGTTCCGCAACGGAAAGAGTAGATAATTTTATATATAAAGTTAGATTGGTAGAATATTATAAAAATATATATTTTACTAATACGTCAACTGCTTCGGCTTCTCCATATGAATTAAATGAAGCAAATACATCGCTTAATAAAGCTAATCAACTTATTAATGCGATGGATGGGTTTGAAAAATATTTGTATTATACTACAAATACTAATTCAAATAATTTAGCATATCCTAAAACAAATCCATCATCATCTATATTAATTAATACTACATCTTCTTTAGTTACGATGTGGTATGATGAATTATTATCCCAGGCGTTATATTTTGACAAATACAACCCAAATCGTCTTACGGCAAATATACCAGAATTTTTGGTAGAAGATACTGCTAATGAAGATTTTATTACGTTTTTGAATATGATTGGCCAACACTTTGATATACTTTGGTCATATATAAGTTCTTTAGCAAAAACAAAATCAGTTGAAGCTTCGGAGTATAAGGGAATATCAAATGATGTAGTTCAGTTTGTACTTGAATCACATGGATGGGATGTTAAAAAGGCGTTTAATTCTAACTTTTTATGGGAATATGCGTTTGGTACATACAAAGATGGTACACAAAAATATTCTAAATCTCTTGAATCTGCTAATGAAGAAATTTGGAGAAGAATATTAAATAACCTTCCATATATTTTAAAACATAAAGGAACTGGTAGAGCTATGAAAGCTGTAATGGCTTGTTATGGTGTACCACAATCTATGTTGACTATAATGGAATTTGGTGGACCACAAGACCCATCAAAAGGTGGTAGTACCAAATTTACATTTGATGATAGAACCGCTGCAATTTATTTGAGTGGAAGTGCATCTGTAAAAGTACCTTGGAAATTCTTTACCGGAAGTTTAGACTATCCAAATTGTGTGGAATTTAGATTTAAACCGGCTTCTTTACCAAATACAACATCAACACTTATTAGTGGAAGCGAATGGACTTTGGATTTAGTACAAACAACTGGTTCATTTGGTAAATTGGAATTAAATTTTGGTGGAGACCAGGCACTAACTACCTATATGGAAACTAGTGGTGTAAACTATCCTTACTTCAATACATCAATTGAATATGTGTTTGGACCTGATTATAAAACTGGTAGTTTAGATTTCCCTATATCAACCGAATATTATTCAAATGTAGCAATCAACAGATATAATAGTGCAGGAACTGGTTCTTGGTATGAAGTTTGGTTGGGAACATCTAATGGTGACAGAATTATTACATCGGTTAGTATGTCTATTTTTGCACCGGATACACAATGGAGTAGTGGTTCGCATTTACAAATTGGTAGTAACACATTTACAGGAAACGTAGATGAAGTTCGTTTGTGGAAAGTTCCATTACAAAGAAGTAAATTTAATAATCACGTTTTATTTCCTGATGCAACAAATGGTAATTCATATACAGCATCTACTGAAGATTTATTATTTAGACTTGATTTTGAATATCCAAAGGATAGAAATGCAGACCCGTATATTAAGAATGTGGCAATCAATCAAAGTTATGATGGTGCAAATTCTTACGCTACTGCAAGTCAGATGTACACTGCTACCGTTTATCCGTATCAATATACTCCGTATGATAGAACTGTAACGGCAGAAGTACCGTCTTTAGGTTTTGGTTATTCAAATAAAATAAGATTTGAATCTGCTTCATTAGTTACCGATTTATCATACAAAACAAGAGCAACTAAAAAAGCATTTGACCAATCTCCAATAGATTCAAATCGTTTGGGATTATTCTTCTCTCCAATTAAGGAGTTGAATATGGACATCTTAAAAACGTTTGGTGATTTTAATATTGATAATTACATAGGAGACCCACGTGATGAGTATAAAGATACATATAGTGAATTAGAAACGTTGAGAGAGTACTATTTTGAAAGAATGAATCAAAATATAAATGAGTACATTCAACTTGTAAGATATATAGATAAATCATTATTTGATGTTCTTGCTGAACTAGCACCTGCTAGAGCAAAAGTTTCAAAAGGATTGTTGATTGAACCTCACTTATTAGAGAGAAGTAAAACAAGATGGAAAGAAACAATTGCAGAGAAAAATTCATATGATACATCTATTTCTACAAATGATGATATTGCATTAGAAAGTGATTTTATACCAAAAGAAACTGAACTCAACGCAATTAGTAATACGGTACTTTCGGTGGAAAGACCTGATTATGATGGTACATTGGATGCGGTTACGGTTTACGATTTAAATGCAAATCCGGCATACTACGATACATTAATTGAATATTTACAGGACACAGTGATTAGTGGTAGTGTACCTATGTATGAATTTTCATTACAAATACCTACCGGTTCAACATTGACTGGTGAGGTTGATTCGTTTAAATTCCAAGCAATTGGAATGGAAAGAGATTCGTTGGCAAATGTTGGGTTTGGATTGTATGCTAGAAATGGTAACGCAATTATACCTGGATTCGATGGTGTATTTGGAAATTATATTACTACACATATTACCTCATCGGTAAATGGTGGCGATAGAAAGAGTGTATTCTTGGTAAAAGAACAATATGATACAAAAGTATCAACACAAACTGAAGGATGGCCGGCAACAAACATACCAGGACAAAGAGTTAAGTATGAGAATGTATTGGTTACGAATAACAAATACAAAGTTACAGTATTACCTTTTAGCGGAAGTGTAGATGTGGGTGGAAGTGTAACCGAAGTGACGGCTGTAAATGGATATCTACCAACACATTACCGATATGTTAATGGACTTAGTGAGGGTATGAAACGTTCATTTTGGAAAGGTTCTCAACAAAACGCATCAACTACACCAGATGGATTATCTCCATTAGAAATATTTACAACTAATCCAAATGTTCTTAAAGTTGCAAATACCGGTAGAGGTAGTGGTGAACCGATACTTATTGTAGATTAAGAATGAAAATACTAAATGGTTATATTTATTTTAGAAATAAAAGCATAAAAAACAATATCAAATGGCATATTTAGATAATACCGAAATTACCGTAGATGCGATTCTTACCAAAAAAGGAAGACAAAAATTAGCATCTGGACAATCTTTAAACATTACAAAGTTCGCTTTAGGTGATGATGAGATTGATTACACATTATATGAACCAGCACATCCAAGAGGTTCATCTTACTATGATTCAGCAATTAGAGCTATTCCTATTACTGAAGCATCTCCTGATGAAACACAAGTGCTAAGATATAAATTAGTTACTTTACCAAAAGGAACAACACAAATACCAACCGTTAAATTTGGTGGTATTACATCAATCGCTTCAAATCAAAATGAAGGTGGTACTGGTTTAACTCCACAAACATCTCCTGCTGGAAATTCAAATGCAGGTTACACCGTTGTATTAGCAGACCAAAGAGCTGGTACTATTACGGTAACTGAAGCGGCAACAACAAGTGGAACTGTACCAGTATTCTTGGGTGAAGAAATAACAACAACTGCTCAAGTTGTAAGTGGTAAGAAATTTACATTTACTCCTAATCCAAACTTGACAATTGATATTTCAACAACATTAACTGTGTATGGTAACGAAACTGGAGGCTCACAAACTATACCTGTGACTATAACTTACAAAGCATAAAAAGATAAATAAACATGGCACAAATAAATGACCCTAATGTAACCGCCCAGTTAGCCACACTTGCTAATACGGGAATTATTGATACTGACCAGATTGTAGCGTTGTTAAACACTGCGTTACCTGCTGGCCAACAAATTGCTGTAGGTGCTGGTGTTACAACTGGTATTTACAAAAGATTTGGAGAATTTGATAAAGTAAACGCAAAAGTTGAAGTAGTAACAACCGGTTTATGGACAAGTGATGAAGGACAAATAAATAATTTCTATACATCATCTACACAAGCAGCTGCAACGAGCGGCAAATACTACTATAATGTATATTCATATGACCCACAAATTAGTTCTTCTGCGGAAGTTGAATTTGCGATAGCATATGGACACGTAGATGCAAGTGGTTCTGCTACGTTAGATGTTGATAATACTTCAACATTAGCAACGAAAGCAACTTACGCACAATACAAATCAATTTTATTAGACCCAACTGATGCTAAATTTTCATTCCCTAATTCATCAGGAACCGAAGATGATTCAAATAGCATATATGTAGTAAACGTAGCTAGAAGTAGATTTAGAGAATCTATGGATGCTGGAAACTGGGAATTAAACCTTTCTGGTTCACTTGGTAACTTTACGTTTATTGATGATAGTGGTAAGAAATTTGGTGATAACTTTGGAAAAGCTGGAAGAGTGTTCAATATTGTAGAAGGAGTTCTTAACGTTGGTACTCAATTAGAAGCAACTATTTCAAACCAATACGATGCAAATGGTAAAGGTTTTGGTTTATTCTATCCTGACAGAGGTATTATGGTATTCAACCCAACTGCACTTCAAACCAAATTAGGAAACATCCATACTGAAAATGGTGTGTTAATTGGTGGAATGAGTGGTTCTCACGTAACGGCTTCTGAACAACGTAATCATCAAAGATTGTATTACTCAATGAAAAAAGGAGCGGATTTTGATGCTAGAAGAACTGAAAACGTATCAACACAACACTTCTTCGTAAGAGCAACAAATAGAGAATTTAACTACTCTAACAATCCTACATATGTAGATACAAACGGATTTTTTACTGAAAGCACTTTTGAAACAGACCCACAAACTTATATCACAACGATAGGTTTGTATAACGATTCAAACGAGATGATTGCAGTAGCTAAAACTTCTCAACCAATTGTAAAATCATTTGATAAAGAAGTATTAATTAAAGTTAAATTATCATTCTAATATAATAAATGATATATGAAAACCCCCGAAAGGGGGTTTTTTATTATAAGAATATTTATTAATAAATCTAGTATAAATGATAAAAGAAATTCCTAAATCGGACATTATTGTAAGACCAATGAAGGTTTACAAAGAATGGAGTTTAGACGAGAATGATGTTCCGGTTTATTTTGCATCAACTGGTAGTGGTGGCGAATATGATATTGAAACTGACCCTAAAACAAACGGAGAGATATCAAAAAGAAGTTTGTATTATTCAATAAAATCACAATTTTATAGAAATGCAGATACTGCTTCTATATTGTATGAAGTTGGATTAAGACACTCATATGCTTCTAAAGATGAAAGAGTAATTGGAAATGAAATTGCGGTTATTTGTGTTCCTCAAGAATATTATGGAGAAGGTATTAAAGTTGGTTCAGTAGTATTAACGGATGATTTACTTGGTTCAACTAAAGTATATACCGATGATGGACATTCTAATTTAATTGATTCTGCTAGTAATATAAAAGGTAATATATTTTATGATAGAGGATTGGTGGTAATGACCGATGGTATTGTAACCGGTTCATCATTTACATCATCTTTTAGATTGGATTTTCGTTCTACAAAGACAATATTTGAGAATGAAATATTTTTATCAGTATTAGAAAATGAATTTAATTATTCACAAAATCCTTCAGCAGTTTATGAAGATGGTGGTAAAAAAATTCAAACAATAATTAATAGACCTGGAAATACTTTAACTAATGATTTAGTTACATCTTCTTTTTACGAACCTGGTGTTAAATGGGTTAGAGGTAAAAAATATCCGTTTACATCTTCGTTAAATCCGAATGTATTTGGAAGTTTTGATGATTATATGTATAGTGGTTCGGTAGACCCAACTGGTTCATATTTAGCACCATATATTACAACAATTGCGTTATATGATGATGAATTAAATATGATAGCAGTAGCGAAGTTACCTAAACCAATAAAATCGTTACCAGACTATCCATTAAACTTTATAGTAAGATTTGATACTTAAATCGGTTTTCTTTTATATTTATATGTAAATAACACAAAAATGTCAAAATTAGTAGACTTATATAACAGCTTCAACGGTGGTGGCTTACAAAACGATTGGACAAAAGCGAAAGCTCGTACTTCAAAAGACCAAACTCCATATTCAACTGGAACTATTCCTGGAGGTAACCCTACCCCTACATTTGGAAATCCTGACCCTGCGGTATTAACCGATGCTAAATTAAAATCTGGTAGAAAAGGTGAACTAGGTAGTGACCCAAAACCATCACCTGGAGTAAAGATACCTGGATACGGTCCTGGTGATAATGAATACACTAAAAAAGTGAAAAAAGGATAATCCAAAATGTCTTGGAAATTTAATGGAAATATTGTTACAGAAGAAACCACACCTGAAGGTGCGGTTGGGTTTGTCTATAAAATGATACATACCCCAACCGGTAGATTCTATATAGGTAAAAAATCTCTATCTCAAACCAGAAGATTAAAACCCCTTAAAGGAAAGACTCGTAGAAGGGTTGTAAAGAAAGCATCTGATTGGGAGAAATACTATTCATCAAACGAATGGATTAAATCGGAAGTTAAAGCTGGAAACGCTGGTGATTTTGAAAGAGAGATTATTCAGTTTTGTTTCTCAAAGAAATCATTATCATATTACGAAATTAAATGGCAGTTTCATTACGATGTACTTGCCAACGAACAAGCAATAAACGAAAACCTTATGGGAAAGTTCTTCCGTAGGGATATAATAAATCAATAGTTATGACAATTTCAGACATTTGTAACAAATACGGAATCTCCGATTCTTATTTAAATTCAAAAGATGATGCACATTCGGTAGCGGCTGCATCACTATTAGACCTTAAAAATATGGTCCTTCAAAATAAACCTAGAGAAGAAGTAGCTAATAAACTTCAATTTTTAGCCGATTTTCTTATTGATATCAAAAATTCTCACGGAGGTTAATTAAATTTGGATATATCCGAAAAATGTTGTATATTTACATAGTTTTTGTGGATATAACCAAAATTATGTTATCGGGTAAGAACAAATTAAAAATAATCAATATATTAGACTCTGCATTGGGAGTTGGTTCATCCTTAAAGGGAAATGAGCAGGCACACCATTGTCCTTTTTGTAATCACCATAAAAAGAAACTACAAATCAATTTGGATACTCAAAGATGGCATTGTTGGGTATGTGATTCTAAAGGTAGGAGTATAACATCCCTTCTTCGTAAACTTAACGTAGATATTAGGGATATTGGTGTTGTAAAAGATGTATATGGCGATGAACCAGAATACGATTCAAAAGAGGAATATGTAGCAAAATTACAATTACCAAAAGAATTCAAACAATTATATTTTAAACCAAAGGGTATTAATCCATCGTATAATCAGGCAATACATTACTTAAATAAAAGAGGTATTACACATGCTGATATAGTAAAACATAATATCGGATATTGTGAAGATGGGCTTTATGGTGGAAGGGTTATTATACCTTCTTATGATGATACCGGTGACCTTAATTATTTTGTAGCTCGTTCTTTTTATGAAGATGAGAAAATGAAGTATAAGAATCCACCAATTAGTAGAGATGTAATTGTATTTGAGAATATGATTAATTGGAACGAACCAATAACATTAGTTGAAGGAGTGTTTGATTCCTTCTCAGTCAAAAGAAATGTAATTCCGTTGTTGGGTAAGTTCTTACTCGGCAAACTCAAAAATAAAATTATGGAAAAAGGTGTTAAGGATGTAACAATTATGTTAGATTCTGATGCCGTAGAAGATTCCACTAAACATACCGAATGGTTTCAAAAGAATGGAATCAAAGTTAGGAATATCATACCAACCGATAAAGATGCGGGTGAGATGGGATTCCAAAAAGTAAATGAATTATTAAAATCCGCCAAAGAAACCAGTTGGGATGATTTGGTGTTAGCAAAGTTGAATAATATATGAGTAGATTAAAAAGGATTTACCACATCGCGGATATTCATATTCGTAATGTAAAGAGGCACAAAGAATTTAGAGGTGTATTTGAAAAAATGTTTGAGGAAATTCGTAATAGAGGTACGGAAGATTCTCTTATTTATTTGGCAGGTGATATTGCACATGCTAAATTAGAAATGTCACCTGAATTATTAAAAGAAATAAGTTGGTTATTAACCGAATGTACGAAACATTGTGAAACTATTCTTATTGCTGGTAATCACGATTGTAATATGAACAATTCGGATAGATTGGATGTACTTACTCCAATTGTAGAAGCATTAAAATTACCAAATCTACATTATTTAAGAGATACTCAAGTTTACGCAATTGGAGATGTTGATTTTGCAGTATTCAGTATATTTGATAACAAAGATAATTGGCCAAAAGCCGATACTCTATTTGGAAATAAAAAGATTGCACTATTTCACGGACCTGTGGACCACTCACAAACCGATATTGGTTATGTAGTATCATCCAGACACTTCACAACTGATATGTTTGATGGTTACGATTTAGCCCTATTAGGTGATATCCACAAAAGACAAGAACTAATCTCCCCTAAAGGATGTAAGTGCGTTTATGCAGGTTCGTTGGTGCAACAAAATTTTGGAGAAACCCTTGATAAACATGGGTTTTTAGTTTGGGACTTAGAAACATTAACATATGAAGAAGTTGATATTAAAAACGATTATGGTTATTATACCATGGATATTATCGCAGGAGTTGTTCCTGACGTTACTGATTTACCTACTTATCCAAGGCTTAGGGTAAGATTTTCTGAAACCGATGCGGCAGATACTAAAAAGGCAATCACCGAAATCAAAATGAAATACGGTGTAGAAGATTTTACTGTAATTAAAACCGATAGTTTACAAAAGAAAAAGACAGGTGATAGAGATAACCAATTGGAGTTAGAAGATATTACCGATGTAAATTATCAAAACTCCCTAATTACGGATTATATCGGAAGAATGATGCCGTTTGCAACACCGGAAGATATAGCAGGAATACAATCCTTAAACAAAGAAATTAATAGTAGAATTGTATTGGATGATATCGCAAGAAACATACAATGGAAGCCGGTAAGATTTGAGTTCTCCAATATGTTCTCTTATGGTGAAGATAACGTAATCAATTTTGACAAAGTAAATGGGTTGATGGGTTTATTCGCACCAAATGCAAGTGGTAAATCATCTCTATTTGACGCAATCTCATTTTGCTTGTTTGACAAATGTAGTAGAGCGTTCAAAGCGGCAAACATAATGAATAATCGGAAAGCGGACTTCCATTGTCAATTAGATTTTCAGGTTGAAGGAGTAGAATACTCTATAAGGAGAGAAGCGAGAATCGTTAATAAAGGAAAGAACGTTAAAGTAGATGTTCAGTTTTGGAGAACTGTGGACGGGATAGCCGAATCACTTAATGGGACGGAGAGAAGGGATACAAACTCTGTAATTGAAGGGTATGTAGGAAGGTATGAGGATTTCGTAATGACTGCACTATCCTTACAAGGAAACAACGCCCTATTCATTGATAAATCACAATCTGATAGAAAGGATTTACTTGCTCAATTTATGGGATTGGATATATTTGATAAGTTGTATGAAGCGGCGAGCGAGGAGATTAAGGAAGTTGCTGTACTTATCAGAAATTTCAAACGTACTGATTTTACTTCGGAATTGGCGACGAAGGAAACCGACCTTCAAACTAAAAATGAAGAGTTAAAAGAGTTAAACGGTATGTTAAAAGCCGATTCGGATTCAAAAGAAAAAATACAAAACCAAATATCCGATTTAAAGGAATCTATTGTACCAATTGATTCAAAGTTAGAACTACAATCCTTGGAGGATTTAAAGGGTGTTATTAAAGACAAAATTGAAATCAATAAAACTAATAGGACAGATAAACAAACCAAAATCTTGGAGTACCAGTACCTTTTAGGAGAGGTTTCTCAATCAATTAATGAACACACCGAAGTAAATGGGATGTCAATAGATGATGCGAAGAAACAATGGGATTCATTAAAAGGACAGATATCGGATGTTCAACAACAAATAGATAAATTAGAAGCTCAATATGAATCTAATTTAGAAAAACTAAAACATTTGGAACAACATGAATATGACCCAAATTGTAAGTTTTGTATGAACAACGTATTCGTAAAGGATGCGATTGCTACAAAAGAGATAGTGGTAACACAAGAAAAAGAATTAGAAGAATTAAATCTAACACATAGTTCTCTTATCAAATCAATCCAACCATATTCAGATGTAGATAGTGTTTGGGATAAACTTTTGGAATTAAGAAACAAATATCAAAAGGGAGTTGTTGTTTCTGAAAAAGCAGAAGCTGAATTGGATGGGTTGAAAACTCACTATGAACTTCTTTTAACTCAATTGGATAATGTACAATCGGATATCCGTAGATACTACGATAATCAAGCAACAATAGAGAAAAACAAAGCAATCAACGAAGATATAAAGAAGTTAGAAACTGATAAAAAACAATTGGAAATCTTAATAAAAGAAACAAATAGAAAAATTCTAAATCTAACTGGAGAAATTGGTTCTATTGAATCATATATCAATACTACAAAGAATAAAATACAGGAAGTAAAAGATTTAGAAATAAAAAATGATTTGTACACTTATTATTTAGATGCAGTTAAGAAAGATGGTGTACCATACGAACTTATTACTAAAGCACTTCCAGCAATTGAAAACGAAGTGAACAACATATTAGGACAGGTGGTAGATTTCTCAATCTCTATGGATACTGATGGAAAGAACATCAACGCTAGAATCGTTTACGAGGACCAGGAATGGACATTAGAGATGTGTAGTGGTATGGAGAAGTTTATATCAGGTCTAGCGATTAGAGTGGCTCTAATTAACATCTGTGGGTTACCAAGACCAAACTTCCTGGTAATCGATGAAGGGTTCGGAACATTAGATGCGGATAATCTATCTTCATTGTTTATGATGATGCAGTATCTTAAAACTCAATTTGATTTTATTTGGGTAATTTCTCACTTGGAACAAATGAGAGATATTGTAGATGGACTTATTGAGATTAAGAAAGTAGAAGGGTTTTCTAAAATTAAGTTCTAGAACTAACTGGTAATATATTTTTAGGTAGAGGTTTCTTTGAAGCTTCTACCTTTTCTTTTATAAGGGTTTCCACCAACCCATTTATTTTGTATCCTTTCTCTTTACAAAATTCTTTCAAAAGTTGATGTATTTCAGCATCAATTTGAATCATAGCGTATTTTTTCATAACATTCTTTAGTTTTCTTTAGAATTCTTTATATAATTATAATAATAAAAATTTATTAGAATATTTATTTTATATTAATAGAAAAGCATGCCATTGATAAAAAAATACGGAGAAGTATTACCACAACCGCTTAGTTCATTTGGAACATTTGTTTCTGATACTGATGCGAATTCAACATATTTTAGAATAACCGAATTAAAAGAAACATTTACAGGAGGTAAAAATGGGTTTTTAATAGAAGGTAGTCCTTTTTTAAAAGAAACAACCGAAATTAAAATACAAATTTTAGATGTTGAGGGTAATCCTATATATTGGGAACCTGGTAATGGTATTCCTGAATACTATGAGGGTACTTCAAAGATTGTATCGGTGCATATTTACGATGATACTCCTATTGGAGATGCTACTATTACGATTTTAGGTGAACTTAAAGAATATTTGGATGATGGTAAAGTTGTAAGAGATATTCCGGATGATTGGAAGGGTGTATATAATGTTAAGTGGCAAAAAACAATAAAAGTTAATAAACTTTTAGCCAACGAAGATAGAGTTAGATTTTATAGAAGACCTAGAGTAACAATTGATGAATTAGTAAAACCTTTGTTTTCAACAACGATACCAACAATAGTGCAAACTGGTAGTTTGGATGGTACTGCTATAACTCCACAATCTGGACAAAAATTAAGTGATTACACATTACCAACATTATATAGATTAACCTTACAGGATAATACCAATTGGACAGGTTCCGTATTAAATACAAGATTATCGGTTCCGGGATTAAACTATAATCCACTAATTACACAAATAGTTACTAATAAAGAAGTACTAACATCAGACCCATATACAATTAATGGTATTGTAGAAAGTTTTGACAATATAGGATACACCGCATCATTTCAACATCTTGAAGGTACTTCTAATTTAAAAACGGCATTAACTGGCTCATTTGCAAAAATTACAATATCTGATTTAACAACTTTTATTGGTGATGTTGTATCGGTTGACGTCTACCGAAAGTCTAGGTCAAAGATTGGCGATTTTGAGTTTGTTCAAAAGGTATTGTTAGAATCAAATGAAATATTAAAAGATTATAATACTACTGATAAGAATGAAGAAAATTATGGTATCCTAACCGGTGATATAATTTCAAACTATTGGGTATCATCTTCTAATAATACGGTAGCATTTAATCAAAATTATTTGTATAATTCTGCCGAACTAAATGTTGCAAGTGGTGTAGGGTATTTCCATACAACACAATCGTTTAGTTTAAATACCGGTGGAGAATATACTTTGGATTTCAATGTAAGAAAAAAATCTATAACATCAACCGATGACTATATTGAGTTTTACATAAGTGGTTCTAGACAATCTTCAAATCCATTAGGAAGTGCATTTCCTTCTGTAACAGTTCCGGTTCAACAACTGATTACTAAAATTCAGGCAAATAATCAAGTATTACAAAAGGTATTGGTATCTGAAAATTTTGAAGCTGAACAAATTGATAATGCAAAACTTTATGTAGATGTAAAAGGAACTGAATGGTATATTTCAGATATTAGTATTAAAGCATCTCAAGAAACATCATTTTCACCTAACGAATTAACGGTAGTACAATCAGTTCCTAGAAGTTTAGTATCTGAAAGATTTGATTATCTTTTTAAATTTTATGATATAAATGGTAATTACATTCCGGTTAATGTAGAAGCATCTAAAGAATTTGATGGTGGAAATATTCAAAGAATTGAGAAAAAATTAAGTTTAAATCCAACTTCTTTATATTTTCAATTTGATTCGGGTTCACAACCTATACCACCAACTGCAATTGCATTTAATATTCAAAAAACTTTATTAACTGGTTCTGTAAACTTCACATCATCTTCTATTGATTTCTTTGGAAATGTTTTATCGGCATCGCAATATGCTGGTGGTACATTTCCTGGTACATTAAATTTAACAAATCCAGATGTACCGGTTTTAACTGTTGCGAATTTTACTGGTAGTAGAAGTGATATAGATGTTCAGTTGGTAACATTTACGGGAGAGTGTGAAGGCGTAACCGATACGGTAACTATCACCGCAGTATTAGATGGGTTTGGTGGAGTTAATCATATTATTAGACCTTATAGAGGAACTCAAATTAGAAATAGTAGTACTGCATCTTTAGAAATTCAGGCAGTAAGAATTGATGGTATAAATGATATTGAACTTTATAGTGGTTCAAGACCAGATAGAGGGTGGAATTTAATACAACTTCACGTACTTAGTGGTTCTGCTCCTTTTGAAAAGTTTGTAAATTTAGAATACGCAGCAAATAGTGGATATATAAATGGTTTGAGTGTTGGTGAATTGGGTACAAAGGAAATTAATTTCAACGCAATATTCAATAGAGATTCAATTGATAAAAGAAGAACGGTTTACTTAATGTCTTCTGCATCGGCTGCATCGGATTGGGCATTTAATACATCGGCATCAGTTTTAGCATCTCAAATTTTAGAAGATTTGCAAGATGGTCTTGATACACCGGTTGTAACATACAATACAGATACTTTTACAATTAATTTTAGAAATGAAACTGATTTTAGACCTGTATCTGCATCCGCAACCGCATCGTTTTATTTAAGAGGTACAAATGAAAATCCAATATCGGCATCTATTTTGGTATATCCATCAATGTCTATTAATACGGACTTCGCGCCAGAATATTGGTTGTATTGGGTTAGTCAAAGTAAAGATTCTAACATATCAATTACTGCAGCGGATGAAGCGGGTAGAACGTTGCCTTCAAGACCACCATCCGCGTTTATTGGAAGTCCGTTATCTCAAAGTAAAGTATTAGTTGCAACATTTACTTATACCGAACCTTACACATTAACCGAAATTAGTATTGATAAAACATTTACTATTGTACCTGAAGGTAAACCTGGTGATGAAAGTATAGTATTTGAATTGACACCTTCCAATGTAACATTAAATGCAAATGCAAAGGGAGATGTTGCAACATATACACCGGCAAATACTGAATTGAAATTAAAACAAGGTGCAAGGTATTTGGCATTTAGTTCATCAAAGCAACCTGGTAATTTCTGGTTAAATACGGTGACACAATCAATGATATCAACCGGTTCCGTTGATTTTAACAATACCTCATCATTATTACTAACCGGAATTAATAATATGACTGAGTTAAGTGCGAGTTTAACTTATGACCTCTTAATTCATCCATATTTCACTTCATCAAAATATACACAAAGTTTAGTTCAAAACTTTACCAAAGCGGTTGATGGAGCACCACCAATTGAAATATTAATCAGTCCACAAAATGCAATATTATCCGCATTTGAAACTGGATATATAAGAACATATGCACCGGCTAGTACATCAATACAATTAAAGGAAGGAAATGAGTATCTAATATATACGAGTTCTCAACAAAGAGGTACTTGGTATTTCCAATCGATTACTGGAAGTAACATACAAACGGCATCCATTTCATCTCCAAATTCTACAACACCAACGAGAATCGGTAGTGCGAATTATACAAACTTCTTACCACCGTATGTATCGGCAAGTGCTTTCTATAATTTAAGAGTATATCCATATTCTTTATTACCTGGACATAGAACTGGTTCGGTTAATTTATTTGCAACACAAAGTTTCACTAAAAATTCGGATGCTGTAAAGGCAAGAACTGTTAAACTATCAACGAGTACAAATACCGTAAACTTTGATGGTGATACGGTTGTTATTTCACCGGTGGGAGATATAACATTTACCGCAACACCAATTAACATAACAAGTTCACAGGCATATTACCAATGGTTTAAATACGATGAAAACTCTGCAACATATGGTGATTTAGGATATGGAATAAGTACTACTGACCAAATTAGTATTGGTTCTTCCGATGCAACTTCTGCAGGTGAAACTGCGGTTTTTAGAGTTGAGATGAGAGATGGTTCTGCATCTGATATAATAAGAGCAGTTGATGAAGTTACTATATTTGGTGTAAAGGCTGGAGCAGATTCTTTCACAGCAAACGTAACAAACGAAAACACTTCTATTCAAGTTTCTCTATGGGAAACTGCCTTTACTGGTAGTGGAACACAAATTAGAGCATTTAAAGCGGGAGTACCGTTGATACATACATCTTCGTATGTTTCTTCGCAGGTTGTATATTATGAGTATGGTCCTAATTCTGGTTTACCAATTGGAAACTTAGGATATTATTCTGCATCTATACATTCAAAGTCGCCATACATTACCGTAAATCCACAAAATAGATTATTAGGAAATCCTGCTGAAATAGGAAATGTTTCTGGATGGGTAGCACCGGCGGTAAATACCGCGGGAACTGTTGTGTATAAAGTTGATTTTGAAAATGGTAGAAAATCTGAATTTTATTCACAATCATTTAGTTCTCAAATAACTGCACCTGCACCATATAATGTAACATTAACAAATGAAAACTCATCAATTATATATCGTGTATCTGGTGAAATTGAATACAACTTAACACCAACAACTATAAATGTTTATAGAGGTGATGTTGAATTAATCAATAGTGCCTCTTTGATAGCTGGACAAGAAACTCATACTGATATGTATGGTGAAGCTGGTTGGAAGGAAAAATGTAGAGTAAGTATTTACGCAAAATCTGCGCATATTACTTTAGCTGGAAGTTTAACTGCTGGTTCTCATGTTAGTGGAACTCCTGCTGTTATGGGTGGGATTACTCAATGGTTAAATCCTGAAGTAAATCAAACTGCATTTATTGTATATCAGATTGATTGTGAAGGTAGAGATTTTTTATATAAAACACAATCGTTATCGGTTCAATATGAAGGAAATACTGGACCTGGAATTGTGATGAGAGGAATTTGGAAAAATGACATAGATTACATAGGTTCAGATATAAGTGGTAATCGTAGAGATGCCGTAATACATCCAGACCCTGCTACAAATGGAAACGTAACACAATACTATGGTGCAATTCAAGAAAGTGGTCCTGGTACGGGTGCAGGAATTCAAGCACCAACCGGTACAACAAGTGATAATGCATATTGGCAGTATTTAGGAAATGAAGAATTCTTTGTTGCAGCACAAATTGCAATATTCCAAGAATCATATGTTAAGAATACAATTAATGTTGGTACTAAAGATGGTAGTGGTGCATTTGCAAATATTGTAATTGCAGGTGGAAGACCAGACCCATACATTGCAATTGGTCAAACCGGTACACAAGGAACTGCGGGTACAAGTGGAACATCATTGACAACTCCAGGAATTATTGGATATAATAGACCTGGTGTTTTCTTGGGATTATATGAAGATGGCACAAATGGTACAACAGGACGTTTTTCAATTAAAACAACGGGTACATCTGGTAAAGGCATGTTTTGGGATGGAGACCAATTAACAATAGTTGGTAGTATTAGACAAAGAGAGCCTGGAGTACCAGAAGGTTCTTTTAGAGGAGCTTGGGCACCGAGTATTATCTATTATCCTGACGATACGGCAACATATAGTGGTGCTAGTTATATTAATTCAATAACACATACTTCTACAAACAATACAAATATTAATACCGGATATCCGCCAAATGCAACAAACACTTGGACTGTATATGCGGCAGCCGGTACATCTGGTGTTAGTGGTACATCCGGTGTTAGTGGTACTAATGGGCAACCTGGTGCAGGGGTTGTATTTAGAGGAAATTTTGCAACCGGAAGTGTTTACTATCATACAACTGAAAGAAGGGACATTGTAAGAGCGGGAAGTACTTTTTATTTAGCAAATAATTTATCTCTTAATAACAATTCTGGTTCAGTATGGGGTACACCACCAAACTCAAACTGGTCTATATTTGGAGCACAATTTAGTTCAGTAGCAACTGATGTATTATTAGCTCAAGATGCAACCATCACTAGAGGTTTAGTAATGGGTACGGAAGGTAGTAATACAGGATTTATCCGTTCAGCAAATGCAAACACACTTACAACTGGTAGAGGATTTTATTTAGATGTAAATGGTAATTTTAGATTTGGTCAATCGGTTTCTGGTTCAAATAATTATGTATATTGGGATGGTGATGATTTAAATATATCTGGTATATTAAATGCAACACAAGGAAATATTGGTGGATTTACTATTGCAGACGGTAAGTTTTTGGCATCGGGAAGTTTGTTGCAAATAGATACACAAATTCCACAAATTTCATTTTTCAAAAGAGGAGATTTAGCATCGCCTAAAGTAGTAATTAATGCAAATGCAGAATTATCCGATGCTGGTGCAGCGGCAATTTATGTTTCTGGATCCACTTGGACGGGTACAACAAGTGTAACAGCAAATAGTGGTACTACCATGGGTGTTGATACATATGTTGTTGCTTCTGGTGTTGGTGAAAAAGGAATTACCGTAGATAGTGGTGGTACAACTATAACAACACTAGCCGCAGGAACAATTGATGTTACGGTACCAATACCCGCCACAGCACTTACTATTACGGCGGGAACTATATCAACTACATCGGATTCTCCACCAAGCCCTCCGGCTGATGTTACCGAAACTTACCAATCAAGAGCAGCTTATGGCTATTATGGAAGTGCTAGATGGGTGGTGCAATTATATAATTCAACGGGTACTACATTATTGGCAGAATCAGAAGTAGGTGGTGCAGCTACTTATCGAAATGGCGCCGCGAGTAATACATTTTATATTGGAGCATCTGGTGGAGGAAGCTTCTATTATTGGAATGGACCGATTTCATATACTAATCCCGCTTCTTATAGTGGAGATATTATTGCAGGAAATAAATCTGTAACAATAACCATTCCAGCGGCCGGAACATATAGAGTTGCATTAACACTTAAAGTATTCGCAGGTTCTGGGCATGTGGTCGATAGCCTTGGTGGAACAACTACATATTACGCTAATTCGGTAAACGCATCTCATTCAAATACTGGAACTATTAATTATTATGATTTTAAATTCAAAGCAAACGTAAACAAAGCAGAAATAAATGGCGGTGGTGTTCAAATTGTATCCAATGAAACTGCTTTTGTTAAACTGATAAGAATTGATCCGGGTTCATATTCATTTGGTTCAATGTTGATGCAAACTAAAGGTGGGTATATTGATGTAAACGCTGGTGGTGCAACGTTGGCGGATTCGTGGGGTGCATATGGAATTCAAACATTTGGTGGTCAATATATGACTGGTAGATTGGGAATTGGGTATGGAACCGGTACAATAACGGCATGGCAAGAAGTATTTAAAATTGATGGACCAAATACTGGTGTTTTAGCAAATCAATGGTACGCAACAGTTTCTGCCAACATAAACCCATATACAGATGACCAATGGGATTTGGGAGCTACTTCAAAAAGATGGCGAGATATTTTCACAAATGGAGCAGTAACAACCACATCTGATAGAACTAAAAAGACAAATATAACATCATCGATATTAGGACTTGATTTTATAAATAGATTAAATCCAGTATCATATACTATGATAACGGGTAGTAAAATATGGGAAGAACTACCACCAACTATTAGTATATTGGATGAGGAAGCTAAATACGATGGTGATATTTTAATAAAAGAAGCAACGTATAAAGAAATCCCAAATCCAGAAAAACCTCAAGTTATAGAAATTATTCCTGGTAAGAGAACTCACTATGGTTTAATTGCTCAAGATGTTAAGGCTACTTTAGATGAGATTGGATTAAGTACAACTGATTTTGCTGGATATATAGCGGAAGACCCAATTGAACATACTAATTTAGGATTAAGATATGAAGAATTTATATCACCAATTGTAAAAGCTATACAAGAGTTATCGGAAAAAGTAAATAGATTGGAAGCACAACTTAGTGGTTCTTTATAAAAATATAATAATAAATGCCAACTGTAAACATATATAGAGTAACGTTAGCTAGTAGTACTAGTGGGAATGTATCTTGGTTAGAGTGCGAAGGCTTTGCCGGTCCATCTATTTTTTTAAGTGAAACTTTAAATTCTGTAGTAATAGAAGCACAACCTGGTAGTATATCAGCACCATCTGGTGCAACCATAGAACTTTTACAAGGTGGCAGTAGTAATTGTATGGGTACTAGTGAAGTTACACCACCTACAACAACTACAACTACAACTACTACTGCGGCACCAACTACTACAATAGTTCCACCATCTTCATTTAGTTTGGGGTATGATGCATCTTCTGCTAACAGTGCGTGTATTGATTTTTTAGCTTCCCCAACGGTGTATTGGTCATATGGTGGAGTTACATTAACAGAGAGTACAAAACTTTTTACAAATGGTAGCCTAACTACAATTGCATCAAATGGATATTATTCGGATGGAACATATTATTATATTATAAGTAATGATGGTGTATTAAACGATAAAGGTACTTGTATTTCTGTTACAACAACCACAACCACAACTACTACAACAACTACAACAACTACAACTACTACAACTACTACAACTACAACAACCACAACTACTGCGGCACCAACAACTACAACTACAACTGAAGCGCCTACTACAACAACTACTACCGCTGCTCCTACTACAACAACTACAACGGAAGCACCAACTACAACAACTACAACGGAAGCGCCTACAACAACTACAACAACGGAAGCGCCTACAACAACTACAACAACTACAACAACTACAACAACGGAAGCGCCTACAACAACTACAACAACTACAACAACGGCCGCGCCAACTTGTAAAGAATATCAAATAACATCAACTGACCCAACATATGGTGCAGATATAAATGGTACATTGTGCGATAATACGCCATATAGTGATACTGGGTTCTTTGGAACTGTAAACATATGTTTCTTGGGAGCACCATCCGTTGCCGGTGGTACATATACGTTGGTGGGTGATTGTGCACCTGGTACAACCACAACTACAACAACCACAACTACGGAAGCACCTACTACAACTACAACTACTGCAGGTCCGGGTTCTTTGGATTGGGATTGTATCATTGGTACTTGTACAAACGTTGGAACTGGACTTGGTACTTACATATCTTATGCGGAATGTATAGCGTATGGATGTGAAGGAACTCCAACTACAACTACAACCACCGAAGCACCTACTACAACTACAACAACATCAACAACGGCTGCTCCAGGAGGTGATACATTCTATGTACTTAATGTTGATGGTACTGGAACTGTGACAGAAGTTACTTCTGGAGGAATAGAATTTGCTGTTATTACAACAGGTTTCTACCCAATATCTGCGGGACAAAGTGTTAGTGGTACTCAAGGTTCATTATCATCTGCTAATGTAGATGTAGGTATATTTAATCCATCGGCAAATGGATGTATAGTATTGGAGATAAACAATACACCAATTGATAGTGTACCTGTATCGGGTGGTGGTACTTATACATTCTATAATGTTACATTTAGTAGTACTGATATTGTTCAATTTTCATATTATAGCGGCGAATGCCCGTAAGCATATATTTTAATATTTATTGATAAAGGTTATGAAAAAATTACGATATATTTGTTGCCAACCGGCAATCACTTATTATACTTGGCAAGTTGAAGTTTTAATTAACAACTTCAAAAAAATGGGAGTAAATCCAAACTACATTGATATAGTTTGTGGTATAGAGAATGGTGTAATTCCAGATGAATGGCGAAAATTAATGCTACATTATAATAGTGTTCGTTTTTTCTTTTATAATGATAGTAGAACTGATAAAAATTATCAACCATCCATTTATTTTAATTTGATGAAGCAACATATTGTAGCAAGACCTGAAATACAAGATGATGTTTTATTCCTACATGATTCGGATATAGTTTTGACAAGGCCACCAAAATTTGACGAGATGATTGCTGGTAATAGTTGGTATTTAAGTAATACTAAATTTTATATAAATCATGATTACATAAAATCAAAAGGAGATTATGTTTATGATAATATGTGTAGAATTATAGGCATAGACCCATTAATTCCAAAACTACTAAATAATAATTCAGGTGGGGCACAATATATAGTTAAAAACACTACATACGAATTTTGGGATAAAGTTGAAAAAGATAGTATAAATCTTTATAAATGGTTTTGTGATAATGAACATAGACATGTTAAAAAAAATGAGTATGATTATCCAATTCAAAAATGGACCGCCGGTATGTGGAGTTTATTATGGAATGCTTGGTTAGTGGGACATGAAACGATAGTGGATGAAAGATTAGATTTTGGATGGGTAACTGGTGATATTTCCGAAGTAGATAAATATCCAATATTACATAATGCGGGAGTTGTTGCTGATAACAACCACTTTCATTCGTATGCTAAAGGTTTATTTTATAAAGGAGCTTTTACTGATAAACTTCCATACAACGAATCATTAAATATAAGTGAAAAATATGCTTCTTTTTATTATTGGAAAGAAATATGTGAAACTGCAAATAAATCTATTTTAATTGAACAAACCGATGAGAGTAAAATTAAAAATGATTTTAACAAATATAAAATTACAAACTTACAAATAGACCCGTATGGTGTATGTAATGCGAAATGTTGGTATTGTCCTGTAAAGTATAAAGGCAATCCAACCGAAGGTAAAGCGGTAATGAGTCCGGAACTATTTGAAAAAATTATAAAAAATCTTATAGATGAAAGAGAAAGACCGGATGGATTGGTTAGTAAAGCATTCAATGGATTCTATACAGCACATTATAACGAAGTTCTTTTATATCCACATTTTGAAGAAATATTAAAAATATGTAGAAAGTATAAATTGGTAACAATGGTACTTTCAAATGGTATTCCATTAACACCTGAGAAAGTTGATATATTAAAAGAATATCAGGATTGTTTAAGTGGTATATGTTTAAATACTCCGGCATTTGATGCAGAAACTTGGAGTAAACGAAGTGGTATTAACATAAAACAATTTGATAAGTTAATATCAAACATTAAATACGCAGTAGAGCAATTGCCTGAAATGGTTCAAAGAAAGGCGTTCTCTATTCAGATAAATGGTGTACATGAATTATCGTTTGGTAATAAGGGTGGGTGGTTAGAGAAAGGAGAGCAATTTCCATCGGATATTGACTTGAATGTACAAAGTGGAGAATTGGTTCAGCAAGAGAAAAAAGCAAGAGAATTATTTCCTGGTGTAAATATATTCACAGTACCTTACCTTATTGATAGAGCAGGATTATTGGATGAAGTTATAACAAACGGTCCGGCGATACAACGAAACTTAATGAAAAACAATGAAGGTAAAAAGGTTATAGGTTGTGGCAATGGTAGAGAAGTTGGTGGTAGACCAATCGGATGGGTGCATGTAAACGCAAATGGTGATGCTTTCCTATGTTGTAATGATTATGATTTTGATTTTAAATTTGGAAACCTACAAACACAAGAATTAAGAGATTTTTGGGGTAATGAAGAACATATCCAAAAGATAAAACAATCATACGAAACTATATGTAGAAGCTGTGCATCTGCTGTTTTTGAATAATTTAAAAGATATATATTTATATACAAACAATAAATTATGTCACAAATTAAAGAAAAATTATCACAAGACACACTAGATTACATAAACAATACTCAGTCAGAGCTTAGTATGTTGATATTTCAAGTGGGAGAAATAAGTTTTAAAATAAGAGAGTTTAAAACTGAAATCGAAAAATTCGAAGCTATTAAAAAAGAAACCGAAGAAAAATTTGATTTACTTGCACTCAAACTAGAAAACAGCATATCAGATTTACAAAAAAAGTATCCTAATGGTGAAATAAACCTAGCGGATGGTACTATTTCTTATGAATCCTAAAATAAATTTGGTAGATTAAGAAAAATTTTGTATATTTGATATTATTTTTAGAATGAAAACAGAAAGAAAAAAGTTACTTTACGTCTGTCCCCACTTATCAACAGGAGGACAGCCCCAATACACCTATAAACAAATCGAACATTTTGTTAATGATTTCGATATTGAAGTGGTTGAAATAAACAACAGCGGCGGTGATGCGTTTGTTGTTCAAAAAAATAGAATAAAAAAATTAGCAGTAGTTCACACATTGGGTGAGGATAAGACTAAGATATTGGATGTAATTGAAAAATTTAATCCAGATGTTATACATTTCCAAGAAATACCACAATTTGATTTACCAACCTACGTTTTAGATAGTATCTTTACAAAGGATAGGTCTTATTTTATTTTGGCAACAACACATGGTTCGTTTACAACACCATCTGAAATTATATATCAACCAGACCGTTATGTTTTGGTTTCTGAATGGAGTAAACAAAAGTTTGATGAAGCGAATTTAGGAGTTGAAACTACTCTATGGGAATATCCTATTAGTGAATATGTTTTTGATAAACAAATTGCAAAACAACAATTGGGATTAGATTCTGAATGGAAACATGTTTTAATGGTTGGATTATTTTCACCTGGTAAAAATCAGGGTGAAATATTTTCAATAGCTAGGCAATTAGAAAAGTATAAAATTAAGTTTCACTTTGTTGGAAACCAAGCTATGAATTATGAACATTATTGGTTACCTTTAATGAAGCATAAGCCTGATAATTGTGTCATATGGGGAGAGCGAGATGATGTGGATACATTCTATGCAGCATGTGACCTTTTTTATTTTTCATCTATATTGGAATTAAATCCACTTTCTATAAAAGAAGCACTATCTTATAAATTACCATGTATCTTTAGAAATTTACATACATATTTGGATACATACGATAATAACTCATTGGTAACTTATATCAATGATGATTTAAAACTTACCAAAAGAATTATTTTAGAAAAATTACAACCTGAATTTAATGAAATTCCTGGTTGGTTTGCATATAGAGAACTTTATGATGAGGTTGTAGAAAATGCGGGAAATGATGATGTGTTTGTAGAAGTAGGTGCATGGTTTGGTAAATCAACAAATTATTTAGCAGAAAAAATTAGAGAATCTAAAAAGAACATAAAGTTCACAACGGTAGATACTTGGAAAGGAACTGATGATGAAGATATACACCAGACAATCGTTGGTTCGTTTAATGGTGATATCTTTTATGAATTTATCGATAACACAATATTATCAGATAACTATGATAATATCAATATGATTAAAGATACTTCTAAAAACGCATCTAATCAATTTGCAAATGGAAGTATAGATTATATAATGTTAGATGCTGGTCATAGTTATGATGCATTAAAAGAAGATTTACAATTTTGGTATAATAAAGTTAAACCAGGTGGAATTGTAAGTGGTGATGATTATGGTGTATTTCACGGAGTTACACAAGCGGCAAATGAATTCTTCTATGGGCAATTTAAAGAAGGATTTCGTTCATTTATTCGTAGAAAACCAAAAATACAAGTTAGACACCTATTGACTAGACCAGATGATGTTAGAGAAAGAGTGAGTAGAGCATCTTTAAAACAATTATCAAAATATGGTATTGATTATCTACCAATGGTAAACAAACCATATGACCAAACTCCACCATCGGAACATTGTAAAAGACCAGACCATATATCGGATAAACCTGGTAATTTTGGAAATGGATTGGGACCTTTAACTGGCAGACATTATGGATGTTTTTCTGCTCATAGAAAGGCGTTGGAAACAATGAGTGATGAATATGATTACACTTTGATATTTGAAGCAGATGCATTTATTTATACCGGTTTAGAAGAATTTGTGGATATAGTAAATAAGGCTTGTTTTATATCGGAAAGAGATGATGTTTACTATGTTGGATTGGCAAATAATAGTTCTAGAAATAAAGAAAAGGTTGATGAACTATTCAGTAAAACTGCAGCAAATCAAGATTTAGCACATGCATACTTAATACCAAATCGAACTAAACAATGGTGGATTGATAGATTCAATGATACGCCGTGGGAAGGATTCGATTTATGGCTTACTGATGTATTTTACAAAGAACCAAAGCTTAGATATACAACAAATAAAGTATATTGTAAACAATCCGAAGGATATTCTCTTATAGACCAAACAGTAAAAACTTGGAGTTAATGATTTACGATAATCTTAAAAAAAATAATAAAAGCATTAGGGAAATAAATAACAATGTACTTATACATTTTATTAATGGTCCCTTTGTAGAAATTAAAGGACCAAAGAAGGCAAATTATAAAGTTGATTTTATTAATAATAAAACCGGTCAAATTTGCTATACAACAAGCATAGATAATAATTGTTGGTGTAGATGTAGTATTCAATATTTTATTGAATGGAAAATTGTTATTTACGAAAATGGCGTAGAATGGTATAGTATGGTATTTAACGCCGAAGGTAAGAGAGTTTATATTGCAATGGATTCAAAAGCATTAGGAGATAGTTTAGCCTGGATACCTTATGTACAAGAATTTAAAAAGCAGCATAAATGTGAAGTAATAGTATCTACCTTTATGAACGATATGTTTTTAGGAGAATATCCTGATATTGAGTTTGTACAACCTGGTACACCTGTTCCTAATTTATATGCGATGTATTCGGTTGGACTATTTTATAATGAAAATGGTTCGGTAAATGGATTCAAAAACCCAGTAGACCCAAAATCAGTAACAATGCAAAAAATGTGTTCTGATATACTTGGGTTAGAATTTAAAGAAATAAAACCAAAAGTAAAACAAAGACCTGTAAAGTTAGATAATGATATTAAACAGGTTTGTATTGCAACTTATGGTACTGCACAATCTAAATTTTGGAATAATCCAACCGGTTGGCAAGAAGTAGTTGATTGGTTGATTGGTAGAGGTTATTTAGTAAAATTACTTTCAAAAGAAGGTGATAACTATATGGGTAATAAATTACCAATAGGAGTAATTCATCATCCAAACGGTCCAATTGAATTGGTAATGGATGAGATGAAAAAATCAAAAGCATTTATTGGTATTGGTAGTGGCTTGAGCTGGTTGAGTTGGGCATTAGATGTACCAACGGTATTAATAAGTGGATTCTCTTATAGATGGGCGGAGATGGAAGATTGTATTAGAATTGGTGCACCTGAAGGAAAATGTGAAGGGTGTTTTAATAGAATTAAATTAGATGCTGGTGATTGGAATTGGTGTCCTGACCATAAAGGAACTGAAAGACAGTTTGAATGTACTAAAAGTATTACATCCGAAATGGTGATAAGAGAGTTGGAAAAATTCCTATAATGAAAATTTGGGTAAACGGAACTTTTGATATTTTACATATAGGGCATATTAGATTATTATCACATGCTTCATCACTTGGTATCTTACGAGTTGGATTGGATACGGATGAAAGAGTTCGTTCAAAAAAAGGAGAAGGAAGGCCGTTCAACAATTTAAATGACCGTATAGAATTTATATCTGCAATTAATGGAGTTGAATCGGTTGTATCTTTTAATTCCGATGAAGAACTTATACAACAAATAAAAGATTGGGAGCCTGATATTATGGTCATCGGTAATGATTACAAACACCATCAGATAATCGGTGTTGAATATATACCCAAAATAGAATTCTTTGAAAAAATAGAAGGATTAAGTACAACGAAAATATTAGGTGATGGGAAAATATAAAGTTTTAGTTATCGGCGAAGTATGTACTGATATTTTTAGATATGGTACAACGAGCAGAAAATCTCCAGAAGGAAATGGACCAGTTTTCTTACCAATAGATGAATTAAAAGTTTCGGGTAGAGGAATGGCGGGTAATACAGCATCTAATTTACAATCTATGGGATTGGTTGTTGACACATATTTTGATAAAGGTATGATTACCAAAACGAGATATGTAAATAGCGATACAAACGAATTATATTTGAGAGTAGATGAAAATGATACTACAAATAGAATTGATATCTACGATTTGCCGGATTTGAAAAAATATGATGCGGTTATTATATCCGATTATTGTAAAGGATTCCTAACCGAAGAAGATATTGATAAAATATCGTCTATGGCTAAATTTACAATATTAGATACTAAAAAGATTTTAGGTGATTGGTGCAAGAATGTATCTTTTATAAAAGTAAATAGAAATGAAGCTTATAACAATAGAGATATCATTTATCAGAACAAATGGTTAGAAGATAAGTTGATTATAACTTTAGATGGTATTGGTGCGTGTTATAAGGATAAAGTTATTTCAACCGAATATGTTGAGAACGCAGATGTTAGTGGAGCCGGTGATACATTTGTGGCTGGATTTATAGCCAGGTATTTGGAATCCAATAATGTAGAAGAATCTATTGACTGGGCTAACTATTGTGCAGGGGAAGTTGTAAAAGAAAAAGGAGTTTCGGTATTTAAAAAATAAAAAAGAATATACTTATATATACAAAACAATAAAAAACAAACTTATGAGTGAATTAGATAACATTCCACAAAAACAAAGTATTGAGATTGAATCTGTAAAAATAGATGATTCTGTTAAAGAAAAGTTAGAACAACTTAATCAAAAACAAAATATCTTTATAAACGATTTCGGTCAAATATATCTTAGAAAAAAAGAAATACAAGCTGAACTTGTTAAACTTGATGAAGTACTTGCAAAATCAGAGGTTGAGTTTCAATTGATAACCGAAGAAATCAAGCAAACAATTGATGAATTGGATGAAAAATATCCACAAATGAGAATTAACCTTAAAGAAGGTGTTATTCAATATCAACCAGGTGCACCTACTAGAAAGCAACTAGCTGAACAACAAGGTGGATTGGCTTAATAATTTTGCAAAACAATAATCTCCAATATTTATATGATATGAAGGGATTAGCAAAATTTTTAGTAGAAACAATATTGGGAGAAGCGGCAGGGATGGACAAAGTAGTTGTTGTCTATTCTGGCCGCTTTCAACCATTTCATAAAGGTCACTACGCAACGTATGACCATTTAGTTAAGAAATTCGGTAAAGATAGTGTATATATCGGAACTTCTAATGTTACCGATTCAAAGAAATCTCCATTTAATTTTAAGGAAAAGAAAGCGATAATGACAACAATGTTTGGTATTCCATCAAACAAAATAGTCAATATTAAAAATCCTTATGCTCCAGAAGAAATACTTAATAAATTTGATTCAGATACTACTGGGTTTATAACGGTGGTAGGTGAAAAAGATGCATCTCGTTTAAGTGGTAAATATTTTAAACCGTATAAGGGTAAAGTAGATACTGGTTATTTAGATAGAGGTTATGTTTATGCGGCACCTGCTCAACCCAATCCAATTAGCGGAACTGATGTTCGTTATTGGTTAAGTGCGGGTAGTGCGACTGATAGAAAGAAAAACTTCACAAAAGCATATCCAAAGTTTGATGACCAAGTATTCAAACTAATAACTCTTAAATTAAAAAAATTAAAAGAATCTATTAACGAAGAAATTAAACTAAACGTAAAAGTTGGTGATACTTTGTTAATGGGTAAATTCAAAAATAAAAAAGTAGTTGTTAAATCAATAGGTGAGGATGAGTGGGGAATGCCAACAATCAATGGTAAGAAAGCAGTAACTTTTAGAATTCCTAAAAAAGAACAATTAAAAGAAGTATCGGTTCAATCCCAATTTGGGGTAGAAAGAATAGAAACAGATGATGGTACAGGACCTTTTGCATCTTCTTGGAAACAATATCATACTCAATCTAAAGTAAGAGCTAATAGAATTGGATACGAAGAAGTTGATGATGATAAGGGTAAAGCAAAGGAAAAAGAATTAGTAAATTATAAAGAATTAGACCCTCGTACTCAAGTAACAAACTTTCCAATAATGCAAGAACCAAAGAACACGGACACAATAGGTAAATTTACAGCTAAAAGAGCATATACCAATTGGTTAGGTGATGTAATGACTTCGGTAAAAGATATGGGGTGGGAAGAAACACTAACTACAAAAGAAAAAGAACAAAGAAAACAAGCTGAATTGGACGGTAAACAAAATATAAAAGTAGTAAAAGAAAATCTTATTTCAGAAGATGAAATAAACCAAATTGTTGATGAAATCATCAATGAGATGGGACTTGGTGGCGGAGCTGGTGTAGGTTTATCATTACCTGGAGGATATATTAATGGTGCACCAAATCCAAAAGATGTTAAGAAATTAAAATCAAAGTTGGATAAAGATGATAGTGAAGAATACCAACCAGTAAAAGAAGACCAGATACCTGGTGGATTAGCAAAAGGAATGACCCTAAAAGATATAGCTAAACATCATAATATCAGTCCACAAACTTTAAAGAACGAATTTATAAAAGGGTATGCTGTTGAAAGAGAACATACTACTGATATTAATATTGCAAAAGAAATTGCATTAGACCATCTTTACGAAGACCCAAATTATTATAGTAAACTTTCTAAAATTGAAACTCCATTTAACGAAGGAGTAAAAGAATTAGAAAGAGAAAGAGATAGACTATTTCTTAAAGCACTTAAAATGATGCCAAATTCACCTGCTCAATTAAAAGTAAGAGCAGAGTTAGATAAAATAATGGCACAGCTTAAAAAAGTTAAAAAAGAATCTTTAAGTGAAGGTTTAATTTTAGAAGGTGGTGCATATGGACATATGGCACATCCATTTGATATTGAAATGGGATTAACATTCGGTGACCTTAAACAAATTGTAGTAAGAGCACTTAATGGTGATTTGGAATTAGCAAGAGAAAAAACCGATGGACAAGCATTAGCAGTTAGTTGGGTAAATGGTAGATTAGTTGCGGCTCGTAACAAATCACATCTAAAGAACAAAGGAGCTGGTGCTATGACAATAGGACAGGTAGCAGATAAGTTTGCTGGTAGAGGTGGATTAACCGATGCTTACAACTTCGCTATGCAGGATTTATCTAAAGCAATTGCAGCCCTATCTGAACCTCAACGTAAAAAGATATTTAAGGATGGTAGTTCGTTTATGAATTTGGAAGTAATATATCCAACGTCTGTAAACGTAATCCCCTACAATCAACCGCTATTAGTGTTTCATGGTACTTTTGATTACGATATGGATGGTACTATCGTAGGTGAGAATCAACAAGCGGCAACTATATTAGGCGGTATGATTAAGCAAGTAAATGCGCACGTACAATCTAAATATACAATTCAAGGCCCACCGATGAATAAGTTACCTAAATCAGAACATCTTTCTAAATTACAAGGAAAGTATATTTCTATGATTAGTAAACTTCAATCTGAATTTACATTAAGTGATTCGGATGGAGTAGCGGATTATCATCAAGCATGGTGGACTAAGTTTGTTGAAAAGAATGCAAAAAAATTAGATACACAAGAAAAAATAGGATTGGTTAAGAGATGGGCTTTTGGTGACAAGAGTTTCCGTATTAACACAATACAAGATACTAAATTAAGAGCTTGGGCTGAACAAACTGATAAACAAGACCAACAAAAGATATCAAAGCAAAATCTAATGAGATTTGAGGAGATATTTTTAGGAGTTGGTGCAGATGTATTATCATTTATGAGTTCGGTACTTACAGCAAATCCTGATAGTGCCAAAAGACAAATGGTAGCTCGTTTGGAATCTACAATTCAACAAGTAAAAGCAAGTGGTGACCCTAAAAAGATTGCAAAATTAAAATTAGAGTTAGAACGTTTAAATGCTTTGGGTGGATTTGATAAGATTGTACCAAACGAAGGTATTGTATTTGTATATGGTGGTAACACTTACAAATTAACAGGTGCATTCGCACCATTAAATCAAATTTTAGGAATATTTTTTGATTCTTAATCGTTTTTTGAATTTTGATATACTTATATATACAAATATATTGTAAGTAATATGGCAAGAGAATTCAATAAAAAATTCATGCATCCAACTCGAAAAAAGTTGGTAGATATGGTTTTAACGGGTGGAGAATATCAAAAGGAAACACAGATTTCATTCGCAGGAGCAGATAAGAAGAAAATAAAAAGAAAAGTTGGTGAAAGATGGACTGATGATAATGGTAAATCTTGGGAACAACATGCTGCCGGTAAAATAGAAGTTTCGGAATTAGGTGATATTATGGCCGAGACTAGAGCTTATTTAGATAAATTAAATAGTTGTAAAGCTGAAGATTGTAAAACAATCAAAATAGGTAGAGTTGATAAAAAATTAATATCCAAAACAGGATATTGTATAACTTGTCTGGCAAAAAAAGAAAGAATAATCAAAACTGATGGGTTGTGGGAAGCATATGAAGATTATAAGATATACTCTAATATGATTGCATACGGTAACGATGTGATTGCACAATTCAAACAGGCTTATAATGATGCTAAACAAACATACGAAGTAATTCAAGAAGATGGAAAGATTGAAACTTGGAGTATGGAAAGAGATGTTGATGAACTCAAAGCAGAAATACTTTTAGATATTGTTAATTTTGAAAAAGAAGTTGAACAGGCTACAAAATTAAGAAATGAGGCTTACGAAAAATTAAAAGATAAAAATTACGATTTAGTAAGACCTATTAACGATTAATATGAGTACTGGAATTACACAAAAAAAATCCCTAAAGGATATAATAGCAGATGAATACAAAAAGTGTGCGGTAGACCCGATTCACTTTATGAAAAAGTATTGTATGATTCAGCATCCGGTGAGAGGTAAGATACCTTTTCACCTTTTCCCATTTCAGGAACAAACTCTAACACAATTTAAAGATAACCGATTTAATATAGTATTGAAATCACGTCAAACCGGTATCTCAACACTTTCAGCTGGATATGCACTTTGGAAGATGATATTCAATACCGATTTCAATGTGTTGGTAATTGCAACAAAACAAGATGTAGCAAAGAACCTAGTAACTAAAGTAAGGGTAATGCACGATTTATTACCAAGTTGGTTAAAGGGTGGTTCTTTGGAAGATAATAAACTTTCCCTTCGTTTAAATAATGGTTCTCAAATTAAAGCGATTGCGAGTTCACCTGATGCAGGACGTTCTGAAGCTCTATCCTTACTTATATTTGATGAGGCTGCATTCATTGATGATATTGATGAGATTTGGGTAGCGGCACAATCAACCTTATCAACGGGTGGTAGTTGTATTGCACTTTCTACTCCTAATGGTGTGGGTAACTGGTTCCACAAAACTTGGTTAGATGCCGAAGAAGGAACAAATCCATTTAATACAATACGATTGCATTGGACAGTACATCCTGAAAGAGACCAGAGTTGGAGAGATGAACAACAAAGATTATTGGGTGCTAAAAAAGCAGCCCAAGAATGTGATTGTGACTTCGTATCTTCGGGTGATACTGTAATTGATCCAGAATTATTAATGTTCTATAAAGAAACATATTGTCAAAATCCAATTGAAAAAACTGGATTTGATGGGAATCTTTGGAGATGGGAATATCCAACTACAAACGGCTCTTATATGGTAGTAGCGGACGTTGCCAGAGGTGATGGTGCTGACTTTTCTGGATGTCACGTAATAGATGTACTAAACGCAACACAGGTTGCAGAATACAAAGGTAAAATTGAAACAAAAGATTTTGGAAACTTTTTAGTAAACTTATCAACTGAATATAATGATGCTTTATTAGTAATAGAAAACTCAAATATTGGTTGGGCGTGTATTCAACAATGTATAGATAGAGATTATAAAAACTTATTCTATATGAGTAAGGATTTAAAATATGTGGATGTTGAACATCAAATGAAAAATAAATATAGAGCAGATGAGAGGCAAATGGTAGCTGGGTTTTCAACAACATCTAAAACTAGACCTTTAATTATTTCTAAATTAGATGAATATTTTAGAGAAAAATCGGTAACAATCCGTTCTAATCGTTTAATTGATGAATTATTTACTTTTATATTCATTAATGGTAGAGCAGAAGCTATGAAGGGTTATAACGATGACCTTACGATGGCATTATCAATTGGATTGTGGGTAAGGGATACTGCACTTCGTTTAAGACAAGAAGGTATTGACCTTACAAAGAGAACTTTGGGTGGTATTTCATCAAATATGCAGCATGCTGGTGTTTATGGACCATCCGATAGAGATGATAATCCTTGGAAGATGAAAATTGGTGATGATTTTGAGGATTTATCACAATGGTTATAAATTGTAGGGTTTTGACAATTTCAGATATTTATGATATATGTCAAAATAGAAAAAGGAGACCAAAATGATTAAATTAACAAATATCCTAAAAGAAGATGAATATGTAGATAAAGCATATTCAAAAGGAGACCAACCGGCTGATAATCCAATTGATGATTATGATGAATTGGATGTAGAGCAAGAAGATATGGATGATTTTATCAATTATCTTAAAGCATATTCACAATCATTAGATGAAGCTAATTGTAGTTGTGTTTTTGAAGCCGAATATCAAGGTAGAGAAGTGAAATTGGGTAAACCAATGGCAGGTGATGTGAAAAAGTTTAAGGTATATGTTAAAAATCCTAAAACTGGTAAAGTTATTAAAGTAAACTTTGGACAGAAAGGGGTAAAAATTAAGAAAAATAATCCTGGTAGAAGGGCTAATTTTAGAGCAAGACACAATTGTGATAATCCCGGTCCAAGAACAAAAGCAAGATATTGGTCTTGTAGAAAATGGTAAAATAAATTATGGCAGAACAATTTCAAGACGATAGGAGTTTCTTTGGGAGACTAAAAAAACTATTTTCAACCAATGCAATCGTAACCGTTGATAAAGATGGTAAACGTAGAGTGGTTGATATTGAAGACCGTCAATCAAATACAAACTTTGTAAATTTAAGAGATAGATATACGAAGTTACAAAGGTCTTATTTTGAAACTCATCAGGGTGCTCAATCAATGGCATATCATCAAGTTCGTAGAGAACTTTTTAGAGATTATGATGCTATGGATATGGACCCAATCATTGGTTCTGCTTTAGATATATATGCGGATGAAAGTACAACTAAAAATGAATATGGTGATGTACTTCAAATTAAATCCACAAATGAGAATGTAAGAGAAATGCTTCACAATTTATTCTATGATATAATGAATGTGGAGTTTAACTTATGGCCTTGGATTAGAAATTTAGTAAAATATGGTGATGCTTTTTTGGCATTAGAAATCCTACCTGGTAAAGGTATTATCAACGTAGCACCTCACTCAACATATAATGTAGAAAGATTAGAAGGTACTGACCCAAACAATCCTGATTATGTAAAATATAAGATTGAATTGGATAGATTTGGCAAGAAGGAATATGAGCAATATGAGATGGCTCACTTTAGAATGTTATCAGATACTAACTTCCTTCCTTATGGTAAATCAATGATTGAGGGTGCAAGAAGAATTTGGAAACAATTATCACTTATGGAAGATGCGATGTTAATTCATCGTATTATGAGAGCACCTGAAAAAAGAGTGTTCAAAATTGATATAGGTAATATCCCACCACAGGAAGTAGATAACTATATGCAAAAAATTATCAATAAAATGAAGAAAACTCCATTTGTTGATAAGAACACCGGAGATTACAACTTAAAATATAATATCCAAAACCTTACCGAAGATTTCTTTCTACCTGTACGTGGTAGCGATAGTGGTACTAATATTGATAATTTAGCTGGATTAGATTATGCAGCAATTGAAGATATTGATTATTTAAAACATAAATTATTTGCAGCTTTGAGAGTACCAAAAGCGTACTTATCTTATGATGAGAATGTGAATGGTAAAGCTACATTGGCTGCAGAAGATGTTCGTTTTGCAAGAACTATTGAAAGAATTCAAAGAACGGTTGTTAGTGAATTAGCAAAAATTGCAGTAGTTCACTTGGCATCAAATGGTATAGAAGATTCTGAAATGACAAACTTTGAATTAAGTTTGACAAACGCTTCTACAATCTATGAGCAAGAGAAAGTAAACTTATGGAGTGAGAAGGTTAGATTAGCATCTGATGCAAAAGCACTTAATATGTTATCATCTGATTGGGCATACCATAATATCTTCGGATTATCTCAGGATGAAATTGATATTGAAAGAGCTAAAGTAATTTTAGACCTTAAAGATAGATTCAGACATAGTTCAATTGAACAACAAGGACAGGACCCAGCAAATCCACCAGAACAACAAAATGTAGAAGAAGAAATTCAAAAGTTAAAAACTGAAATTGAATTGAATAGAAATGTGGGTAGACCTAGAGAAGGAAACACTTATGGTAAAGATAAACACCCATACGGCAGAGACCCATTGGGAGATAAGGAGAATCATAAGGAGAGAAAACGAGATGATAGATATTTAAATACAAACGCTAAGAAGTTAGCAAGAGAATATATAAACGGAATTTCATCAAAAAAGACGGTTTTAAATGAAAAATCGGGTATGCTTGATGAAAAAAACCTATTAGACGATACAAAAATTTAATAAACATTAATTTGTTTATATTTATATGTGTTAGTTTATAGGGTAGAACAAATATAGGGTAAGTAAATGAAAAAAATTAAACATTCCAAGTTTAAGAATACTGGAGTGTTATTTGAGCTTTTAGTAAGACAAATAACATTGGAAGTTCTTAATGGCGATAAGACCGAAAACGCTAAAAAAATCGTAAAAGAGTTCTTTGCTCCAAATACGGAGTTAAATAAAGAACTACGTCTTTATGATATACTATTAAAGGAAAAATATAGTTCTGAAACAAAAGCAGATAGATTGGTAGAAACGGTATGTGATGCACATGCTAAATTGAACCAAAATACACTTTCTAAAGAAAAATTTAACCTTATTAAAGAAATTTCGGCAAAATTTGAAATTGAACAATTCCTATCATCCCCTATTTCTAACTATAAAGTACTAGCATCTATCTATAAAGTATTTGAATCTAAAAGAGCAGAAGGATATGATATTAAAGATATCTTTAATTCTAAAATTACCCTAATTGAAAACATTACCTCAAAACCTGCTTTAAAAACTCAACCAACCGAAGATAAGAAGTTGATTGAAACCTATAAACAACAAGACAAAGACCTACGATTACTTACCTATAAGATTCTAGTAGAAACTTTCAACAAAAAATATACAAATTTAGATAATTCTCAAAAGAATTTGTTGAAAGAATATATAAACAACATCTCAAATACTACCAAATTCGTAGATTATGTTGGAAAAGAATTACCAAATATAATTGCAGAATTGAATAGTATTAAATCAAAACTAAAAGATAAAGTTACACAAATTAAATTGTCAGAAACTATTTCCGTTTTAGAAAAAATGAAAATTGGAAAAAGTGTATCTGATGGACAAGTTTCATCTATTATGCTTTCTTATGAGCTAATTAAGGAACTTAAATCTAAAGTAAAATAATGGAAGCAAGATTAAAAGAAGCTATTCGTAAATACGTTAGAGAAAGAAACATTCAAAGAACATTGGATGAAATGAGTGTAACTGGAAACGTTGCAGGATATAATACTCCTGCTGCATTTGCTAAACCTGGACAAACTGCAAAGAAAAATAATAGATTAGCAAAAGTAACTGGTGGAACCGTAGTTGATAATTTAGAAGAAGGTGAAAAGGATTGGGCGTTGGGTGATGTGCCAGCTAGTAAAGATGAAGCATTGCCAATGAAACCAACTGCAGCAAAAGAAGTTGATAAAGCAAAAGTTGCTGATATTAGTGGAATGATTGTTGCAGAAAATAGATGGTTAGAATTAAAAAGAGAAGAATCTTCACCAAGAGCAAAAGTTGGTAGAGGAGTTTCTAATATACACAAACAACTTTCTGAAATAGAGAAGTTTGTTAATTGGTATTCTAAAATTAAGACTGAAAATGGACTTAAAAAAGAAGATTACTGGAAAAGAACAAATGCATCTTTATATAAAATCAGAGAAAGGTTAATGGGAATAACTGAAAAATTAAGAACTTTATAAGATGCCAGCACAATCAAAAGCACAGCAAAGATTTATGGGTATGGTCCATGCAGTACAAAAAGGAGACATGGAAGCACCATCTAAAGAAGTTGAAAAAGCAGCAGATTCAATGAAAAAGAAAGATGCTAAAGATTATGCATCTACAAAACACAAAGGATTACCTATGTACAAAGAAACAATATCAAGAGAAAGATTAAAAGAACTTGTAAAAGAAGTAATGGTAGAAGAAGCAGATTATCAAGCATTCTTCAAAAAAGCTTTAGAAAAAGCTGGGAAGGGTATCAATGATATGACAGACGATGAAAAGAAAGCATTCTTTAATAAAGTTGATTCTGCTTGGAATGGTAGAGGTGAAAAAACTGAAGCATTAAAAGGTGACCAACATAAATTAGATGTTGATGGTGATGGTGATATTGAAGGAGATGATTTAGCAGATTTAAGAGCTGGTAAAACTAACGAAGATATTTCAACCGAATTACCAAAAGCAACAATCCCATCGGCAATCAATCAAAGATTAGAACTTGCTATTAGTAAAATTAGTGCAGCAAAACTTTCTTCAACTCAAAAACTTCAATTAATCGCAAAGATGGTTGATGGTTTAGGATTAGATAAGACTCAATTAGGAAATATTACTAGTAAGATTAGAAGTAAAATGGAATCAGTAAATGAAGATTTTTCAAAAGGGGAATTGGTTTGGTTTAATCGTGGACAAAACGAAAGAGGAATGACCATATCTACTCCAGTAGTTGGTAGACTATCTAAAATAGTTGGTAGTAAAAATGTAGAAATACAAGTTATATCCCCTTCAAATTCAAAAGGAGATATATTCACTACCGATAAAAACAGCTTAAAGATGTTTCCACAAAAAGGCAAAAAAGTTCGTATGGACGTGGTAATGAATGGTGGGCAAGGGTCTGGTTCTCAAAGCTTTGATGAAATTGAAGGAGTGGTTGTATCTGCTGACCCTAATACTAAACAAATTGTAATTAAAAATAAAGAAGGAAAGAATGTAAAATTACATTTGTATAACATTCTTAAAATTAAATAAGAATATAAAGTAATATGAAAGGACTCTTAATAGAAACGCACTTATTTGAAGGTAAGATAAAAGAAGATGAAGGTGGAAGAACCCTAGTTAAAGGTGTCTTACAAAGAGCTGGTGCTGAAAACCAGAATGGTAGAGTATATCCAAAGCCTATATTAGAAAGAGAAGCTAAGAAATACTTAACATTCATTAAAGAACGTAGAGCATTGGGTGAATTAGACCATCCGGATTCTACCGTTATTAACTTAAAGAACGTATCACATAACATCAGAGAAATTTGGTGGGAAGGTGATGACCTTTGTGGGACTGTTGAAATATTAGGAACTCCATCTGGTAACATTCTTAAAGAGTTATTAAAAGCTGGAATTCTATTAGGTATTTCATCAAGAGGTATGGGTTCAACTAGACCTATGAGTGGAAACAAAGTAGAAGTACAAGAAGATTTTGAATTGATTGGTTGGGATTTTGTTTCTAACCCGTCTACACATGGTGCATTTATGGTCCCAATGAACGAATCCGTAAATCCACTAAAAAATATTGGTACTGATGTTTGTGGAGAATACTGCAAGGCACAAGACCTAATGAGAGAAATAATAACTGAAATAGCATAAGATGAGCAAGAATTTCGACATATATGATTATGTACACAACAACAAATTTAAGTTGAATGTGGAACAACCTAAAGGGGTAAATAAAATAGCTAAAGGATACAATGATATCCGTAAAACTGCAATTAACGAAGTAAAGATTAAGGATGGTAAATTTTCTATTAAGGAGAATTTAGAACAACCTGATAGAAAATTATCTTTAGAAGTTAAAAAACACTTTTTAGAAATTATATCTACATACAATACTTTCCAAGACCAAATGAAACGTAATTCAGATATGACTGAAGTTTCAGAAACATTAGGAGCAATTGTTGAAGCTGCAAAAGAATTATCTTTAAGAGAAGCTAACGATTGGTTTGACGCTCAAACTGTAAAAAGAAATATGAGTGAGTTGGATAAGTTGGGTAAGCAATTTGATAAGTTCTCTGTTGAAGCAAAAGCAATGGATGAAAGATTACATGCTTTATATGAAGATATGGGTCACATCTTAAATCGTTACTATGAAATCTCTGATATCCCAACTGATGTAATGAGAGAAAGACTTGCAATGAAAAAGAAATAATTATGATTAAGTTAGGTGGATTAGTAAATCAAAAAGCATTTGGTAAATTTGAAATGGGTAAAGTAATTTCTAATCCATTTGCAACTGCATTCATTAAAGAAGCTGAAGGTGAAGACCACGAAGTTTCTATGGGACAAAATCAATTAGATACCATTATTAAGATGGCAACTGAATTGAAAGCTAAAATGGGTGAGAATGAAAAAGAAATACCAGCTTGGATTCAAGACCATATTTCTAAAGCAGAAAACTATATTTCTCAAGCAGCTGGAAACTATCACGAATACGGAACAAACGAATCGGTAAACGAAGCATTTAATATAAGAGTTTTACCAACTTGGTTATTTGATGATGTAAAAGATTTTGAATACTGGTACAAAAATGGTATGGCACTAGGAAGTGGTAGAGGTAAAATTGCTTCATTGAATAGTTCTGATGAAAAAAAATTATTTGATTTAATTAAAAAGTGGAAAAATAATGACTCAACTGCACAAGATAATATCAAACAACTTTTTAAACAAAAAGGTAAAGTTGTTAAAAGTGAGTCAATAAAAGAAGATTCACCTTGTTGGAAAGGATATAAGCAAGTTGGTATGAAAAATAAGGGTGGTAGACAAGTTCCAAATTGTGTACCGGAAGGAGTAGTAAATGAAGCTGGTTTATATGGTGGTGTACCTAAAATGTATGTAAAATACTTAGCGGTACAAAAGAAAGTTAGAGAATTGGAAGATGCACAAAGAGCTATGGGTGCTAAATACTTTGCTGAAAAGAACCCAAAGAAAAAGGAAGCTATGATGCCACTTTTGAAAAAGGGAACTAATCAATTGGAAATGTATAGAAGAAATTTGGCAGATATAGAAAGAAAATATATTGATAATTTATATAAGGACGTAGAACAAAGTCCTGATTTCGAATAAAAAAGTATAAAGAAAGTTTGGTAATTCCAAACTTTTTTTGTATATTTGTGTTATGATTAAACCTTTCTCTATTTTAGATACTCGTTCTAAACAATGGCAAGAACGTAAAAGATGGTGGATTAACACCTACAATATCCAATCAGAATTGGGTAGAGAAAATACCCAAAGTAGAGCCCGTTTTTGGGAAGATAATACCGTTTCCATATTTGATGCTACACTTTGTGAAAAGATGTATGAATGGTTTTGTCCAGAGGAAGGTAGAGTATTGGACCCATTTGCAGGTGGTAGTGTTAGAGGTATAGTTGCAACTGAAATGGGATACATCTATAATGGTATAGACCTTTCGGATGAACAAATAGAAGCAAATAAAAAACAATCATCAAAACCAAATTGGATACAAGGAGATAGTGAGTGGGTAATAGATTCTATTCAGAATAAGACTCAGGACTTTGTATTTACTTGTCCACCTTATTATGATTTAGAAAAATATACAGACAACCCAGCTGACCTTTCAAATATGGATGAAGATTCATTTGATAAAAAATATTATTCTATTTTAAGAAAAGCAGCGGAAAAACTAAAAGATAATCGTTTCTTTGCAGTAGTTGTATCGGAAGTAAGAGAACAATCAACCACAGGAAATTATAAGATTGGAAAGTATAAAGGTTTGGTCTGGAAAACAATTAGAGCATGTGAAGAAGCTGGATTACATTTCTACAACGATATGATTCTATTTAATTCACAACACCAAGCATCAAGAGTTGTTGATACATACTTTGAAAGAAATCGCAAAGTGGCATCGGTTCATCAAAACATATTGGTATTCGTAAAAGGCAATCCTGATATTGCAACCGAATCTATTGTAAACGGTGATACGTTTAAATGTGTGGTTGATGGTAAATCTTATAGAAGTTTTAGAGAAGCTGCAATTGATATTAGTCCAAATGAATTGGTGGCAAGTGAAGTTGAGAGAAGATGCCGTTCTACTAAATCAAAATACAAAGATTGGCAAATCATTGGTGAAGAAACTAATCCAACAATTAAATACGAAATAGATGGAGTTCCTTTTGAGAACCCAAAACAGGTGGCGGATAAATTAGGAATATCAGAATCGGAAGCTAGAAACTACTTTGAATCAAATAATCCAGTATATCGTCATTGGAAAAAAGTTGAACGTAATGATATCAGTTACGATGAAATGAACGAATTACAATTACGTTCAAAAATAAAAATACACCTTCCAATAATTGAGTGTGAAGGAATTCAATTCTGCTCTCTTAAAGAGGCTGGAGAACATTTTGGGTGTTCGGATGAAAGAATCCGTCAAAAACTAAAAGATGATAAACACCCATCTTATATTTATCTTTTCTAAAAAATTCTTTAGAAAATTACGTTTTTATTAATTTTTATATATTTATTGATACAATAACGTATTTTATATACGTTTTTTTATTGGTAAAATGAATACTCTCGTTCTATGAGTAGTGACCAAAACGCCAATTAATAATTCTATTTAAGCTCACATTACAATAGCTTAAGAAATCCTAACAAATAAGGAAAAAATGGCAAGTTCAAAATTGTTGAAAGAAGCCATCGCTGATGCTAAAGCTGTTCGTGAAACTGCTATTGCTAACGCTAAAATCGCTCTTGAAGAAGCATTTACTCCAAGACTACAATCTATCCTTTCTAAAAAACTTCAGGCAGAAATGGCTGATGATGAAGAAGTTGAAGATAAAGTTGAAGAAAACAATGATGTATCAAGCGAAATTGGTGGTGGTGATAACAAACAACCAGCTGATAAAGCAAACAACGATGACACTGACCTAAGTGGTATTGCTAACCAATCTGCGGAAGTAGGTGGTGAAGTAGAAGACTACGATAAAGTTAAAGACCTTAATGAAGTTGAAGATGAAGCTTCTGCAGAAGATAAAGCAGAAGATGCAGCTGAATACCAATCAGAAGGTGAAGATGCTCCTGAATTTGGTGATGACGAAGAATCTGATGACGAAGACGAATTAGATTTAGAATCAATCATTAGAGAATTAGAAGCACAAATTGCGGGTGAAGAAGGTGATGAATATCACGAAGAAGAACCAGCAGTAGAAGGTGAAGAAGCACCGGTTGAAGAACCAGTAGCTGCTGAACCTGCAGTTGAAGCTGAAGAAGTTCCAACTGAAGAACCAGCTCACGATGAAGAAGAAATCGATTTAGATGAAATCTTACGTGAAATGGGATATGGTGATGATGAAGAAAAAGTTGAAGAAGCTGAAGAACCAAAGCATGATGAAGAAAAAGAAAAACTTCAAGCAGAATTGGCAGAAGCAATTTCTACAATCAAATCTTTAAAAGGCACTATTAACGAAGTAAATTTGTTAAACGCAAAATTACTTTACGCAAACAAATTGTTCCGTTCTTACAACTTAACTAACGAACAAAAAGTAAAAGTAGTTGAGAATTTAGACAGAACATCTTCTGTAAGAGAAGTTAAATTGGTTTACGCAACTTTAGCAGAAAGCATGAAGTTTACTGGTACTGAAAGAAAAGTAGCAGCTAAGAAGACAATGACCGAAGGTTTTGCTTCTAAGCCACAAGCTACAACAGCTCCAGCAAAAGAAATCATCGCTGAAAGCTCAAACGAATTAGCTAACCGCTTTAAGCAATTAGCTGGTATCGTAAAATAAACAATCCATAAAAAAATAAAATAAAATGGCAAATTTTGATTTAGGAAAACTTATGGAAGGCAAAAACCCACAAGCAGTAATGTTAGCTGAAACTCGTCAGTTAAAAAGCAAATGGGAAAAAACTGGTCTTCTTGAAGGTTTAAAAGAAAGAGAACAACACAGCATGGCTGTATTGTTAGAAAACCAAGCAAAGCAATTGCTTGATGAGGCAACTCAAACTGGTACTTCTACTGGTTCTGAAGAGTGGTCTGGTGTGGCTTTACCGTTAGTAAGAAGAATCTTCGGTGAAATCGCAGCAAAAGAATTCGTAAGCGTACAACCAATGAACTTACCTTCTGGTCTTGTATTCTTCTTGGATTTCAAATATGGTTCTTCTCAAGGTGCTAACGGTCAGTTCGCTGGTAAATCACTTTTTGGTGGTACTAACGTAACTGGTTCTGCAACTAACTTTGGTAGAACTAATGCAGCTGAAAATGGTCTTTATGGTGAAGCTAGATATGGCTACTCTGTAAACGATGCATCTGCAGCTTCTTTAACTACAACTGCAGCTACAGCTTCTTGGGCTGATGTAGGATTTGACGCTTCAATCTCTGCTTCAGTAGCAGCTGGTAGAATCATCAAATTAACAGTTTCTAAAGCAGGTGGTGCAAACCAACTTCCTACAACTGTTGATTCTGAAGCAGTTCGTTCATTCAACGTTACTGCTATCGGTGCTGGTACTTTAAATTCAAACATCAACGAATTTAACTATGTATCTTCTAACAACGTAGTATTGTTTGTTTCTGCATCTAACGGTGTAACAATCTCTACTTCAACTGTTGTTTATTCTGAGCAACCAGTATCTTACGATAGAGGTGACTTCGAAGACCAAACAGCTAACAGTGCAGGTAACACAACAACTGCATTAGATATTCCTGAAATTGATCTTGAATTAAAATCAGAGGCTATCGTTGCTAAGACTCGTAAGTTGAAAGCAGTATGGACTCCTGAATTAGCGCAAGACTTAAACGCTTATCATTCAATTGATGCAGAAGCTGAATTAACTTCTATGTTATCTGATTACATCTCTTTAGAGATTGATTTAGAAATTTTAGATATGTTAAAAGCTAACGCATTAACTACTGAATACTGGTCAGCAACAATTGGTGAAGAATACTTAAACAACGGTGCAACTGGTCAAGGTGCATGGGGTTCTTCAGTTCCTTCTGGAGCAAACACTTACTATACTAAGAATTCTTGGTATCAAACATTAGGTGTTAAGTTGAACAAAGTTTCTAACAAGATTCACCAATTAACACTTCGTGGTGGTGCTAACTTCGTAGTTGCATCTCCTGATGTATGTACTATTTTAGAATCAATTCCTGGCTTTACTGTAAACGCTGATAAAGACGCTTTACAATTCGCAGCTGGTGTAACTGCAGTTGGTTCTATGAGCAACAGATTCACTGTGTACAAAAACCCTTACATGACTTCTAACGAAATCTTAATGGGCTTCAGAGGAAATAACTTCCTTGAGACTGGTGCTGTTTACGCTCCATATGTACCATTGATTATGACTCCATTAGTGTACGACCCACAAAACTTTACTCCGCGTAGAGGTGTGATGACTCGTTACGCTAAGAAGATGGTTCGTCCAGAATTCTATGGTAAGATTTACATCAAAGATTTAGCTAATATCTAATCTTAATGTAATCTAACTAACGATTCATAAAAAAAGAAGGGGGTGAGAAATCACTCCCTTTTTTTATTTTACCCCTTTAAAGAAACTTTATATTTATAGTTGTATTAAACCGATTTTTATATGGCAGCAGCAAAATATTCATTTGTAATAGAACAGGGAGCAACATTAGAGTTTCAATTAGATTGGACAGATGATACTGGTAATCCAATAGATTTAACAGGTATGCACGCAAGAATGCAAGTAAGACCCGCCGTTGAATCTTCTGAAATATTTCTAAATCTTTCATCATCACTTTCCGATAGTTGTGGTACGGGATTGAATTTAAGTGGAAGTAGTGGAACAAATCCATTATCTTCGGGTTCAATAGGTGTTTATGTATCTGCTGCATCATCTTCATTATTAAATTTTAATGAAGCATATTATGATTTAGAAGTAGTAAGTGGTTGTGAAGTATATAGATTATTAGAGGGTAAAGTTCGTTTATCCAAAAATGTAACACGATAGAATGAGTATTCCTAATATAAATAAAACAAGGATTAGTGTTGTCACAAAACCCACTAACGTATCTGTCTCAACTGCCGGTGTAAGAGGTAGAGAGCAAGATTTAAGTGGATATGCCGTACTTAATGGCGGAAATAATTTTACAGGTGTTCAGAATATAATTGGAGCAGTAACAACAACGGGTTCATTATTTGTAAGTGGTTCAACTGTCCAAATTGGTAATAATACATTAGTAGGTAGAACTGAATTAAGTGGTTCGATTTCAATTAGTGGTTCAACGGAGTTTGGTGGAGATTTAGTTCCACTATATCCACAAGGTGCAACATTAGGAACTTTAGAAAGACCGTTTAGAGATATATTCTTACAATCGGCATCTATTAATATAGCACCGGATGTAATTGGTGGAAGAAACGCAAGAATATCAAATACGGATGGTAATGTATCAATTCAGGCAGCAGGTTTTCAATTAAAAAGTGGTTCATTTATATCATTTGAAATTTCTGAAGATGCAAGAACCAAAATCAGAGTACCTAATATTCCTGCTGGGGATATTGGTGCATTTAGTATTATAGGTAATGAATCCGGAGCATATCAACCGGTTATCAATCCGAGTGGTATGGTTCACGTTACGGGAAACGATGGACAGGCGGCAAGGGTAACTGTAGATGGATTTGGTTCTTCTATTGGTGCTATCTTCGTAGGTAGACATGCTAGAGGAACGGCGGCATTACCAACACCAACTTTATCGGGAGATGTATTAGCTCGTTTTTCTGGATTAGGATATTCAACAAGTAGTTATTTTCCAATAGTAGGTGGAGTTCCAACAAGTTTAGAATTTCAAGCTACTGAAAACTATTCAACATCTGGAGCAGGAAGTAGAGCAGCATTTTATACATACGCTAATGGGGCTACTAATAGAACACTATCTGCAATAGTAGATACTGATGGTTTAGTTTTACCAAACGTACCAACAAACGAAACCGCAGATAAAGTTTTAGTTTGGGATAGTGTAACGGGTAGAATTGGAAAACAAAGTGGTATAAGTACAATAGATGGAGGAGCAGCAGCTTCTATATTTATATTATCAACAGAAGTGTTAAATGGCGGAGGCGCTTAAAATAAATAGGATTAGCAATGGCAAGTAAAATACAATTAAGAAGGGATATAAGAGAAAACTGGGAAAATGTAAACCCAACCCTATCGCAAGGTGAATTAGGTCTTGAAATGGACACCAACAATATTAAAATTGGTGATGGTGTAACTGCATGGCTAGACTTAGGATACTATAACTATTTGGATACTGGTTCTTATGCAGTATTGAATGGTGGTAATGAGTTTATGGGAAACCAAATGGTTGAAGGAACTCTAATTGTATCCGCATCTGGAGCTGAAATAATGTCAGCAATTGCAAATATCCAAGGTACGGCAACTCTTTCTATACAAAACCAAAGTAGTCTTAATGATGCAAGAACATCCGTAAACGCAATAAATGATGTAGGTAGAGGTATATTAATTGGTATGAATGGTAGTAGAACAAATACTAGAAGTTCTCAACCAAATGATGCATTCATACTTACAAATGGTGAGAGTTTAATGATAGGTACTACACAAACAGGTAGTGCATCAGTTAAATTTTTTAGTGGTACAAACTTAACAGGTACAGCTCCTAATACTCCTTCATTGACCGTAAGTGGTTCAACTGTAAGTGTAGATGGTGAATTTTATATCAATGGTACACCTTATACATCACAAACTTCTGGAACTTCTGGTACATCCGCAACTTCTGGTACATCGGGTACAAATGGAACTGCAGGAAGTGGTGGTTCATCGGGTTCTTCTGGTACAAGCGGCACCTCTGGAACTTCTGGTAGTAGTGGTACGAGTGGTAATGATGGTGATAAATACAAAACAACTTCGGTATCATCATTTGAATTAGGAGTATCAACAACTTTAACAATAGGATTAGGATTAGCATATACACCAGCACAAACGGTATTAATTTCACATAATGGTTCAAATTATGAAACAGCTGCAGTTGTTAGTTATAATCCTGCAAATGGAGCATTAGTAGTAGGACCTCCAACAACAACGGTAGGAAGTGGTACATATACTTCTTGGAATGTAAACTTAGCAGGAGCAAGTGGTGGTGATGGAACGGATGGTACTGCTGGTAGTGGGGGTACATCTGGAACTTCTGGTGCAAACGGAACAAATGGTAGTGGTGGTGTTGATGGAACTTCTGGCACATCAGGAACAAACGGAACTGCTGGTAGTGGGGGTACAAATGGTACGGCAGGTAGTGGTGGTTCATCGGGAACTTCTGGAGCAAATGGTACAAACGGATTAGATGGTACAAATGGTAGTGGGGGTTCAAGTGGTTCATCGGGTTCTTCTGGAACTAGAGGTACTGCAGGAAGTGGTGGTTCATCGGGTTCTTCTGGAAGTAGTGGCTCATCAGGAACTTCTGGTACAAGTGGTAGTGGTGGCACATCTGGCACATCTGGAAGTAGTGGTACATCAGGAACAAATGGAACTGCTGGTAGTGGTGGCACGGCTGGTACTTCTGGAACTTCTGGATTTGATGGAAGTAAATATCAAGCTACTTCAACAACATCATTTACATTAGGAAGTGGTGGTACTATATTTGTTGAAACTGGATTATCTTATACGGTAGCACAAGACGTTTTAATAGCATACGATGCTTCCAATCATCAAATATCATCAATTACATCATATAATATTAGTACTGGTGAATTGGTATTTGGAACTCCATCTGAAACAACTGGTAGCGGTGAATATACTTCTTGGACTGTAAATTTAGCAGGAGCAGCCGGTGGTGATGGCACTTCAGGTTCATCTGGTACATCAGGAGTTAGTGGAAGTAGTGGTTCATCTGGAAGTAGTGGTTCATCTGGAACGTCCGGAGAAAACGGTACGAATGGTTTAGATGGAACATCTGGTAGTGGTGGCTCATCTGGAAGTAGTGGTACAAGGGGCACATCTGGTTCATCTGGAAGTTCTGGTTCAAGTGGTTCATCTGGTACAAATGGTACTGCCGGAAGTGGTGGTACAGCTGGTTCTTCTGGAACATCTGCAATCTTAACCGCATTCACTGGTTCGGCATTAATCTCTGGTTCATTGGATGTAATTGGTGGATTAGATGTAACTGGTTCGATAAGCATATACGATGGTGGTGATTTTATTATTAGTGGTAGTACACAATTTAACTACGCAATGATGTACCACACCGCATCGCAAACCATAGCATCAACAACAACCGCATATCCATTTGAATTCAGTACAATGGATGGCCATAGTGGAGCATTTAATATAGTTCGTTCTGGAACTAGAACAAGTAGAATTTATACAAATACAACAGGTTGGTATAATATACAATATACAGCACAAGCATATAGGTCGGTAACTGGTACTTCGGATATTAATATATGGTTGAGAAAAGATGGAAATGATGTGGTAGCTAGTAATAATTTGAGAACATTATCTAGTGGAATAGATGTAACCATTAATAAAAATAACATATTATATTTAAACTCTGGTTCGTATTTTGAAATAATGTATCAGGGAGAAAGTACTTCAAATTCGTTCCCATATTATGCTGCTGGAACTACACCAACAACACCTGTAACACCATCGATAATATGTGTAATAACACAACATGCGTAATTAATATAAAGAATGAAATTAGAAATAATACAACCACAATCTCAAATTAAAATCACATCCGTTGGTGTACAAGGGCCTATGGGACCGGAAGGACCAAGAGGATTTGATACTGGGACTAGTGGAACTTCTGGCACATCGGCAACTTCCGGTACATCCGGTAGTAGTGGCACGAGCGGAAGTAGTGGGTCATCTGGTACGAGTGGGTCAAGCGGAACTAGTGGATTAAACGGGACTAATGGATTAAACGGAACTTCCGGTTCGTCCGGTACTTCTGGGTTAGATGGTACATTTTTTGGAAGTAGTGGTACATCTGGAACTTCCGGGATTGGTACAAACGGAACATCAGGAACTTCTGGAGTTAGTGGAACTTCTGGTATAAATGGCACATCTGGAGTTAGTGGAACTTCTGGTATAAGCGGCACGTCGGGTGTTGATGGTACAACTGGAACTGATGGAGTTGATGGTAGTAGTGGTTCATCGGGTACTTCTGGATTTTCAATAGATAGTGGTTCATTTACAACAACTGGTTCATTTAACGATTTTACATCATCTTATTATACGGATTCGGCATCATTTGATTTAAGAATTTTACAAGCTACAAATGAGCAAGACCTTTCTTATTTAGCAACAACTGGTTCAAACACTTTTATTGGAAACCAAACTATTAGTGGTTCAATCATACCAACAACTGGACAGGGAACATTTACATCATCATTCAGTTTAGGTTCTCCAACAAATGCTTGGAAAGACCTTTACATATCACATGGTTCAATTATTTTCGTAGATGCGGTGACTCAAGCTACTTCATCATTCTCAATTACAACCGATGTTGATGGGGAAGAAAATACTGTACAATATACTGCAGCAATAACGGCATCTAAATATTTTGGAGATGGTGGTGGATTATACAACTTACCATCAAATACAAATTGGAATAAAGATAAAAATTATATTCTAAGAAATACCGAGCAATTAACTTTCTCTGGGGATTATATATTAGAAGATTGTCAATTGTTAATAGAAGGCAGTACCACTAGTAGTATATTACTATATTCAACAAACAAATCATTCAAAAAAGAGGGTTCAATATTTATAGGTGGAAGTCTATTAGTAAAAGATAGTTATATAGAAAATAACGGAAAAATAAGTGTGGGTGGTGAAGTTATACTAATAGGAAGTTCATCAATAGTAGGAAACGGAATAATAATATAAAAATATGCAATACATTCAATTACAAGGGCAAGTAAGCTCAAGATTAGATACTCCATTAGAGGAAGGTAGTTTCAATTTGTTTATAGATACAAACGATGGAGCTATTAAAGCAAAAGATAGTGAGGGAAACATAACAAACGCCGGTGGTGGTGGAATCGTAGAAACCACTTATAATCAACTATATACTTTATGGGAGGATGCGGCGCTAACTGCTGGTACTTACTATAAGATTACCGATTTTAGAACTTGCTATGACCAACCTAATTACGATGTTAATGGGTTTGAAATTACAACAGGTAACTATAAAACAGGAAGCCTTTCACCTATAATTGTATTCGCATTGGATTCTGGTTCTTTGGCATCCGATGCATACCAACCGGAACATCCAAAGGATAACATTAGATACGATATTTCATTTACTCAAACTGAAGTAACTAATAATCCTGCAGTTGGTAGAATTGTATATAGAAAAGATGATAGAGGAAACACATTTGATTATGATTTTAGAGAAGTTCGTTTCAAAAGATATGATGCATACCTTTCCGATAATATGTATGATGGGACTATTACTTTAACTATGACTGGTAGTGCTGGTTTTATTAGTGGTAGTGGGACATATTTTGATAATTTTAATTCCGGAAGTGTTGTTGGTGTGTTGGATACAAATAATAATCCTCTTGTAAGTTATTACGCAGTTTTAGAAGTATTGGGTGACCACGGAATGGTTGTTACGGGAAGTACAATTCATACCGTTTCCAATAAGAGATTAGTTAATGCTTATACAGCAACTGGAATGTCTTACAAACAAAATAACATTTTAACAAATACCAATGAGTATGAATACCTAACTTTCCATAATGAGCTCGATTCGTTCAATACGGTGTGTACAAATCCAAATGCATTTACAGTATGGAATGAAGATTATACTTTCTTATTATCAAATAATGTTTTCAAAGATGGTTCATACAGAGATAATTCATTTGGTATTGATTTTAGAAATAATACAATTGATGATGATTGTGATTCTAATGTAATTACAGGTAACTTTATTGGCAATATTATTACTAACGATTTTGATAATAATGTAATTAGTGGTGATTTTAATGATAATGTAATTGATTGTGATTTTACATATAATCAAATTATAGGTGATTATTATAATAATGTTTTAGGTGATTATGAGTCAGATGATTTTCTTTATAACCTGATTAGGGGTGATTTTTACAATAACTTTTATGTAGGCGATGGTGATTTTGTAAACAATACATTTAATGATACCTTTAATGGTAATATTATACTTCGTGGTTTTAGACGCAACAATTTGAATAATGCCTATAATAATGTATTCACTTATTCGTGTGATGATAATATAATAGGTAATAACTTCTATGATAATACCTTTTATCAATATCTTTCAAAGAATACCATTTCAACTAACTTTTACAATAATATTTTTCATTCGGATTTTAATGGTAATACTATTGGTTTTGATTTCTATGGTAATACAATTGGAGAACTGGGTGGAGAATCATATTTTCAACATAATCAAATTGGTAATAATTTTCACGGTAATAATACAGCTGGGGATTTCCAACACAATGTAATTGGAAATAATTTCTATGATAACACAATCGGAATTAACTTCTGCTATAATCAGATTAGAAATGATTTTGATAGCAATACTATTGGAGATGATTTTGGATTTGGCGGTGGAGTTCATAGAGGTAATGTAATTGGAAACAATTTTAACCACAATACTATTGGTGAATATTTCTATGATAATAATATCGCAGATAATTTTGAGTATAATACAGTAGGTGATGATTTCCGATTTAATAGAGTAGAAACTCCGATTAATAATATTGATTTTACTCCATATTATGGAAATCTTACAAGCGTTACATTTCCAAATGATGTATCTGGGAGTGATGGAACTTATAGTAATATAACCCAAACATCAACTTCTGGTATTGGTGTAAATGCTGAATTTGAAATTATTGTGGCAAGTAATTTGGTAACTACTGTTAATGTTACTACTGGTGGAAAACTGTATCGAGATAATGATACTATAACAATAGCATCTGCTTCATTTGGTGGAACTGCTGATTTAGTTTTAACGGAAAATGGATTAAGTTTAGTACCAGAGGTTTATAGAAACTATAATAAAACTATTCAAAAGGCTGGTAATGATACTAATGTATTAACTGTAATTCTACCCGGCGAAGGATATTTTCCTTTTATAACTGAATATATCACACAAGCAATAGATTAATAAAAAACAATGTTTGAAAGTAAAATAAATAGAGGAAGGGCAAATGGATACGCTCCGTTAGATGGTAGTGGTAAAGTTCCATTGGATAAATTACCACCAATCCAATCAACAATTAATACCGGTTCATTTGCAACAACTGGTTCTAATACTTTTACTGGAACTCAAACAATAAGTGGTAGTGGTGATAGTTCACTTACAATCGGAGAGGTAAACACTCCTGCAGGTCCTTCTTTTGGTTTAAGAGTAAGTGGTTCTGATGGAGCTCCACTATTTATAACAGCTGATGCAGTTTCATTAATTGGGGCTGTTGCTAATCCTACGAATCCAAATGATGATGCATCATTTTTTGCAAATCAATTAATTTCATTTCCGGTTTCAGATGGACCTACCGCAGGAATAGTAGTTCAAAAATCAGGTTCATTCCAATCTAATTGGATATTTGATTATGATGGTAAGGGTTATTTTCCTAGTGATATTACTATTGGATATAACTCATTGAATGGATTAACTTCGGGTTCACTAAACATAACTAATGGTAATATTAATTTAACTGGTTCTTTATTAATGACCGGTTCTATTACACTAAATGGTGAAACTTATACAAGTTTGACAGGAAATGCTGGAACTTCTGGCGTTGATGGTACAAGTGGAGTAGATGGAACATCTGGAACTTCTGGAGTAGATGGAACATCTGGTGAAAGTGGTACATCCGGTGAAAGTGGTACAAGTGGAACTTCCGGTACATCTATATTGTTAGACTCTATTTTAACATTTGAAGGTAATATAATTTCAGGTAGTAGTGTTCCACAAACTGGTACACAAATAACAATTACACAAGACTACTATGGTGGTACTGCTTTGAATGGTAGTGGACTAATTGTAGCTGATAATGCAGAAACTAGTGGAGTACAAAATGGATGGATAATTAGATTTTATGATGGTACAATAAGGACGGTAATTGGTAATTCTGTCCCATTTGGAGAGTCTTTTAGAGCTATTGCATTTGGTTCAACTGTATCTCTTAATCCAGCATATCCTTTGACTATAGAAAGTCCAGATTACCAAATTGGTTCAGATGCTTTTGTAGAACTTAAAGTAAGTAGTAATACTTTAAAGGTAGAAAATAATAAAATTTCATTAAGTTCTAATACAATAGTTACTGGTTCGATATTAGCAAATAGTATTACCGGTTCATTATTAGCAACAAATGGGGTAATAAGTTCATCACAACAAATAACTAATTTTGGATTCGTATCATCTGGTTCGTTAATAGAATCATCTTCATATAGTGTAGTATCGGATAATGCAAAGACAATGTTGTTATATTCAAATACGCAAGATTTTCAATCGTATTTATTATTCTCAAATGCAATTGCAGTAAATTCAGCTACAATTGCTGGTAATAATAATATAAGATATAATTCTTCAACAAATACATTAACGGTAGGAACGGTATCGGCAACTAAATATTTGGGCGGTCTAATAAGTTCATCACAGCAGATAACTAACTTTGGATTTATATCGTCATCAACATCCACAGATGTATCAGCATTAAATACATATACAGGTTCAAATGATAGTGTGGTAAGTAGAATATTACAAACAACTGCATCATTGAATACTTTGACGGGTTCGGTTAGTAATATTGTAAGTGGATTGATGGGTTACACCGCATCATTAAAATCTGTGGCAATTGTATCTTCATCAACACAAATACAAAATTATTCCTTATTTGCACAAACTGCATCGGCAAATACTTTCTATGGTAATCAAACAATTAGTGGTTCTTTATTTGTTAGTTCTACTGCAATAAGTAACGCAACTTTATTGGCATCTTCTTCTAATCTAATATTGAATAGTGGAAGTAATTTATATATAAACAATGGTGGGTTGGCACTTATTAGTGGTTCGGTAATAGTTACTGGTTCACTAATTGTATCAGCATCAACAAATTTAACTGGTTCGGTAACTATAAACAATAGTAGAATTGATACCGGATGGACTGCATATACTCCACAATGGACAGCAGTATCTTCAAATCCAGCAATTAATAATGGAACAATTGAAGGTTGGTACAAAGTAGTTGGTAAGACATGTTTTGTAAGAGGTAATATTGCAATGGGAAGTACAACAACATTTGGTAGTGGAGAATGGTATGTATCAATGCCATTTACGGCATCGCATGCAGATGCTATCTTAATGAGTGCAACTTTATTAGACAATGGTTCTGCTTGGTATAACGCCACAGTGAATGGAGCACGAGCCGGATTTAATCATAAAGCAGCTATACAATATCAACATAATTCAAATGGAACTGCGGTTGAATTAAACCCAACCCAACCATTCACTTGGACAAATGGTGATAGATTTATTTGGAACGGAAGTTACGAAATAGCATAATATGAGTATTATATTTGATAGAGGATTTTTAGTAATACCAATTGTTCCGTTAAGTATAATAACAGATTCGTTATTTATGCATTTAGATGCAAGTGATTACACTACTGGGACTTGGAATGATAGAACGGCTAATGCAAATAATGCAACTATAAGTGGAGCAACTTGGACTTCAACTGATGGCGGTATTTTTGATTTGGATGGAATAAATGATACAATTAGTATTGCACATAACTCATCATTATCTTTAACAACAACTGGTCAAAAAACTATTCAGGTTTGGGTTAAGTTTGATACATTACCTGCATTGGGTGCGAATGGACAGCCTGTTTTTGGAAAATTATCATCTTCATATGGGTTTGATGGATATTGGGGAGGATTGAATTCTAATACAGGAAACACACGTGTGGTAACAAATGGTACATCTACTCAAAGAGTAACAGATTCAACAACAAATCCAATCTCAATAAATACTTGGTATTTATACACTTTTATATCACAAATAACATCTACAACAAATACTACTAAAGTTTACATAAATGAAACGGAAGTTTCATCCGGCACACATGGTTCGGATAGTATTAGTGAAAGTAACCCATTATATTTAGGATATATAGGAGCTGGTGTCAGTTCTCCTTATTTGAATGGTAAAATAGGAGCAGCTTATTTCTATACAAAGGGATTGAGTGCTAGTGAAGTCCTACAAAATTATAACGCAACTAAATCTCGTTACGGATTATAATCGTATCTAAACACTATTCTATTAATTTCTAATATTTATAGGTAACGTTAAAATAAGTACTTATAATGGCATTAGAAACATTAATATATCCTGGTTCATCTTCGTTTTTTCCAGGGCAAACCCCTTTTGGAATATATGATAATGATTATGAGTTCCAAGAAGAAGCTCCAAAGGTGGCACTGTGGTGCGCTAGAAGATTGGGGTATCCTATTCAAAATATAGAACTTTTAGATGAAAATTTTTACGCTTGTTTGGAAGAAGCCGTATCGGAATATGGTGCGCAAGTAAACCAATTCAATATTCGTAATAATTTAGATACTTTAAGAGGAAAATCTAAAAGCACGAATCTTTCAAGTAAATTAGTTCAAGGTTCAAATCTTCCAACTTTAATTGGTATTTCTGATGCGTATGGTACATTGGCTGGTGTTGGTGGAAATACCGATATTAAGAAGGGATATATAGAATTACAGGCCGGACAACAAGAATATGATTTAGATACTCTTTGGAGTGCAGTTTCTGAAAGTGGAAAACGTATTGAAATTGTTAAAGTATTCCACGATCCAGTACCTGCGATTAATAGATTCTTTGACCCTTATTCGGTAAGTGGACAAGGTACGTTAAACCTTATTGATGAATTTGGGTTCGGTTCTTACTCTCCAGCAGCACAATTTATATTAATGCCAATATTTGAAGATATGTTAAGAATTCAGGCAATTGAATTTAATGACCAATTCAGAAAATCGGCATTTACTTTTAATATTGTAAATGGTAAAATTAGAGTATTCCCAAGACCAACTACACAGCATATTAATCTTTATGGAAAATTACATTTTGATTATTTTGTAAGAGATGAATTTGTGACCAACTCTACAAACGTAACACCAGATGTAATTTCTGATTATTCCGATATTCCTTATGATTTTATGGAATACGGTGGAATTAATGATGTAGGTAAACAATGGATTAGAAAATATACACTTGCATTAGTAAAAGAAATGTTAGGTGCTGTGAGAGAAAAATATTCACAAATTCCAATACCTGGAGCAGAAATTCAATTAGATGGAGCTGCATTAAGAAGTGAAGCCCAAACCGAAAAAGAATCTCTTATGACACAATTGAGAGAAACTTTGGAAGAATTAAGTAGAACAAAGCAGTTTGAAAATAGAAACACAGAAGCTACTGCACATCAAGAAATGTTACGAAAAGTACCTTTAGCAATTTATATAGGTTAATATTATGGCGAGATTTGCATTATCAAGAGATATAAGGTTCTTTGAGAGCATAGCCAGAGAATTGGTTGATGTTGTTGTTGAAACTAGTGTGGTTTTATACAAACTAATCATAGAAGATAGTAAAACTAATTTATACGGAGAATCGTTAAATAAAACATACTATCAAGGATTGGAATGTACTGCTATGATTGAAAGAGAAAGTTCAACTACCGATTACGAAGGATTCGGAGCAGATAAAAATCAATTAGTAGAATTTCGTTTTAATAGATTTACGTTAGAAGATAAAGGATTTTATCCTGAAGTTGGTGATATTATTTTTCACAATAATGCATATTTTGAAATTGATAATGTAAGAGAAGACCAATTGATTGGTGGACAAGTTGATAATAAATTTTCAATTATTTGTTCTACGTTTATGAGCAGAAGAAGTAATATCCAAACTGAAATGAGAACTGTATAATGGAAAAAAGAGAAACAAATAGAGCCAAACAATTATCAATAGATAAACAATTCCAAAAAGGAGTTAAGATTATAGATGTAGATTCTGCGATAGCTGATTATATGTCTAAAGTTATTATTCCAAATTTAGAAGAAAATGGAAATTTGTTAAAAGTTCCTTTGATTTATGGTAATGCAGAAAGATGGGAAGGCGCAAGAAAGCAAGGGTATTTAAGAGATGCAAGAGGGAGAATCCAAATCCCAATGGTAATGTTCAGAAGAAGTAGTATTCAAAAGAATGAATCTATGCCAGTTTTCAAAGAAGCGGGAACAATACAATATGCTAAAAAATATTCTGCAAAAAATAGGTATGATAGATTTTCAATAATGACCGGTGCTCAACCTGTTTATGAAATTTATAGTGTATCAATTCCATCATATGTAACTATACAATATGAAATGGTAATTTGGACATCCTTTACTGAGCATATGAACGTATTGGTTGAAGCATTTCAAAATCAAAGTGAAAGATATTGGGGAATGGAAGATGGTTTTAAATTTAAAAGTTCAATTAGTTCTTTTGAAACTTCACAAGAAGTTGCACAAGGAGCTGAAAGAATTATTAGAACTTCATTTACCACAACTGTAAACGCATATCTTTTACCTGAAATTGTTGATAACAAACCAACTATGAATAAATCATTCACTCCAAAAAGAGTTGTTTGGGGAGTTGAAACAGACCTGTCTGGTGGAAAATTTGCAGGATTGAATGTGTATCAAGAATATGCAGATGTTGTAAATTTTATTGCAATAAGAGGTCATCAACAAGCGGTGTTTGTTAATTCTACAACTGCTAAATTGATAAACGTAAAACAACCAGTTTTACCAAATGAGTTGATTGGTGTATTTGATGTAAATAATTGGTTTAGGGTTTATCTAAATGGTGATTTCATATCTCCAACATATTACACATATGCTTACGATGGGAATACTAAAGAAATTACATTTACATTTACTTTAGCATATCCAATAGAAGTTGCCGATGAAATTTTAATAACTGGTAAATTCCAAGAGCTATGAACATAAAATTATTAAAAAATATAATGAAAGAAGTGAATGAGCCAAATGAATTTGAATTTTTTTCATATGATTTGGCACATCCTTATTATTGGATTTATAAACTTGATAATGTTAGAATTAAAACTTTATATGAACCTCTTACGAAGTTTAGAAAAACAACCGCAAGATATGATATTTTTATAAATGGTTTATTTATTAGAGAAGCGGATTATATTTTAGAACCAGAGGGAAATGGATTATTTTTAAAATTCATTAGAAGTCAGTTTCCAGAATTTGACCGTTTTGGAAATCCATACGCTTTAATCGATTCGGATGAAGTAAAAATAACCGGTGACATAGAAATTATTAAATAATGGCGAGAAAAGTACCAAATATAAACAAATCAAATATTCTTCAAAAAAGAGATAGATTGGCATTTAAACAATTTGTTTTAGATGTTAATATTGATACATTCATATATTCATTTAGTCCAGATTATATAAATTTAGATGAAAGCGGACAATTGTTTACACTATATCTTTTGGATAAAAAGTTTAATATAGACATTTTGGAAATAGATAGTGTGAAAGATTATATTGATGTATATTTATTTGGAGTAAAGCAACCTCAAGATAGATATGATGTTGGGGTGAATGAAAATAATATAGAGGTTACATTTCTTGTTCCTATAACATTAGCTCCTGCTTCCGTTGTGGCAACTGATTTTGAAATAAAAGGTAAAATATCTGATATACTATAATGGCAAGACTGATACCACGTAAACAAATTGAAGAACAACAGGATATAAGTAGTTCACTTAACATTAGACAAAACGTTAATGTTGGAAACGATGCCATTATATCTGGCTCATTATTCGTATCTAAAAGTTTCTTTTTAGGAACAGAAACGGGTTCTAAAAGTGAAATAACTGGTTCGGTTTTTTTAACTGGCTCATTAACAATTGATGGACAATTAAAAGTTGCAGCACCTGAAACCGTTCTTGCGGTAACCGCATCAAACGCTTTATTAGCGGTTGATACTCAACGATATGCTGGTATTCTTGCAAAAGATTTTGGTGCTAACGTTCCAACTTTGTATGTATCTTCAACTGATGGGGATGATACAAACGATGGTAGAAGTATTCAATATCCACTTCGTACAATTAAGAGAGCGGCTTCATTGGCATCTCCGGGGTATGATGGTAGATATGGATTTGATACTGGTTCAATATTCAATGGATATGTAATCAAAGTACAGGCTGGAACGTATTTAGAGGATAATCCTGTGATTCTTCCTAAAAACACAACCATTTGGGGTGCCGGTTTGCGTATCACCAAGATTAACGCGAAAAACCCCACAGAAGACCTTTTCTATGTAAACTCTGGATGTTATATTGCGGAAGTAACAATGGGTGGTTTGAGATTATATCCAGACCAAATAAATCCTGAAAAAGGATTTGCGGTTGCTTTCCAACCTGGTGCATTTATTACAACTTCACCATACGTTCAGAACTGTTCTCAAATTTCAAATCAAGAGAATTCATTCACCGAACTTTATGAAGATATCCCACCAGGCGGCGGAGGTCTTTATGTTAATGGTGATGTGATAGATCCAGATTCTCCACTAGCTTCAATGGTATTGGATGCTTATACTCAAATTTCTCCAAATGGTGTGGGATGTTTGGTAAATGGTAGAGGTTTCATTCAGTTGGTATCTTTCTTTAATAACTTCTCATATTATTCAATTAGAGTAAACAATGGTGGACACGCTACACTAAACAACTCAAACATTTCGTTTGGTTTATATGGTATGTATGCTAGTGGTTCTCGTTTTATATCTGGTAGTGGTGGTAATATCGCTGCGAGAGATTCTGTGAGAGGAACTTGGAGTTGCGTTGTTGATGTACTTAATAAAGGATTAGAAAACGGATTACCTACAATAACAAAATTAAATACTGATGAGGGTATTCGTTTAACGTCACCTGCTTTATACACTCAAAGTAGAGTATCCGCTGGAACTGCATTATCAACAGCTGCAGCAGAAGAAATATCTGCCGATTATAAATTAATAAGTGCAATTGTTGATAGTGGTGTATCAAATTTTCCAACTTTGTTGGCAAAAAGTTCTATAAAAGGATATGGATTTGATTCTCCTTACAATATATTAGGAGCAGAACAAATAACATCATCTATATCAGCATCAACTGCAGATTTAACTCAAATAAGCGCATCTTATGCGGCTATCTTGAGTATATTAGCAAATGGTACGGGTTCGTTTAATTTTAGACCAAACACAAGTGCAAGTAGACAAATAGGCAACGATGTAATACAACCAATAGGTAGTGTAGCAACAAACTATACTTCATCGGTAAGTTCATCGTTTAACAATATAATTAATATTATTAAATCAGGCCTTTCTGTTAAACCAACGTATATTTCAAATACAAGTGCTAGTATTAAAGCCGGAAATACCGAACAAGTAATGCTTGGTGTGACATCATCATTGGCAACAATAAATTCAGTAAGTGCAAGTTTTAGTATTGTTTATAATATTTTGGCAAATGGTACTGGTAGTAATATTATACCAATACCAAACAATCACCAAAAATCATTTGTAATAACAAACACAAATAGTTCTTCATTTGATTTTGAAGGAATTGGTAGTAATCCTACATTAACTTTATTTAGAGGGGAAACCTACAAATTCAATGTTGATGCGATAGAAACATTTGGTGGACTTGAATATCCGTTTTGGATAAGAACACAGCAAGTAGAAGGCATTGGAGAAAAATTTGATTATAATATTGGTATGGTTAATAATGGTGATAGTAGAGGAACAATAACCTTTACGGTACCATACAATGCACCAAATAAATTATATTATGTATCACAGAATAGAAGTTCTATGGGCGGTGAGATTAACATAGTAAATTCATCTACAACTCCATTTGACTTAATTAAAAATACATTAACATATCCGGCTACAATACAAAGTGGTTCAATAGCAAAAACGGATATTGATATTATAACTGCATACGAAATATTAATAAACAACAAAGAGTTTATTAAAGATGAAGTTATTCAATTTGTATCTTCTTCTTGGAGTGAATTTTACTATCCAGAAGAAACTTGTAAAAGAGACGTTGGATATATTGTAGATGGTGTAGCAAAAGACCTTTTATATGGTGGAAACGAAGAAAGTATTAGAAATGGTTTATTTTATTATCAATACCCATCCGAAGCAACTACAACACAATTAGGACCAACATTAACTGCAGTTAAGCACGCAGCTGGTGTTGCATTAAATTTGATTAGAGGTAGAGTATATGTAGAACCAAACAATGAAGTAATTGATGTTTGGGATACAATCAGAGATAATAGAACATTTATACAAAATGAAGTTATAACTTATCTATCATCATCTTGGTCTAATTTTTATTATAACGAAGTAAAGTGTAGACGTGATACTGGTTATATATTAGATGCGGTAGCAACTGATGTAAAATACGGTGGTAATGAAAGAGGTATAACTGCCGGTGAATACTATTATTTATATCCTTCATTGGCAATTGTACAAGGCGATGGTGATGGTACTGGACAATTAGGACAAACGGTGGATGGTATAAGATATGCTAGTGGATTAGTTGATAATCTATTAAAAGGAAAAACATTTACATCACCTAATGCATCAACTTTATCTGCATATAATAATTTAATTAATAATAAAGAATTAATTCAAAACGAAACAATTCAATTTATTAATGTTGCATTTCCAAACTTAAAATATAATCAAGCAACTTGTAGGAGAGATGTTGGTTATATTGTTGATAATGTGGCAACTGATTTACTTTATGGTGGTCTTGAAAGAGGTGTGATTGCGGGTAGATATTATTATGACTTCCCATCACAGGCTACAAAAACACAAAAATCATCAACTATTGCGGGTATTCGATATGCAAAAATTATTGGAGATACTATTGTTCAAAATCAAATATTAGATACACCTCGTATTGTTTATAATGATGAGAGAAACTTTAGATTATCCGGACTAACAAATATAACATCATCTTTTGGTGGTGGTACTATTGAACAAACTTCGGTTGGTAATTCATTTTCAATTATAGAAGGAATTGTGGCAAGAGGATTGGGTTCAATTAAATCATTATTGGCACAGAATACTGGATTAAATTGGAATAAATACAATCCAATAAATGTAACTACTGGTTCTCAAATAACTTCATCTTATACAACACCAGATGAAGTGGATAAAATTGGTAAGAGTTTTGATATTGTAAATACGATTATTGGTGGTGGATTAGCAGCAGAGCCTTTATTCACATCGTCTCAAGCAAATGCAATTGCCGTAACTGGTACACCACAAATAACATCTTCATTTGCAGTTAGTGGTTCTGTTGGAAATTCAATATCCGAATCAATTGCATATGTAGCAACTATAATAACAAATGGTACTGGTTCATTAGGTGCATTAGTTTCAAATCTAAACTCAAATATAAAGGTAACCAATACACCACAATACATAACTGGTTCTGGTTATTATGGAACATCTACTGAAAGTACACAATTAAGTTCTTCAATAAAAGTAATCACCGATATATTAGAAGGTGGGTTATCTTTTGTACCTACTCTTATATCAAATGTAAGTGCAAGTATCAAAGTAACAAATACACCACAATACATTTCAGCATCTTATTCGGCAAGTGTAAACGATGTAAACTTTATATCAGCATCAATATCAATAGTAACAAAGATAATTGAAGGCGGAGAGTTTTCAGCACCTACATTCCAACCATATACAAATAGAATAACATCATCTAATAGTGTAGCTGTATATGAGATACTTAAAAACAATATTCCATTTATTCAAAATGAAACTATTGCGTATTTAAGTTCTTCTTGGGCTGGGTTTGAATATGATGAAACTAAATGTAAACGTGATTTAGGATTTATATTGAGTGGTTCTGCGGAAGATTTAATATGGAACGCAAATTCAGCATCTATATTTAACGGATTATTTTATTGGGAATATCCATCGCAAGCACAAGGAGCTCAACTACAACAAACATTGGATGGTATCAACTACGCTAGCCGTTTAGCACAAAAAGTAATTCAAAACATAGAATTCACTACGGTAAGTGCCAACTCTTTAAATGCGGCATCGTTATTGGTAAACAATAAATCATTCATACAAGATGAAACAATTGCGTATTTGAGTTCATCTTGGAGTGAACATCCGTATAATGAATTAACTTGTAAAAGAGATGTTGGGTACATAATAGACGCAATCAGAACTGACTTGGTTTATGGTGGTAATGAAAGAAGTAGAAATGCTGGTATATTTTATTATTTATATCCATCCGAAGCAACGGGGTCTCAATTACTTCCAACGTTAGATGGTATCAACTATGCAGGTAGAATGATACAAAAGATTGTTACTGGTTCGGTATTTGTTTCAGCGGATGGAAATAAAGTAAATGCAAGTAATTTAATACTACAAAACAAAAACTTAATTGCAAACGAAGTAGTTGCTTATGTAAGTTCTTCTTGGAGTGAAGCGGAATATAATCAGGCTAAATGTTTAAGAGATACTAAATATATTTTAGATGCTGTAAGAACTGACTTGGTATATGGTGGTAACGAAAGAACTAGATTTGCAGGAGAATACTATTATAGATACCCATCAGCAGCAATTGTGGGTGGAGTACCTTCGGCAACACAACAATTAGACCCAACTATAACTGGTGTAAACTACTCAAATCAATTAGTACAAAATATAATTACAAATGTTGTTTTATCGGCACCATCTACATCAGTATTAAATGCGGCAAGTTTATTAAAAACTAATAGAGCATTTTTACAACAAAATACCGTTGATTACGCAAACGAAACATATCCTAATTTAGATTATATTGAAAGTAAATGTTATAGAGATGCTGGATTTATTGTAGATGCTGTAATTACTGATTTGGTTTATGGTGGTAATGAAAGAAGTATAACTGCTGGACGATTCTATTATTTATATCCATCTCAAGCTACCGGAGTTCAATCCGAAGAAACAATTGATTCACTAAACTTCACAAAAGGTTTGGCAAAATTAGTAGCGATTGGTGGAAAAGAAATAGAAGATGGTTTTGATATTGTATCTAAAGTAATTGAAAGTGGAAGTAATACAGCACCTAATGTGGTGTTAAATACTATTGCTGGAATTAAAGCAACTAACGCTCAACAAATTACATCATCTATATCAGTAGTAACAAACGATAAATCTATTGTATCAGCTTCATTTGGTAATATACTTAATATCGTATCAAACGGAACTGGTTCAATACCAACAACTATTGTTAAAAATACAAATAGAGGTATAAACTTTATTGGTGGTACACAAATAACATCATCAATAACTCCATCTAATTCTGAAAAGGCAAAAGTAACTACTGGATTTGATATCGTACTTGATATTGTAGAAAATGGCACAGGTTCAATTCCAACTATTGTAACAAATGTAAATTCTTTAATTAAACGAACTACTACAAATAGTTACATAACAACCGCATCAATATCATCCACATATCTTACATCTTCAAATAATAATTTTGATATTGTTTTAGATATTGTTGAAAATGGAACTGGTTCTTTACCTACGTTGATAAAAAATGTTGACGGATTAGTAAAAATAACAGATACAAATCAATATACATCTTCGGTAATTATATCATCTTCGTTGGCAAGAAATATATCTGCAAGTTTTGATACAATTATAAACATATTAGAAAATGGTACTGGTTCATTACCTACTATTACTTCAAATGTAAATAATATTAAAGTAACGGATGCTACTCAATATTTAGGAGGAACACCGGCAACACAAACGGAAGCTAATGCAATATCTGCATCAATTTCTATTGTAACAAATATAATAGCAAATGGAACGGGTTCATTACCGATTGTAACTTTATATACATCATCAATATCATCTTCAAATGTAATAGCGGCTTATACTATTCTAAAAAATAATTTAGATTTCATAGTATCGGAAAGTATTGCATATTTAAGTTCTTCTTGGTCAACTGCATCTTACGATGAAAGTAAGTGTAAACGTGATTTAGGATTTATATTGAGTGGTTCAGCTGAAGATTTATTATGGAACGCAAATTCAGCATCGGTGTTCAATGGTGTTTATTATTATCAATTCCCATCTCAAGCGCAGGGTGCACAATTAAACCAAACAATTGATGGAATAAACTACGCTAGCCGTTTAGCACAAAAAATAGTATTAAATACTTTATTTGTAACTCAATCGGCGCAAATTAAAGATGCGTATAGTTTATTAGTTAATAATAAAGAACTTATTAAGAATGAAGTAATACCTTACATAAGTTCATCTTGGAGTACACATCAATACGTTGAATCAACTTGTAAGAGAGATATAGTACATATTATAGATGCAGTTTCTACTGATTTATTATATGGTGGAAATGAAAGAACAATAAATGCTGGAGTATTCTATTATAAATACCCATCTGAAGCAACTGGTTCACAAATACAGGAGACTGTTACTGGTATTGAATATGCTAGAGATATTGCATTCAAAATTTTAAGAGGAAATACATTTACTAAAGTATCTCAAAATAAATTACAAGCAAAAGAATTAATTTATAATAATAGAGAATTTATACAAAACGAAGTTATAAGTTATGTATCTGCTAGTTGGAGTACAACATCTTACAATGAATTAACTTGTAAGAGAGATGTGGGCCATATTTTAGATGCGGTAACAACTGATATAGTTTATGGTGGTAATCAGAGAAGTATAAATGCCGGTGTATTCTATTATGAATATCCATCACAAGCAACAACATCTCAATTAGGGGCAACATTAAGTGGAATCAAACATGCGAAAGGTTTAACTGATAAGATATTAAAGAATTCAACATTTGCATCGGCATCTAATTCAAATCTTTCAGCATACGAATTGATATTCAATAATAAATCATTTATACAAGATGAAACTATTGCATATCTATCTTCTTCTTGGAGTTCATTTAATTATAATGAGGCAACTTGTAGGAGAGATGTAGGATATATTTTAGATGCGGTAGCAACTGATGTATTATATGGTGGAAACGAAAGAGTAGCTGAAGCGGGTGAGTACTATTACTTATATCCTTCATTGGCAACCGTAGGTAATGATGGTGATACTGGTGGACAATTAAATCAAACTTTAGATGGTATAAAATACGCTAAAGGAATTACTGAAAAGATTGTAGCAAATATATTATTACAATCTCCAACAACATCTGAATTAGCTGGATTTAATTTATTAACTAATAATAAGAAGTTTATACAAAGTGAATCAATTGCTTACTTATCTTCTTCTTGGAGTGGTGATGATGGATTCTCTTATAATGAAACTACTTGTAAGAGAGATATTGGATACATTATAGACGCAGTAAGAACTGACTTATTATATGGTGGAAACGAAAGAAGTTCTAAAGCTGGAGAATATTATTACTTATATCCATCTGCAGCAATTCTAACGGGTTCTATTTCACCAACCACTGCAACTCAAAAAGGACCTACACTTGATGGAATACAATATGTAGCTGGTACTGCACAAAATATAGTATCAAATAAAGTATTAGTATCACCAACCGGATTTGTAACATCATCTGTTAATTTATTAAGACAGAACAAAAGATTTATACAAAACGAAACTGTACAATACATAGATGCATTCTTCCCTAATTTAGTTTATTTAAGAGAAAAATGTAGACGTGATGTTGGGTATATTTTAGATGCAGTTATAACTGATACTTTCTATGGTGGAAATCAGAGAAGTGTTATAGCTGGACAATATTATTATTTGTATCCATCTTTGGCAACAAAGAGTACGCAGGTTAGAGAAACTGTGGATGGTGTTGATTACGCTAAAGCATTAGCTAAAGCAATAGCACAAAATATAAAATTAAATTCACCAATACTAACATCAAATGCCGATGGTAACATAAAGGTATCTGGTGTAACTCAATTTACATCTGCTAATAGTGGAAGTTCTACCGAAGTAACAAATGTTTCTTCATCGTTTAGTATTGTAACTAAAATTATTGAAGGTGGTGTTGAAGTAAAACCAACGATTATATCAAATGTTGAAAGTGGAATAAAAATAAATAACATTTCTCCAATCACATCAGCAAGTGCGGCAAGTACAACTGAAATTGGTTTAATTACTGCTTCATTTAATTTGATTACCGATATTATTGAGAATGGTTCTGCATCTTTGGCGGATTCATTAGTTTCTAATTTCCCATCTTTATATGGGTTCAATCTAAATACTCCAAACTTATGGAATATTAGTTCAGATACTCAAATTACTGGTAGTGGTACATTCCCAACTGAAACAAATGTTGTAAGTTCTTCATTTGGAAATGTGATTAATATAATTGCAAATGGTACGGGTTCAATTCCTACATTGGTAACAAATGCTAGTGGTTCAATTACAAAAACGGGATTACTACCAATTGCAAATACACAAACTGCTGGACAATTTGAAATAAATAAAGTATCATCTGGATTTGGGGTTATTTTGGATATCGTAGAAAATGGTGTTGATGTAATTTCTACAATTACACCAAACGCATCATCATCTATAAAAATAACTGAAACACCACAACTTATAAGTGGAAGTGGTGGGGCAAGATTGCAAGGTAAATTAGTATCAGCATCTTTTGCAACTGTAATTGATGTGTTATTAAACAATGGAACATCTTCTATTGGATTTAGACCATCAACATATCCGATAGCAAATTCAAATACAAAAATAAATTCAGCATATAACTTATTAGTAAGTAACTCTAAATTTATAGTTGATGAAACTATTGCATATATGAGTTCGTCTTGGAGTGCATTCGAATATACTCAAAGTAAATGTGAGAGAGATTTAGCAGGAATCATTAGTGGTTCGGCATTTGACCTTTTATATGGTGGTAATTCGGCATCGTTATTTAATGGTAAATTCTATTTTGATTATCCATCTCAAGCTACTGGTTCACAATTAGACCAAACTATAACGGCTTTAAAATACGCAAGTGGAGTGGCTGAAAAAGTTGTACAAAATATTTTATTAACTCATATATCAGCATCCGCTACTATATCAGCATCTTTTGAAGCACTTACTAAAAATAAGGCATTTATTCAAAGTGAAAGTATTGCGTATGTAAGTTCTTCTTGGAGCGAGTTTGGATATGATGAAATTAAGTGTGCTAGAGATATTGGATATATTGTAGATGCGGTAAGAACCGATTTATTATATGGTGGAAATGAAAGAAGTGTAGTGGCTGGTAAATATTATTATGATTTCCCATCCCAAGCTACTGATTCTCAATTAGAACCAACTTTAACTGGTATTAGATACGCAAAAGGATTGGCATTGAATGTAATTAAAAATGCACAATTCTATGTAACTTCATCTTCTACTATAAATTCTTATAATTCAATTAGAAATAATAAGAAGTTTATACAAAGTGAAAGTGTTGCGTATATAAACGCTAAATACCCTGATTTCTACTATAACGAAGAAAAATGTAAGAGAGATGTTGGATATATAATTGATGCAGTAGCAACTGATTTATTATATGGTGGAAATGAAAGAAGTTCTAAAGCGGGTGAGTTCTATTACTTATATCCATCGGAGGCTACTGATACTCAATTGACTGAAACAATAGATGGAATTAAATATGCAGCTAGATTAGTATCTGCTTCTATAAACAATTGGTTGATACCTACGCCTGTATCTCAATCTACCGGTTTAACTCCATCAAACGATTTATCAAAGATTGCGGCATATGATTTATTAACTCAAAACATAGGATTTATCCAAAGTGAAAGTATAGCATTCTTATCATCTTCTTGGAGTGGATTTGAATATGATAGTTCAGTATGTTCTAGGGATATTAGATATATCGTTGAGGCTGTAGCAGGTGATATTCTTTATGGTGGAAACCATAGTAGTTCTTTAGCTGGAATTTTTTATTGGAACATTCCATCAAAAGTTACTGGTTCACAATTAGACCCAACTATAACTGCAATTGATTACGCAAAAGGTTTAGCAACTAAATTAGTTCAGAATAGTTCATTTAATACTGCTTCATTTGCTGTTTCATCATCAGTAGCATTATTAAGAAACAATAGAACATTTATTGTAAGTGAAAGTATGGCTTACTTAACTGCAAGTTGGAGTACCTTTGAATATGATAAAGTAAAATGTGCTAGAGATTTAGGATACATAATAGATGCAGCAACTACTGATTTATTATACGGAGGAAACGAAAGAAGTGTAATAGCTGGTGATTTCTATTACAAATATCCATCAAAAGCAACCTTATTGGGAGATGGTGATGGTGTAGGGCAATTAGGACAAACGGTTGATGGTATTAGATACGCAAGTAGAGTAGCACAAAAGATTGTTGGTGGTACTACATTTGTAACAGCATCATTGGAAGCATCTGCATCATTTGACTTGTTGAGAAAAAATAAGGCATTTGTGGCAGCTGAAACTATTGCATATGTATCTTCTTCTTGGAGTAGTGTTTATTATAACGAAATAACTTGTAAACGTGATGTTGGATATCTAATAGATGCAGCGGCAACCGATGTATTATATGGTGGACAAGAAAGAAGTTTGATAGCAGGACAGTATTATTATTTATATCCTTCTAACGCTATTAAATCAGGTGTTCCATCAACTCAAAATCAATTAGACCCAACACTTACTGGTATCAAATACGCTGGAAAATTATCTAAAAAGGTAATAACCAATCCAACCTATTTAGTTCCATCTGCATCTTTATTGACAACAGCAAAATTATTGACAGATAATAAAGAATTAATACAAAAAGAAACTATAACATTCTTATCTTCATCTTGGAGTGGATTAAAATACAATGAAGTAAGTTGTTCTCGTGACTTAGGATTTATTATAGATGCAATTAGAACTGACTTAGTATATGGCGGTAATGAAAGAAGTATTGAGGCAGGTTCTTACTACTACAAATTCCCATCGGTAGCAATCGTAGATAGTTATAGTGATAATAATGGACAGAAAAAACAAACTGTAGATGGTATTAACTTTGCAAGAGGACTTTCTGAAAAGATAGTTGCAAATACGTTATTAACTTATTTGGCCCCATCAACTAAAAGAAGACAAGCGGCAGAACGATTAAAACTTGGTAAAGAAGAATTAAAGCAAAGAGCAATTGGATACACAAATGGAGCATTCCCATATTTAGTATATAATGAGGCGAGTTGTTCACGTGATACTGGATTTATTGTAGATGCGTGTGTTACTGACTTATTATATGGTGGAAATGAGAGAGGAATTAGAGCAGCATCTTCATACTACGATGGACAATATGGAAGTGCAATTGCAGTGACTAGAGACCAGTTATTAGAAACTCTTGAAACTAATAGATATTTAAGAACAAGAGCAGAGTTTATAGCAGCAGGTGCGCCATTGGAAGCATTTGGTTCATTGATTGTGGCAACTGGTATTGACTACTCTTATAATGGTAGTGGTGTGACGTTTAAAGCACTTCCACCGAATCAGGGTGGTAGTGGTGTTGCGAATCCGGCATTTGAAATTACCGAATTGGGTGGTGGTAGAATATTCTTTACTTCCGGTAACCAAGATGGTGACTTTAGAATTGGTACTGGTTTAAGTATTAACCAGGCAACCGGTACTCTTGTGGGTAGAACATTTAGTAAATCTCTATTCTCATTGGTAACTCCGTTCTCATTGGCACTACAAATATAAAAAAAGAAAAGAAATAAAATAAAAAGAAATGGCAGAAGTTTTTGTACCCTTAAATCGGTTTCAGTCAGTAGTAACAGGATTGACTGGTGAACAAGATGAAATATATGCAACTCCGATTGGGGTATCATCTATTGTACTATCTTGTCAAATTACAAACAATAGTTTAGTAACACAACCCGTTACTATATTAGTAACATCTAATAGAGAATTGCCTGTTCCACAATTTGTTGACATATATAGTGGTAGTGCGTTTATTAGTGCGTCTGTTTCATTATCAGAATATAGTGGTAGTTTTGCCAGTGCATCTTTGTTATTAAATGCTAATAGACAATTTTTAAGAAAGGAAATAGCGGCATATACTTCTAATCAAAATAGTTTATCAGAAACACCATTTACTTTTATATCATCATACTTTGAACAAAATACTTTAGATGATGTAGATGCGATAAAATATGATATAGTTAATAACACAACAATCAGAACAAATAAAGCAGCAAAAGCATATTTTGATAAAAATGGAGTATCTGCGATTGCAACAACTGAATATTCTGCATCTATATTTGCTTTAGATTATTTAAAAGTACTATCTAATCAAATTATAAAAAACCAATCAACAACCGGTTCGGCTGATTCTCCATTATTATTTCAAAATGCGGTTACTCAATCTATATTAAGTGGATTTACAAATGGAACTGAAGCGGGAATTTCGGCATCTATATATTTGGTTAATAGTTTAGTGGACGTTATTAAAGCAACCATTGAAAATCCAGTATTTACCGAACAACCACCTGTTGAATTGGTAACAAATGTGACAATACCAGTAGCAGATTCACTTTCACCGGTAGTTTCTGGTAAATTAGTATTAGAAGAAGGTTATGGATTTATAGTTTCCGGCTCAACTAAGCTATCAGTAGTTCTATCTCTACTTGAATCTGCTAATGAATAACGATAATATTATCTATTAATATTTATAGGTGATTTTTTTGATATTTATAATAAAGCTGGAAAGTACGAATGGCAATTAGTAATCTATTATCAGGTAGGGTAAGGGTAGTATCCCCAAAAAACGTAACACAAGACAGGTATCAATTTATTGATTTATCTCAAGTTGAACCAAATTTGGGTGTTCCAAATTTTAGTGCTTCACTTTCTGGTTCACCAGCTATTGTAGTTTCAGATGACCAAGGTAATAGAGGATTCGTAAGAAGTTTAGATTTAGATAGAGTAACGGGACAATTTACAGGTTCTTTTACTGGTAGTGCTGAATCATTAAGTGGTAGTTTTACGGGTTCTTATACTGGTTCATTCTCTGGTTCTTATTTTGGCGATGGTGCTGGTTTATTTAATTTACCTGACACAATACGTTTAGCTAGTGGTTCTGCAACTGCATCAATTTCTCCTAATTTTGGATTACAAATAAATGTTGATACAACAATTGCAGAAAATTTATATGTATCAAAATCAATATATGCTGAACAATTAGTTGTTAGTATAATTTCATCATCTGTAATATATTCATCTGGTTCAAATAAATTTGGTGATGAATTAAGTGATAAACAAGAATTTACCGGTAGTGTAACGATTACAGGTTCTTTAGCTGTAGAAAATCAAATTATATTTGGGGAAGCAAGTGGTTCTTCTATATCAGCATCATTTACTGGTTCTTATTTTGGTGATGGTGCTGGATTATTTAATTTACCACAAGCTACAAAATTAGCAAGTGGTAGTGTAACGGCATCAGTTAGTCCTGAAAATGGATTTGTAGTAACTTCAATAGAAAGTGGTTCTATATTTAGTGGTAGTGTAAAATTATCGTCTGGTTCATTTTTTAGTGGTTCTGGTAGATTTCTATTTGATATACCTGAATCTGCTTTATCATTTGCACCTTTTAGAATTGCAAGTGGTTCGGTAACTGCGTCTGTTTCTCCTGTTTATGGATTTAGAGTTGAATCACCTGATAGTGGTTCTGAATTTACAGGAAGTATTAAATTATCATCTGGTTCGTTTTTTAGTGGTTCTGGTAGATTCTTATTTGATATTCCAGAATCTGCACTTTCTTTTGCACCTTTTAGAATTGCAAGTGGTAGTGTAACAGCATCCGTTTCACCTGTTTATGGATTTAGAGTTGAATCAGCGGAGAATGGTTCTGAATTTACCGGAAGTGTTGATATAAGTGGTTCGGTAAACGTCAATGGTGCCGTAACCGCATCTTTCTTTGTGGGCGATGGTAGTAAATTAACAAACGTACCATCTCTTGTTGCACCTAGAATTGCAAGTGGTTCTGCAACCGCATCAATATCACCTGATAAGGGATTAGAAGTTAATACATCTGCTACAATAGCGGGTTATTTAGTAGTAACTGGTTCGGTTTCGGCATCTCAATTTAGTGGTAGTGGTAGAGGATTATTTGATATTCCTCGTTCTGCGTTATCTGAAGAAGTATTTCGTATAGCAAGTGGTAGTGTAACCGCATCTGTTAGTCCTGATGAAGGATTTAGAGTAATATCACCGGATAGTGGTTCTCAATTTACCGGTTCTTTAATTGTAAGTGGTAATATATCACTAACTTCTGGCTCATCTTTTAGTGGTAGTGGTGAAAGATTATTTAACATCCCTAGAACAGCTTTAGCACCCGATGCATTGATTTCAAATTTAATTGCAAGTGGTAGTGTAACTGCATCTGTAACCGATGTGGATGGATTCGTTGTAAAATCGGTTGCAAGTGGTTCTACTTTTAGTGGTAGTGTTTTCTTATCATCTGGTTCATTTTTTAGTGGTAGTGGTGAGAAGTTATTTAATATTCCTCGTTCAGCTATTTCTAATTTAGATGTTAATTTAATTTTCTCTGGTTCTGCAACCGCATCTATTGACCCGGTAAAGGGATTTAATGTAAACGTTTATAGTAAGTTTAGTGGAAGTATGATTGTTTCATCTTCAAACTATGCAATTCCAAGTCAATCGTTAAACACCGTATTTGATGTAACAAATAATGGATTTAGTGCATATGTGTTTAGTAACGCAATAAGTGCATCAAATCCAACATTAACATTAGTAAGAGGTGTTACATATACCTTTAATATAAATGCAAGTGGGCATCCGTTTTGGATAAAATCTGGAAGTATTCAAACCGGAACGGATGGTGCATACAACACTGGTGTTACAAATAATGGAACTGATAGTGGAACTATTATATTTAGTTTAGATGAATTGACACCTAGTAATTTATATTACACTTGTCAGTTTCATAGTGCAATGCAAGGCGCTATCAATGTTGTGAATGCAATTGAAATACCTGCAGAAATTACATTTATTGGAAAAACTAATATAACAGGAAGTTTAGGGGTAAGTGGTAGTGTATTTTTAGGAAGTGGTTCATTCTTCTCTGGTAGTGGTAGAGGATTATTTGATATTCCACAATCGGCATTTACCGGTGATGCATATAGAATTGCAAGTGGTAGTGTAACTGCATCGGTTTCTCCTGATTATGGCTTTAGAGTTGAATCTTTACAAAGAGGTAGTGATATAACCGGTAGTGTTAGAGTATCTGGTTCACTTACTGCGGAAAGAATATTTTCACCTGAATTTAGCGGTTCTTTTGAAGGTGATGGTAGTAGATTAAGAAATGTACCATCAATAGAAGGAACGAGAATTGTATCTGGATCTGTAACTGCATCTGTTTCTCCTGTATATGGATTTAGATTAGAAGGGGCTAACAGAGCAGAATTTTCATCATCAATATTAGTAAGTGGAAGTGTAGAAATATCATCTGGCTCATCTTTTAGTGGTAGTGGAGAAAGATTATTTAATATACCGAGAACAGCACTTGCTCCTGATGCATTATTTAGTGAGAAAATTGTTAGTGGTAGTGTAACCGCTTCGGTGGCTCCAAATCAAGGATTCGTAGTAACTTCAATAGAAAGTGGTTCTACATTTTATGGAGAGGTAAGAGTAATAACTGGTTCATCTTTTAGTGGTAGTGGTAAAAAATTATTTGATATACCTGTAGCGGCAATATCTGATTTAGATACATCAAAAATATTTAGTGGTTCGGCAACTGCATCTATTTCTCCTGATAAAGGATTTTTGGTAAATACCGGTGTAACTATTAGAGATTATTTAATTGTAACCGGTTCAACTGATATAAAATCTAATTTAGTTGTAACTGGTTCTTTTGTAGTAAATCAATCATCATTATTTAAATCTGGTGTTTCTGCATCGGTATTTAGTGGTAGTGGTGCTGGATTAACTAATATACCATTCTCTGCATTATCGCAAGAAATATTTAGAATTGCTTCCGGTTCGGTAACAGCATCTGCATTACCTGATAGAGGATTCATTGTTCAATCTACTTTATTAGGTTCTGAATTTTCTGGCTCAATTGATGTTAGTGGAAGTATATTTGCATATGGTAATATAGAATTACAAAGTGGTTCATCTTTTAGTGGTTCTGGTAGAAACTTATTTGATATACCTGAATCTGCTTTATCATTTGCACCAAATAAAATAGCAAGTGGTAGTGTAACCGCATCGGTTTCTCCTGATTTTGGATTTAGAGTAAAATCTGCAGATAGTGGTTCTGAATTTACTGGAAGTGTTGACATAAGTGGAAGTCTTTTAGTAAGAGGTGATGTAACTTCAACAAGTGGTTCTTATTTTATTGGTGATGGTAGATACCTTTCTAACATTTCATTAGCTAATTTATCAATTGATTCAACAAAAATATTTAGTGGTAGTGCAACTGCATCTATTTCACCTAATAACGGGTTTGAAGTAAATGTTCATTCTAGAATTGATGGTAGTTTTGTAGTATCATCTTCGGCAAGACCATTACCTACTGAATTAATAGATACAACAATATATGTAACAAACAATGGAAGTAGTGCGTATGTTGTAAGTAATGGTTTAGTATCTGGTTCAAATCCAACCCTAACTTTAGTAAGAGGTGTAGAATATACATTTAATGTTAATGCTGTAGGGCATCCTTTATGGATTAAATTTACAAATTCAACTGGTACATCTAACAATGTAAGTCAAAGTATTACGAATAACGGTGATGATAGTGGAGATATTATATTCACTCCATATTCTGGTTCACCTAATGTTTTATATTATAATTGTCAGTTACATTCGTCAATGGTGGGACAACTTAATATAGTTGATTTCTTGGAAATACCATCGGAGATAAGATTTGTAGGTGATACACAAATTACGGGTAGTTTAAATGTATCTGGTCCTATATCTGCTTCAATGTTTACTGGAAGTGGTAGAGGATTATTTGATATTCCACGTTCTGCATTATCGGAAGAAGTATTCCGTATTGCAACTGGTAGTATTACTGCATCTGTAACACCGGAAAGAGGATTTTTAGTTGAATCATTGGAAAGTGGTTCTACTTTTAGTGGTAGTATCTTTATGGCTAGTGGTTCATTCATTAGTTCATCTGGTAGATTATTCTTTGATATACCTCGTTCTGCACTTACCGAAGATGCATTAATATCAACTGAAATCAAATCGGGTTCAGTAACTGCTTCAGTTTCTCCTGATTATGGGTTTAGAGTTGAAACTGCATTTACATCTTCTGTTGATGAATCTGGTTCATATAGTACTCAAATTGGTGCACAATTTACCGGTTCTTTATCTATAAGTGGAAGTTTATATATAAATGAAATTGTAAGTGGTGGTTTATTTTTAAGTTCTGGTTCTTCGTATTATGGTGAAGGTACTTACTTGAGAAATATACCTCGTTCTGCATTGACTGAAGATGCGTTAATATCAACTGAAATCAAATCTGGTTCAGTTACCGCATCGGTTTCACCGGATGAAGGATTTAAAGTTATTACACCATTTACTGGTGGTCTTGTTGGTTCTCAATTTACCGGTTCGGTTGAAGTTAGTGGAAGTATTAGAGCAACCGAATTCTTGTATGGTGATGGTAGATATATTACAAACGTACAAGCCGCTGCAGCTCCATTGATAGCGAGTGGTAGTGCAACAGCATCGGTAGCAAGTGGTGAATCATTTATAGTTGTAACGGCAAAGACGGGTTCTCAAATAGGTTCGGAATTTACCGGTTCTATTTCAGTTAGCGGTTCTTTATATGCTAGTGATTTCTTATTCGGTGATGGTAGATATATTACAAATGTAGTTGCGGCAGCAGCACCATTCATCGCAAGTGGTTCGGCAACCGCATCGGTAGCAAACGGATTTGATTTTAGAGTAATAACTGCGGCAACTGGTTCAGAAATTGGTTCTGAATTTACAGGATCTGTTGCAGTAAGTGGTTCAATATTTGTATCTGATTTCCTTTATGGTGATGGTAGATTCTTAACGAATGTACAAGCGGCAGCGGCTCCATTGATAGCAAGTGGTTCTGCGACTGCATCGGTACAAAGTGGTGATATGTTTATAGTAGTAACTGCAAAAACTGGTTCTCAAATTGGTTCTCAATTCACCGGTTCAGTTTCAATTACTGGTTCATTAACCGCATCTTTATTCATCGGTGATGGTGGTGGATTATTTAATATTCCACCTGAAGCGATTGAAAATTTAGAATTAGATAAAATTAATTCGGGTTCTGCAAGAGCAATTATTGACCCAACTAAATTAGATGTAAACGTACCAATTACCGCTGCAAGATATGATGGAGATGGTAGTGGATTATTTAACATCCCTGCGGAAGCATTAGAAGATTTACAATTAGATAGAATTATATCTGGATCTGTTGAAGCTGTAATTTCTCCAAACAAAGGTTTAGAAATAAACACATCGGTTAGAATATTCTCTGGCTCATTAGCAGTAAGTGGTGCGATATTTGTAACTGGTTCCGATGTTGTACTTCAATCTGGTAGTAGATATGTTGGTGATGGTAGTGGTTTAAGAAACATTAATATTGCCAACTTAGCGTTTGAAACATCAATATTAAAATCAGGTTCTCAATTTGCTGAAATATCTCCTGATTTAGGATTTAGAGTAAGTACATCGGCATCAATAGATGGTGATTTAAATGTTGTATATGATATAACTGCACATAATATATCTGCAAGTGGTACAATATTTGCACCAACTATTAGTGGTTCGTTCTTGGGTACATATAATTTTCAAGGAGTAGGACCTACTGCAAGTGCGGAATACGATATTTTAAGATTTGATGAGAATAGAGGATACTTTGTACCTCAACCTGAAACATCATTAACTGAAACCGTATCATTTAATAATGTAAGTGATTTAACGATTGTACACAATTTAGGAATTCGTTATCCTGTGGTTCAAGTGTACGCAACTGGTTCGGAAGACCAAATAATACCTGGAACTGTTAAATCAATTGATGAAGATACTGTTCAAATTAAATTTGCTGGATTAACTTCCGGACATGTTGTAATTGGTAGTGGTGGTTCATTAATCAATGGTACAATAACTGGTGATAGAGTATTTGGTGAAGTTCTTTCTGCATCATATGCACGTAGAGCGGAATTCGCAGTATCTGTTCAAGGATTTGATTCTGCATCTTTAGCATCATTATCTGCATCATTAGGAGATGCATCACAATATGTGAGAAATAATCAAACCGCATCAATGAGTGTGTTTAGTGCTGTAAGTTCTTCTTACGCATTAACTGCATCTTATGCATTAAATGGCGGTGGTGGTGGAACTGAATTGTTTATTTATCACACTGGTTCATTAGTAAAATCTCAAACTGCAAAGATAAACTTTAGTGGTTCTGGGGTAGATGTGATTTCATCTGGTTCTGATGGCGTATTAGTAACAATCAACGGTGGAGCGGCACAAAGTTCTCAAACCGCATCTTATATATTATCAACCGGTGTAGATGGGCCGTTGGGAATGGATAGTATTTCTTATTCTATAAATGCATTAACTGCTTCATTTGCACTTAATTCTGCAAATACCGATACATCTTCATTCTTAAACATTAATACAAACCAAACAATAAACGCATCACTTACAATTAGTGGAAGTTTAGGGGTTAGTGGTAGTATAATGCTTGGTGGAATTGTATCAGCATCATATGATGAGGTTGTAACTTGGGACCCAATAACTAAAAAATTAGGATATAGAAACGTAGCAGCGGCGGTTGGTTCATCTGGAACAGGTGGTTCATCTGGTAGTTCTGGTTCATCCGGATTAACGGGAACATCTGGTACATCTGGAAGTTCCGGTTCATCTGGTAGTTCAGGAAGCAGTGGAAGTTCTGGTATAGATGGTTCATCGGGTTCATCTGGTAGTTCAGGAAGTAGTGGAAGTTCTGGAACAACTGGAACATCAGGTTCATCTGGTTCATCTGGAAGTTCAGGCTCATCTGGTAGTTCTGGAAGTAGTGGAACATCTGGTTCATCTGGTTCTTCTGGAACATCGGGTAGTAGCGGCACGAGTGGCACATCTGGTACTTCCGGTTCAGATGGTAGTTCTGGTTCATCTGGAACATCCGGGTCATCTGGTTCATCGGGAACTTCGGGAAGCAGTGGCACATCTGGCACATCTGGTTCATCGGGTAGTTCAGGAACATCTGGTAGTAGTGGTACATCCGGTTCATCTGGAAGTGGTGGTTCATCTGGTAGCTCTGGTTCAACTGGTTCTGCAGGAACTTCTGGTACTTCTGGTACATCTGGTTCATCTGGAAGTTCTGGTTCATCTGGAACATCCGGGTCATCGGGAACATCTGGTAGCTCTGGAACCTCTGGTACATCGGGTAGTAGTGGTACATCCGCATCATCTGGTAGTGGCGGTACTGCCGGCACATCAGGAAGTTCTGGAACCTCTGGCACAAGCGGCACATCTGGAACTTCTGGTTCATCTGGTAGTGGAGGCACATCGGGAAGTAGTGGTACATCGGCATCTTCTGGTACTGGTGGTACTGCGGGTTCATCTGGTACATCAGGAACCTCTGGCTCATCTGGTAGTGCTGGTTCAGCAGGAACATCGGGAAGCTCTGGAACATCCGGGTCATCTGGTTCCGATGGTAGTGGTGGTTCATCTGGTACAACTGGTACTTCTGGTAGTTCTGGTACAACTGGTTCAGCAGGTTCATCTGGTACATCGGGAAGCTCTGGTACATCCGGAGAAGATGGTTCATCAGGAACTTCTGGAAGTAGTGGTTCATCTGGTTCGGCAGGAACTTCTGGTACGAACGGCTCTGCAGGTACATCTGGTAGCTCTGGTTCAAGTGGAAGTTCAGGAAGTAGTGGTAGTGCTGGTTCATCTGGTTCATCTGGAAGCAGTGGCTCATCTGGTACAACTGGTTCTGATGGAACATCTGGAAGTAGTGGCTCATCTGGTACATCTGGTACTGATGGCACATCTGGAAGTAGTGGTTCAAGTGGAAGTAGTGGTTCATCTGGTACAACTGGCTCATCTGGTTCATCTGGAAGCAGTGGAAGTAGTGGAAGTTCAGGAGCAGATGGCACTTCAGGTACATCTGGTTCAACTGGTACTGCAGGTTCATCGGGTAGTTCTGGTACCGATGGTTCATTTGGTACATCTGGAAGTTCTGGTTCATCCGGTACATCTGCAACTTCTGGAAGCAGTGGAAGTAGTGGTTCATCTGGTAGTTCTGGAAGCAGTGGCTCATCTGGTACATCAGGAAGTTCTGGTTTAGATGGAACATATTTTGGAAGTTCGGGAACATCCGGGTCATCTGGTAGTTCTGGAACATCAGCAACATCTGGCACTTCTGGTTCTTCTGGAACAAGTGGTGTAGATGGAACATTCTTTGGAAGTAGTGGTAGTTCGGGTTCAACTGGCACATCTGGTACCGATGGTACATCCGGTGAAACAGGAACATCTGGAACATCTGGTGAAAGCGGCACATCTGGTACAAGCGGATTGGATGGAACTTTCTTTGGAAGTTCTGGTACAACGGGTACATCAGGAAGTAGCGGCTCATCTGGTTCATCTGGTATATCGGGTACCGATGGCACTTCTGGAACAAGTGGAAAAGATGGAACATTCTTTGGTTCTTCTGGTACATCTGGACAAGATGGCACTTCGGGTACATCAGGAAGTAGTGGTTCATCTGGCTCATCTGGACAAGATGGTACTTCGGGTACATCTGGTTTAGACGGAACATTCTTTGGTTCTCATGGTACATCAGGTACATCTGGAGAAAGTGGTTCAGCAGGAAGTTCTGGAAGTAGTGGTACTTCTGGTGAAAGTGGTACTAGTGGCACCGGAGGCTCATCTGGTTCATCTGGTACTTCGGCAGAAGGTTCATCTGGTTCTTCTGGTACTTCTGGAGAAAGTGGCACATCGGGTACATCAGGTTCCGATGGTACATCTGGTTCTTCTGGTACATCTGGTGAAAGTGGTACATCTGGTAAAGATGGAACTTTCTTTGGTTCTTCTGGAACATCAGGTAGTAGTGGCACATCGGGTTCATCTGGTTCAACTGGCTCATCGGGAAGTGCAGGAACGGGTGGTACTTCTGGTGTAAGTGGTACATCGGGTAGTTCTGGTAAAGATGGAACATACTTTGGTTCATCTGGAACTTCTGGTTCATCCGGTGAAAGTGGCACATCGGGTAGTTCTGGAATAAGTGGAACTGATGGTAGTGCTGGTTCTTCTGGTTCATCTGGAACTTCTGGTAAAGATGGTACATTCTTTGGTTCATCTGGAACTTCTGGAGAAAGTGGAACTGCAGGAACATCTGGAGAAAGTGGCACATCGGGTACATCCGGGTCATCTGGTACATCTGGTTCTTCCGGATTTGATGGAACATACTTTGGTTCATCAGGAACTTCTGGAGTAAGTGGTACTTCGGGTTCATCTGGAGAAAGTGGCACATCTGGTGTGAGTGGAACTACGGGTACATCTGGTTCATCTGGTAAAGATGGTACGTTATTTGGAAGTAGTGGTACTTCTGGAGTATCTGGAACATCTGGAGAGAGTGGTTCATCTGGAACTTCTGGATTAGGTACGAATGGTACATCTGGAACTTCTGGATTTGATGGAACATATTTTGGTAGTAGTGGTACATCTGGTAAAGATGGTACAAACGCAACCGGTGAAGCAGGAACATCTGGTACTTCTGGTACAACACCTCCAGGTTTTACATCTGGTACATCTGGTGAAACCGGTACATCTGGTACATCTGGTACAACACCTCCGGGCTTTACATCGGGAACATCTGGTAGTTCTGGAGAAAGTGGTACTGCGGGTACATCTGGTACAACACCTCCTGGTTTCACATCTGGTACATCTGGTACATCTGGTGAAACCGGTACATCTGGTACATCCGGTACAACACCTCCAGGATTTACATCTGGTACATCTGGACAAAGTGGTACATCTGGTACATCTGCACCTGGATTTACATCTGGAACATCTGGAACATCTGGTTTCCCATTATCTGGTAATACCGAAGATGGTATATTAACTTACAATGCTGTTGCATTTGGAGCAAACGTTGAATCAAATTTAACATTTAATGGTAGTACATTAACTGTAACCGGTAATGTAATATCAACAACATCTATTGCGGCAAATACATTTAGAGAAACATATTCTGACCAAGGAACCGGTGGAAGTGTAACGTTAGACCTTTCAACAGGTAACAACTTCAGAAGACAATTTAATGGTAATGCGAGTGTTGCATTTAGTAACGCACCTGCTTCAAACGCATTTGGATTTACGTTGGTTACTGTAAATGCGGGAGCATACACAATAACTTGGCCAGTAAATGTTGATTGGGCGGGTGGAAGTGCACCAACACTAACTTCTGTTGGAACTGATATTTTAGTATTCTATACTTATGATGGTGGTACTACATATTATGGATTTGTAAGTGGTAAAAATTTTAGTTAATAGTTATGGGAATTTTTAGAAGATTGATAACATCAGCGGAAGGGGGACAAGAGTTCCCATTCATTATCAGAATTACTACAACATCTGCTAATACCGTTTTTACTTTACCTATTGCCGATTATGCTGGATTCACTCCTACCTTTAATGTAAATTGGGGAGATGGAAATTCTAATACAATAACATCTTCTACCGATGTGGATAAAACACATACATACGTTAGTGCCGGTACATATGATATTAGTATAAGTGGTTTTATGCCATCTTTTAAAGTTAATAATAACACGTCAATTCGTCCTCTTATTGTTGCATTGATTCAATGGGGTACTGTTGGATTGAGAGCGATAGATTTTTATGGTTGTTCTAATTTAACTACAATACCTGGTAGTGCTTCATTAAGTGGAGTAGGTGGTTATACGGGATTGGCAGAGGTTATTACATTTGCCAGTTTTATGAGAAATACTGGAATAACATCAATACCTTCTGATTTATTTGCGTATTCTCCAAATGCAACTACTTTTACCGATACTTTTACAAATACACCAATTACATCAATACCTACTGGATTATTTGACGAAAATACATCAGCTACAAACTTTGCAGCATGTTTTAGTACATGTACTTCATTGAGTACAGTACCATCAACTCTTTTTGATTTGAATGTAAATGCAATTAGTTTTGCTTCAACTTTTAGAAACTGTTATGCTATAACTCAACCTTTACAATTTACTTATAATACTTCGGTTAGTACTTTTGTAAACGTATATAATATGGCAACAACGGCCAATGCAATGACAGGAACTGCGCCGGAATTATGGAATAGAGTTCCTACTCCATTTGGAACTGATGCTTTTAGAAATTGTATAAACTTATCAAATTACGCTTCAATACCTACAATTTGGAAATAATATGTATTTAAGAATTATAAATAGCGAAATTCAATATCCGTATTCTATTGAAAATTTGAAAACGGATAATAAAAATGTAACGTTCCCATCGGAACTTACTGAAAATGATTTATTATCATGGGATATGTACGAAGTAAGACAGACTCCCAAACCAAATAACTACACAAAAATAGTGTCCGAAGAAACTCCTATATTAATTGAAGGAGTTTATTATCAAAATTGGGTAGCAACCGATGCAAGCCAGGAATTAATCAATACGAGAATAGAAGAAAAATGGGCTGAAGTTAGAGATATTAGAAATCAACTATTATTAGAGTGTGATTGGACTCAATTATCGGATATACCAACTGAAATCAAATCAGTTTGGACAGAATACAGACAAAATTTAAGAGATATATCAACCCAAATAGACCCGTTTAATATTGAATGGCCAATTAAACCTTAAAAGACGGATTCGTTTATATTTATACCTATAACAAAAGTAAGCAGGTAAAATGGTAATACACAATCCCATATTTTCGGGTTCAATTTCACAGGATAGAAATTTCGCTTTTGCGGATTTAAGCGGTTCGTTTACAGGTTCATTGACAGGTTCTTTTAAAGGAACTATTGATGTACAACAGGCATCATTTGATAACCTAATTGTAAATAACCGATTATCTATAAGTGGCTCGGTAATTATGACGGGTTCTATGAACCTAACTGCGGGTGGATATTTAGTAGATGGAGTAAATGTACTAGATACATCTTTAGCATATGCTATTGCTTTAGGATAAAATAAAATATAGATGGCAAACGTATTTAAAAATAGTATCACAGGTTCAATTGGAACAACAAATACAACAGTGTATTCAGTTCCGGCGGCAACCACTACTACTATTATCGGAGTAAATGTTGCAAATGTGGCAGCACAAAATATATCAGTAAGTGTAAGATTGACAGATACTTCTGCAACCAAAACTGTATATTTAGTAAAAGATGCACTAATTACACAAGGTTCATCGGTAGTTCTTGTAGGTGGCGAACAAAAAATAGTTATGGAATCAACAGATACTTTAGCAGTAGTATCATCGGCAGCGTCATCTGCGGATGTAATTATTTCGGCGTTAGAGTTATCATAAAAAAGTAAATTAGGTAGATGAGTAGTTTTATAGGTATTGACCCAAATGGATTAAATCAAGTAAGTTCTAGCGTAATATCACTTTATGTTAGTGGAAGCCCTGTTATAAATGCTTCTCCAAATTCAATTAGTATCATAAATGGGATACCTTTTTCTGCTTCTAAAATTGAAACATTAATAATTGATACTCCATCTTCGGAATCACTTACAATTAATGCAAATACATTAATAACAGGCTCAATATCCGCATCAATATTTAGAGGTGATGGTAGTGGGTTATTTAATATACAAGCCGATTCAATTGGCGATATTAATAGAATAAAATCAGGTTCTGCAATTGCACAAATTTCACCTAATAACGGATTGGTAGTAAATGTACCAACAAATATAAGTGGTGGATTAACTTTAACTGGAAATGCAAATGTAACCGGAAATGCTAATATAATCGGTAATATTAATGTTAGTGGTAAAATTACATCAACCGAAATAAGTACAACATTAATTTCATCGTCTGTAATATATTCATCTGGTTCAAATAAATTTGGTGATGCAACTTCTGATAAGCATGAATTTACTGGAAGTGTAGCAATTAGTGGTTCTATATTTGTTGGAACTCCTGATACAATACCAACCGATAACACAACAAATGAGGTGTTGGTATTAAACACAACTACTGGTAGAATTAGTAGAAGATTTGCAGCAGCAACATCAGGTACTTCAGGTACTTCTGGCACAAGTGGTAGCTCTGGTTCAACTGGTTCAGCAGGTTCATCAGGAACTTCAGGTTCATCTGGAAGCAGTGGTTCATCTGGAAGCAGTGGCACATCTGGTTCTTCTGGAACTTCGGGTAGTAGTGGCACATCTGGCTCATCTGGCTCATCTGGAAGTAGTGGAAGTAGTGGAAGTAGCGGCACATCGGGTTCTTCTGGAACATCGGGAAGTGGTGGTTCTTCTGGTTCTTCTGGTACATCTGGTAGTGGAGGCTCATCGGGAAGTTCTGGTTCATCGGGAAGCAGTGGCACATCTGGTTCTTCTGGTACATCCGGTTCATCTGGAAGTAGTGGAGTATCCGGTAAAGATGGTTCTTCTGGTACATCTGGTAAAGATGGTACATCTGGTATAAGTGGCTCATCGGGTAGTTCTGGTAGTTCAGGTACTTCCGGAACTTCAGGAAGTGGTGGTTCAGCCGGTTCATCGGGAAGTTCTGGTATATCTGGTGGAACGGGAACACCTGGTACATCTGGTTCATCTGGCTCATCTGGTACATCTGGTAAAGATGGTACATCTGGTTCATCGGGTTCATCTGGAACATCGGGAAGTGGTGGTTCTTCTGGTTTAACTGGAGCCGGTGGTGGAAGTGGTTCATCTGGTTCATCTGGAAGTAGTGGTTCATCTGGTTCATCTGGCTCATCTGGAAGTAGTGGAACATCTGGAAGTTCTGGTTCTAGTGGATTAGGTGGAGCTAGTGGAAGTAGTGGTTCATCTGGAAGCAGTGGCACATCTGGTTCATCTGGTTCATCGGGAACTTCTGGTTCATCTGGAACAAGTTCAAGTGGTGGAACGGCTGGTACATCTGGAAGCAGTGGTACATCTGGAAGTTCAGGTAGTTCTGGACAAAGTGGTTCAAGTGGAAGTTCAGGAAGTAGTGGTAAAGATGGTGCAGTTGGTACATCAGGTTCTTCTGGTTCATCTGGAACATCGGGTTCTTCTGGTTCATCTGGACAAAGTGGTTCGAGTGGAAGTTCTGGAAGCAGTGGTTCTTCTGGAGTATCTGGCACAAGTGGTAGCTCTGGTACTTCTGGTTCATCTGGAACAAGAGGGTCTGGAGGAAGTTCTGGTTCATCGGGTTCATCTGGAGTATCCGGTACATCTGGTTCTTCTGGTAGTTCTGGTAGTAGTGGAACTTCTGGTTCATCTGGAAGTAGTGGTTCATCTGGCTCTTCTGGTACACAAGGTACTTCTGGTTCTTCTGGTTTATTAGCATTAACCGGTACAACTGATAATGGTGTAATCACATTAAATGGAACTGCACCAAATGGAACTGTTGAAAGTAATTTAACGTTTGATGGTACGTTGTTGACAGTAACTGGTAACGCTACAATTACAGGAAATTTAACTGTAAGTGGTACAACAACTACGATTAATACTGAAACAATCCTATTAGCGGATAATATTATAACTCTTAATTCAAACTTCACAACAGGTACGCCAACTGAAAATGCTGGTATTGAAGTAAGGAGAGGTTCATCATCAACTGTATCATTCTATTGGGATGAGAGTACTGATAGATGGACGGCTGATAATACTTTATCAGTAAGTGGTAATGTGGTTCTTACTGGTACAATTGATACTGGACAAGGTGCAACCGAAGTGTTCTTAATGAACCAAAATGTTCGTACAACCGATGATGTAACATTTAATGATTTAACTTTAAACGGTGGCGACCTTTTCTTATCAAATGGCACATCTAATAGAATTATATATAATCAATCAGGTGTTGCACAACCATCGTTTACTAACAGAAGTGCAGGTACAAAAATAGTTCTTTATCCAAACATAGGGGCATCGAGTGTTGATTATGCAGTTGGTATAGAGAATAGTACGTTATGGAGTAGTGTACCAACCACATCGGATAGATTTTTATGGTATGGTGGAGTTTCTACGGCTATGCAATTGCAAGGTAGCGGTAATTTAACATTAGCTGGTAATTTATCAGCACTTCAGGTTGATACAGGACAAGGTTTGACGGAAGTTCACTTGATGAACCAAAATATTCGTACAACTGATACGGTAACATTTAATAATTTAAATATAACCAATCCTAGTAGTATAGACAGTTATTGGACTGCCGGTAGTGCAAATGCATGGAGATTTATTTTTGCAGATTCAGTAAACACAGGTGGGTATGGTGTTGGTGCAGGTGGGTTTGGTATTTATAGAAATGGAATGATTGATTATCATTTAAGATTTGATACATCCGGTAATGTTTTAGCACCATTCTCACTACGTTCTCCGATATTTTATGATTCCGCTGATACCAGTTTTTATTTAGACGCTAACTCATATTCTAGATTAAATAGAGTTGGTGTTGGTGGTGGTGCAAACGATGTAAGTGGTATTAATATTAATGGGGATGCAGCGATTACATCTGCAAATTATTTATACTTTGGACATACAAATGGTACATTAGGAAGTTGGCAAACACGTATAAATGCATCTGGTGGTAGACAATTCTTTAACAATAATGGATTTGAATTTAATAGAGATGGATATGGTGGTGGAATAATAATGTATTCCGATTCATCTGCTAGAGTAGGATTCGCAACATCTGATTTTTCATATACGGCTAGTGATAATAGTGCAGTTGTAGCTGGTGGTATAACAAATAATAGAGTATTTGTAAATGGTTCTATTCAACTATTAGGAAACAACGATGCTATTGTATTTGGTAGAGGTACATCGTCATTCTTTAAAGATGAGGAAATTGGATTTGGTTGGGGTGGTGGTTGGTTTATGACCGATTCAACATTCTTGAGAGTAAGAAATGGAGCTTCGGTTACATTATATACACCTGGCACAATGAGAGCCGATGGTGATATGAGAGCACCAATCTTTTATGACCAAAACGATACAAACTTTTACACAGACCAAACTTCTACTTCTAGATATAACGCATTAAGAGTAAATAAAACTTACCAAAACGAACAATTTATTGATGTACCTGGTACATTTAATGGTAACAGAAGATGGGTAAGATTTAGTATTAGTAGATTTAATAGTGGTGGTTCTCCTGTTAGACTTTCTATATCTCGTGCAATTTCTGATAATGGTTCAAACCCGTATGGTGGTTGTACTGCAGAATTTGTAATCAATTCAAGAGAATGGCATAGTGGACAAGAGAATATGTGGTATTTCTATACTGAACATGGTTCTTACAACGCTAACCAAAATCCTTATGGATACTATATCTATCAAGCTGGTCCAAGAGATTTAGCAGGTGGTGGATATTGGTTCTATATGTTATTATTAGATGGTGTACGATATAGAATGTCTGTATCTGCGGACATGAACTTTAATAACGATAATATTGGTTCAATTGAATATAGTGTAGCTGATCCGGGTGGAGTTCCAAGAGTTCCATTAGGTTCTGGTGTAATTGGAAATAATACTACATATAATCAAACTACATCTACATATGCGATGCATGGTATTATGTATGATTATGATGATAGAAACTATTATATTGACCCAAATAGTACATCAAGAATTAGAAGAACTAATTTAGTAGCAAGTGGTACGAGTTGGGATGATGGATTAAATCTTTATTCATCAGATGAAAGTAATAGATGGAATTTATTAGTTGATAATGGAGCAAGTGATTATTTAAGATTTGCGTATAATAACAGTGAAGATTTTAGATTACAACCGGATGCTACTATTTCGTATAACTCAATGTACGCACCAATTTATTATGATTTAGATGATTCAACATATTATATAAATCCTGCAAATGGTGGATTTGTACTACAAGGTGGTTCATCTAATAGAGTTAAGTTTTATACAAATGATAGTGGATTTAGAGTTCAAAATGCAGAAGGTAATGGTGTTAGTGATGTGAGATTGGGAGCTGCTTGGGGAGCACCTGGTGTTTACTCATCTACATACTTAATGTTGGGTGCTGAAAGTTATGTTGAGTTCAGAATTGGAAACTCACAAAAAGGATATATGGATAGTTCATCTAACCTATACTCCTTTGGCTCAGTTCGTTCTCCAATTTATTATGATTACACATCTACTGCATATTATTTAGACCCGGCATCTACATCTAATCTGAATGAAGTTTACGCTTATTCTTATAGAGGTAATGGTAATGTTGGTGGAACGGGTAATGCATCTTGGCATCCAAATGGTATCTATTCAGCCGGATATAACTGGTTGTATGGTGGTATAAATGGTGGTGGTAATTCTGCTACAAATTTTAGTGATGTAAGAGCAAGTATATTTTATGATTACGATGATACTGGATATTTCTTAAACCCAGCTTCAACTGCAACATCTTTAAGAATTCAAGGTGGTATTAAACAAAGAAACTTAGTTGGTAGACCATATGCGGTATGGGGTGCAGGTGGTGGTGCAACTGGTGCTGTAATTATTAAATTCCCTGGTGGAAGTGGTAACTATGGTATGATTCACGCAGTTATTGACATTTATGAATATAATGGAAATGCTGCAGCAACTGTAATTGTTGGTGGACATAACTGGAATGGTGCTTGGTATAACTATAACTGTAACGTAGTTGGTTATACTGATAAGCCTGTAAGGGTTGGTTTTAAAGATGGTAGATATTGTATTGTAATTGGTAATGGTTCATCGTCATGGTCCTATGGACAAGTTGTTCTTCGTAAAATACAAAATGGTGCATATTACGATGGTGTTATGGATGTTGCGGAAGGATATAGTGCAAATATTGAATCGGATTCTTATTCTTGGATTTCTGGTGATTTACAAGTATTAAGAAGTAGAGACATTTATGGTGTAAACTATGTACAAGCTCCAATATTCTATGATACAAATTCAACTTATTATTTTAATGGTGATAGTACAACTGCAATAAGAACTCATGGTAGTTGGAGAGCAGACTCTTCTGGATGGGATGGTGAATATGCTGGAAAAATTCAATATCATAGTAGTAACTGGTATTTCCAATATGCTAGCTATTTTATTTTTAGAAATTCTGGTGGTAGTAACGTGGTAGAAGGTGATACCTCTGGTAATTTATGGGCATATGGTTCAATGCGTTCACCTATATTTTATGATAATAACAACACTGGATACTACACAGACCCAGCTTCGTATTCTAACATGAACGAAGGTAACTTTGCTGGTAGAATGTGGTATAGCAACTATTTGGTAAGTAGAAATAGTGGTGGTATGATGGGTGATTACAATGTGAATGGTACATCATCTAAAGTAATTTGGACAATTGGTGAAAGCTGGCCGTTGGGTAATATGTATGGTTTGGCGTATGAGTATGGAAGTGGATATGACCATCACTTGGCATTGAGAAACAATGGTTCAACTTATTCTCGTTTCGGATTTGCCGGTGGTGCATTTATAGGTGGCACTGTATCCGTTGGTGGAGCAATGTATGCACCTATTTATTATGATTCAAATGACGGGGGATATTATGGTGACTTTGCATCGACATCTCGTACAAACTATATTGTTGGTAATAGAATTAAATTAGTAAACAACGTAAATAATGACCCTCGTTGGGACTTCTCAGCATATGTAGTTGAGGCACAACACTGGTATGGTAATAACTCATCTATGACTATGTATATGGGTGAGGGTAGTAATACAATTCAAGTACCGGGTAGTGGTGGTATAAGACCTGTAATTATTTACGATTATAATAATGCAGGATACTATCTTAATATGGATGGTACATCTAATTTATACGCAGTTACAGATTATACTCGTAGAGCGGCATTTAATTTAGGTAGAGAAAGAGGAAATCGTAGAGATATTACAAGTGATACAAACCACTGGACTGGTACAAATGGATGGGGAACATCTTATGGAACTTGGGCAAGTGCTTGGGAAGGTGGATTTAGTGGTTGGGATATTTGGGGTGGTGGCACTGACCACCCGCAAGGTGGTGGATATGTTCACGCTCAAGGTATCGTATCCGGACAACACTATGCAACCGGTGGTGGTGGTACTGCTTATGGTTGGATGATGGTAGGAGCACACGATGCTGGAAGCCGTTGGTGGTTAAGAGGTAAGTGGGGTGGTTCAACATATCCTTGGTATGAAATTGTATTATATGGAAGAAACGTTGGTGGTGGTGACCTTTATGCCGGTTATTGGTATGATGGAAACAACACTGGATATTATATAGACCCGAATGGTTCTTCGCAAATGAGTGCGGTTTATTCAGATAACTGGTTTAGAGCACAAGGATGTGCCGGATTCTATTTCCAATCATATTCACGTGGATTATGGTCACCAGAGTGTGAGGGTAATCCTTATGGGCACGTTGCAACAAACGGAGGTGGTAGAAACGGATGGGGCGGATATGGTATATTTAGCCGTTATACCTTAATGAGTACCGGTGGCGATAACGTTGGTATGCATGATTCAGCTAGAGGTTGGGTTTGGTATATGACCGGTGGAGATTTAAATTTATATTGGGCGGGTAATGATAGGATGTCAATGAGGTCTCATGGTGTTTATGCACATGCTGATGTTAGAGCATCTATCTATTATGACCACGACACTGGATACTATTTCGATGGTAATGGTACATCCAATATGAATAGATTTACCGATAGAACAAAAGCTTCTATGGGTAATACCGCAAAATATAATTCACCTCGTTGGGATTTCACTGGTGATAGTAACTATTGGGTTGGTTCAATGGGTTGGGGTACAACTGACCTTAACTCCGTTTGGAACTGGGGTAGTGGATTCTTTGATAGCTGGGGTAACCCTGGTAACCAACCAGCGGGTACATCTCACTGGACTGGTATTCAAACGGCTCACTACACTTGTGGATATGGTTGTGGATACGGTTGGCAAATGGTTGGTGGACCTATTAGTGGATTATGGTTTAGAAATGTTTGGTCTTCACCTTCTGGTTGGAGAAAAATAGCAATGTATGGCCTAAATGAATATTCTAATGATTTCTACGCTACAATCGTATATGATAGTAATAATACAGGATTCTATTCAGACCCTAATGGTACTTCTGCATTAAGTAGAATTACTGTAGATTCTGAAATTATATCTAGAAATGGTTGTGGTAGAATTTACTTACCTGGAAATTTACACATAGATTCATATTGTGGATATGACATTTATATGCAGTATTACACCAATAGACCAACCAGATATTATGGATATATTGAAATGAATGGATATGGTGGGTATGGATTTGGTGAAATTTATTCTAATATCTATTATGATAGAAATGATTCTGGATATAGATTAGACCCTAATGGTACATCTCAACTTCACTATGTATTAGCAAATAACTGGTTCAGACCACAAGGTTGTACCGGTGTATATTGGGAATCATATGGTAGAGGTATCTGGTCACCAGAGTGTGAGGGTAACCCTTATGGGCATATTGCAACTTATGGTGGTGGTAGAAATGGTTGGTATGGATATGGTGTAGGTAGTAGATATACTCTAATGAGTACACTGGGTGATAATATCGGTTTACACGATAGTGCTAGAGGTTGGATTTGGTATATGAGTGGAGCTGAATTACAAATGTACTATGCTGGTTCTAGAAGAATGGTTACTACCGGATGGGGTGTTTATGTAGACCAATATTTGGAAGCAGGTGGTTCGTTGAGAGCACCAATTTTCTATGATAACCAAGATACTGGATACTATTTAGACCAACACAATACCGATAACCAAGGTTTAAGAATCAGAGGTGGTACACTTCATGGACCTAACTGGTGGTGGGGAGCTTATTTAAGAGTTGGTGCTAACAACCATATAGGTGATTGGGCACAAATGTTCACATCAAACGGTAACTTACATATTGATGCTAGACCAGGATATCCAATGTACCTTAACTGGCACACCGGTAATACTGTTTTAGTAAATTCCGATATACAAGCAAGAATTTACTATGATTTAGATGATACTGGATACTACTTTGGTTCTAGTTCTGGTGATGGTAGGTTTAGATATACAAATACCAATGGTGGATTCTCTCAATCAAATAACCAATTCCAATTCAATGTAAATAGAGGTTATTATATGAACGATACTGCCAACTTACAGGCATATTCGGAAGGTAATAACTCTGCATTCTTATCTTGGCATAAGACCGGTGTATTTGCAACTAATATGGGATTGGATGGTGATAACTGGATTCGTATTGGTGGTTGGTCAATGTCAAATAACAGATGGCAATTAAACGCTAGTGGTGATATGTATGCAGCTGGTAACGTTGTTGCATATTCATCAGACGAGAGATTAAAAGAAAATATTACTACAATTAGTGATGCATTGAGTATGTTGAAACAATTGAGAGGTGTTTATTTTGATTGGAAAGAAATGGTTGATTCGTTAGGGTTTAATCCAATTGATAGACATGATATTGGAGTAATTGCGCAGGAAGTTGAAAAGGTAATACCACAAGCAATTAAACCGGCACCGTTTGATGCATTAGGAGAAGGTAAATCTATAAGTGGACAACACTATAAGACAGTTCAATTAGAAAAGATTGTTCCTGTACTTATACAATCGGTTAAAGAACAACAAGAAATTATAGAAAAACAAAATAAAGAAATTGAAGAACTAAAAACAATAGTTTATAAAATTTTAAATAAAAACTAAATTGGTTACTTTTTTTAAAAACACATATATTTATAGATAAAATAGTAAGCTATGGGATATACACAAAGTTGGTCATTAAAGGGCCTAAGAAAACAAAATCACGAAGGTCTTGAAGGCGTTATTATTGGAACTAACTGGGAAGTAGTAGTTACCGATGATGATGGATATAGTGCAAAATTCACTGGAGCAACTCCATTTAAAGCAGCGGACGTTAATGTAAGTACTTTTACGGCATATAATGAATTGACAGAAGAGCAAGTATTAGGATGGATAAAAAATCACGTTAGTGGTTCAAATGCAGCAACAAATTATTGGGACCATATAATTGGTAGAATCCAAAAAGATATAGACGGTCAACGAAATGTTGTACAAGTTGTTGGAGAAACCGAATTACCTTGGTATTCAGGTTCATTATCTGGTTCAGTAACACCAGACCCATTATCTGGCCAAGCATTATACGCAGCTCAAGCAGCTCAATAGATTAATTTAAAAATAGTATATACCCAAAACACTTTAACTAATAAAATTGTGTTTTGGGTATTTTCATTATATTTATATGTGTATTGTTATACAAAAAAATAATACCAACAATCAAAATCAAATCGGAGAAATAAAATGGCAGAAAGAATTGTATCACCTGGTGTATTCACAAGAGAAAATGACCTGTCCTTCTTAGCACAGGGAGTAGGTGAAATTGGTGGCGCATTTATAGGACCTTTCAAACAAGGACCTGTATATGTACCAACTGTAGTAAGAACTCAATCAGAGTTTGAAACTATTTTTGGAACACCTGATGGGACCTATTATACTGAATACGCAGTACAAAATTATTTAAGAGAAGCGGGTTCAGCAACAATTGTAAGAGTTGGTGGAATCGGTGGTTATTTCCAAACATCACCAATTGCAATTAAAGCATCTGGTTCATTTGGAGAAAAAATCGTTGCAACTCTACATTCAACAAGAGTTGGAGATGAGACTGTGGGTTTCCCAAGTTCAGTTCTAACAAATGATGGTAGAGCGGCGTTTTCTGGTTCTTTCTTACTATCTGGCTCTGGTATTGGTTTGGTTTCTGCATCTGTATTACCATCATCTCAAAATGATATTAGAGATGTATTTGGTGAATCTGCATTTGGTTCTAAACATGCATATTCATACACTTATTTTGAAAATGTAGCAAGTGAATATGATACCGATGGTGGTGGTGCACAAGGTGTTGTAATTAGTGTAGTACAATTACCAACACAAGATTTTACTAACGATGCAACTGTAGCATCTACTCCTTGGATTGTATCACAAAAAGATAATAACGATATAAGATATGACCTTTTCCGTTTCCATACAATTGGACATGGTAATGTTTATAATAAGAAATACAAAATTGGTATTTCAAATGTAAGAGCAGCTGGTGAAGATGGTTCAACTGATTATGCTGTATTCTCTGTAACGCTTAGAACATATGGCGATACTGATAAGAGAAAGAGTGTAAGTGAAACATGGAATAATGTAAATTTAGACCCATCATCTCCTAGATATATTGCTAGAGTAATCGGTGACAGATATTTTGAAACTGATGCAAATGGTAAAATTACTGAATTTGGTGATTACACAAACAAATCACTTCATATAAGAGTTGAAGTTGCTAAAGAAGGTTCATTCCCTATTTCAGCAGCACCATTTGGACATGGAGCATATGAATTACCAATCGTAACTACTGCAAGTGATAGTTTAATACCTGCAGTTACATATCAGACTGGTTCTGCTAATAACACATCATCATCTCCAGTTTATTTCTCTGGATTTGATTATGAAACAACTGGTGTTGTTATTGATAACACTCAATATTTAAAACCAATTCCTAAAAATGCAACAAATGGTGCAAATACATTGTTTGCATTTGATTCGCAATTGACTTATAAGATGACCGGTTCAGCAGCTGTTGATATGGTTAAAAGACAATTTTTAGTAGCATTCCAGGGTGGATTTGATGGTGTTAATCCAACAATTCCTATCGCTAAAGCTGGTGATAAAGACCTAAATGGTAATGATATATGGGGTGCATCTAATAACCAAGGCTTCAATTGTGGAGCATCAACTACATCTGGTTCAATCGGATATACTAAAGCAATCAACGCTTTATCTAATCCTGATGAATATGATATTAATTTAGTTGCGGCACCTGGTATCAATAGAGAATTACATCCTGCAATCACACAAAGAATAATTGATATGTGTGAAGACAGACAAGATTGTTTCTATATTGCTGATTTTACTGATTATGATTCATCAATAACAACCGCAACTGAACAAGCAAACGCAGTTGATTCAAACTACGCAGCTTGTTACTATCCTTGGTTAAAAACAATTGATGTTAATACCAATAAAATGACAACTGTTCCACCATCAGTATTATTACCTGCAGTATTTGCAAGTAGTGATAGATTATCTGCAGAATGGTTTGCACCTGCTGGTTTAAATAGAGGTGGTATTATCGGTGCTGTGAGTGTATTGAATAGACTTACACACGCTGAAAGAGATACTCTATATGAGAACAAAGTAAACCCAATCGCTTCATTCCCTGGACAAGGTATTGTAGCATTCGGACAAAAAACATTGCAAGATAAAGCATCGGCATTAGATAGAATCAACGTAAGAAGATTATTGATTGCTGTGAAGAAATTTATTGCATCTACATCTAGATATTTAGTATTTGAACAAAATACTTCTGAAACGAGAAGCAGATTTATCAATACTGTAACTCCTTATTTGGAATCAATTCAACAAAGACAAGGCTTATACGCTTTCAACGTTGTAATGGATGATACAAATAACACACCGGATGTAATTGATAGAAACATATTAGCAGGAGCTATCTTCCTTCAACCAACTAAGACCGCGGAATTCATCGTAATTGATTTCAACATCTTACCAACTGGAGCAAGTTTCTCAGCATAATATTGGAAAGCAGTAAATTGAATATTTATTAATATAAATTAAAAGGAAAGAAAAATGGCAGATGATTTAATATTATCGTATGATAAAATGACTTTCGCTCAGTTTGAGCCAAAGATGAAGAATCGTTACTATATGGAAATGGCAGATACTGGCATTCCAGCATATATGGTAAAGGCGGCAAATAGACCAGAAATTCAGTTTCAAACTGTAAAGATTGACCACATTAACGTTTATAGAAAACTTAAAGGTAAAGGTGAGTGGCAAGATTTAACTATCACACTTTATGACCCAATTGTACCATCAGCGGCACAATATGTAATGGAGTGGGTACGTTTATCACATGAATCTATTACCGGTAGAGATGGATACGCTGAATTCTATAAGAAAAATCTTAACTTCTATATGTTAGGACCTGTTGGTGATAAGATTGAAAAATGGACTATTATGGGTGCATTCATTTCAAGAGCGGCATTTGGTGAACTTGATTTCTCAAGCGAAAACGAACCTGCAACGATAGAATTAACTCTTACATACGATTACGCTATATTAGAATACTAATAATCGATTTAGATATAATAAAGGGATACTCAAAAGGTATCCCTTTTTTTATTTCAAATTTTTTAAATTTATGTATTTATATATACAAACAAAATAAAACACAAAGTTATGAGTGAAAAGCAATTTGATTTTCCAACACAGGTACTTGAGCTTCCATCAAAAGGAAAACTTTACCCAAAAAACAATCCATTATCCTCTGGTAATATTACAATAAAGTATATGACAGCAAAGGAAGAGGATATTCTTTCATCTGCAAATTTAATTAAAAAAGGTATTGTTTTAGACAAACTTTTTGAATCAATTATAGTAGATGATGTTAATATTGATGATATTTTAATCGGTGATAAAAACGCAATTGTTCTTGCAACAAGACTTTTGGGATATGGACCAAATTACAAAATATCGTTTTATTCTAACAAACTCGGTAAAACGATTGAAGCAACTGTAGATTTATCTGAAATCAGAACAAAGGATATTGATGTATCAGATATTCAAAATATCAATGAATTTCAATTTGAAACACCTATTGGTAAAAATAAATTAACATTTAAATTACTTACACATGGTGATGAAAGAGCAATTGATAAAGATATCCAAGCATTAGAAAAAATAAATAAGGATACTTCATTTGAAATTACAACACGATTGAGATATATGATTAAATCGGTTGATGGTAATACGGATATTGGTAGAATTAATAAATTTATCAATAATGAATTTTTGGCTAGAGATAGTAAAGCATTCAGAGATTATGTTAAGAAAGTTTCACCAGATATGAATATGGTATTTAAATATACACATGAAGATGGTGAGGTGGAGGAGGCGCCTATTCCAATTGGAGTAGGGTTTTTTTGGCCTTCCGAGGAATCATAGTGTTCATCTACATACTCAAATATTTGAAATGGTTGAGTATAGTAACGGGTTTACAATCATGGAGCTATACAAAATGCCAACATATTTAAGAATGTTTTATTATGATAAATTAGTAGAATCTAAAAAGAAAGAAGCGGAAGATGTTAAACAAGCACAAAAAGGTAATACATCTTCAAAAGTTAGGATTAAGAGATAGTCCTAACTTTTTCTTTTAATAGATATTTATAGTTTGAATAAGTGTAAATAAACGTAAAATGGCAAAAAAATATAAAATATCAGAAAACAACTTATCTGAATTTTGGGGATTGTTTCGTAGTAACAAAACACCTGAAAAACTTCAAACCATTGTAAACAATGACCCGGTGTTACAAAAGTTACAATCTGATTTAAGAAAGATACACGATAAAGCCGCTGATTATTTGGATAAAGTGAAGAAAGATGAGCCGGATATTTATCAGTATTTGCAAAAACATGGATTCGTAAAATAAAATTTTTGTAAATGGCAGATGTAAGAAGTTTATCCGCTCAAGAGCTAGAAAGACAAAATCAATTACTCAAAGAGCGAGAGCAAATTGAACAGCGAATAGAAGAGCGAAATAAAAGAATGGCTGTTGCTGGTCATGAAGAAATCAAGCGTCTCAAAAAAAGAAATGAAGAAGATAAAACTCATGGCAAAAATTTAGACGAACAATTAAAGAGTTTAAAAGAGGTTGAGGATAAAGCAAGTGATTATGTAAAGTTTTGGGCAGATGCGGCAGAAAAGCAAGAAGATTTTTGGGAAACCTCAAATGATTTTGCAGCATCATTCGCAAAAATGACACCAAAAGTAAAAGAGCTTTTAACCGATTCGAATAATGGTGGTAATCAATTTGCAGCAATAACGGCTAGAATATTAAGTCTTAAAAAGCAGGAAATAAATGCATCTGGAGACGAGTTAGAATCGCTGCAGGAAAGAAGAAAAGCATTAGAAGGTATAAGAAGTACACAGGTAGATGCAGCTGAAGGGTTAGCAACCGAAAGAGAAAATGTGTTTGGTATAACTGATGCACAAAGAAGAAGACAAGAATTCCAAGCATCTATTTTGGGAATGAATGAGGAAGATAGAAAGTTATCAGAACAAATATTCCAATCAAACGAAAATTTATTAAAACAACAGGAACGATTAGTTGAATTACAAAAGCAACAGGATGGATTAGTAGAGCAATTACCAGAAGGTTTACAATCGGCTTTAACCGTTGTAAAGGATATGATAAAAGGGATTGCAGCGGGATTAGGTCCAATTGTAATAATGGGTGCATTATTTGCAGCCGCATTATCATCGTTTACTGAAATACAAGAAGCAAGTAAGAAGTTTAGAGAAGAAACTGGTTTAACAAATTCTCAAACAAAGCAAATTCAAAAAGATGCACATAGTATTGGAGTTGATTTTGCTAAATTGGGTGTGGATGCTGGAGTTGCATATGATAGTATTGCGGCATTTAAAAGCGAATTTGGTGATAGTGTTCCAGTATCAAAAGCGGTAGCGGCCAATGTATCTGTATTAAACAAAAACTTTGGAGTTGCACAAAAAGATGCGGCGGCCGTTAATATGATTTTTCAAAGTATGGCGGGCCTATCTGCCGAAACTGCACAAGGAGTTTCGCAGCAAGTAGCTGATATGGCTAAGTTAGCTGGTGTTGCTCCATCGCAAGTGTTTAAAGATATAGCAGACTCGGCAGCAGATACATATACATATTTTAAAGGTGATGTAAATCTTATTGCTAAACAAGCTATTGAAGCTAGAAGATTGGGTACTACATTAAAGGATGTATTAAAAACAACCGAAAGTTTATTAGATTTTGAAACTGGTATTGAAAAGGAATTAGTTGCAGCAACTTTTGTTGGTGGACAATTTAATTTATCACAAGCCAGAGCTTTAGCATATGCCGGAAGACACGTTGATGCACAAAAAGAATTATTAAGACAAGTTGAGAGAAATGGTAAGTTTGCTGACCAGGATATGTTTACTAAAAAGGCGTTAGCAGATGCTACTGGTAAAACGGTTGAGGACTTGACTAAGCAAATTCTTATGCAAGAAAAGCTTGGACATCTTAGCGAAGAAGAACAAAAAAGAGTTTCTAAAGCTATGGATGCTGGATTGGATATTACTAATATGAGTGAAGACCAATTAAACGCAAAAACAAAAGAATTAGCAAAACAAGAAGAAATCGCAGATAAGATAACCCAAATGGAAAATTCATTTAAAGGTATTGTTGCGGCTGTTGGTGAAGGATTGTTACCATTAATGGAAGCATTAGCACCGATAGTAACTACTTTAGGAAATGTATTTGGTGGGATATTTGGGGCATTAAATTCAATACCAGGTCTATTCCCTGCACTTATTGGTGGATTGACAACAATGTATATTTTAAGTAAAAAAACAGCATTGTTAAAAATGAAAGAAGCAATTGCATCCATTTTTGCCGGTAATGCGAAATTAGGGCCATTAGGATTGATAGCAGCGGGCGCTGGTATAGCTTCTTTGATGGCATATATGGGTAGTGCAAGTGTTAAAGATGCTGGGGATGTATTATCTCCTGCAAATGGTAGAACTCAAATATCAACAAAAGAAGGTGGTTTAGTACAGATATCTCCAAACGATGATTTAGTAGCTGCTCCAAATGCGATTTCAAAATTAAATGAAGCATCAAGAATGGCAAATATGTCAAATATGGGTAGTGGGGTGCAAGGTGGTGGATTGAATGCAAATAATGGTGTAAGTATTTTAATAAACGAAGTGAAAAAGTTAAGAGAAGATATGGGTTCAGGTAAAATTAAAGCAAGTGCATTCTTGGATGGTATAAAGATTACATCAGGTATAACAAATGTATCTGAAAATTCTACGAGAAACAATTTTAGTTACGGACAACGATAAGAAAAAAATAAATAGAAATAATGCCAACTTTAGAAGAATTATTTAAAAATAAAGTAATAACCGAAGGACCGAATGCAGGAAAAACTGCGGAAGATGCATATGCTATTAGAAACAGCAAAGATTTACCTATACAATCTTCAAATTTTTTATTAAGAGGGATTAATAAAAATACAAATCCTAGTCTTTTGGGTGGTGTTATTAAGAGTTTTGATTTTATCGGTAAAATAAACGAAAGAAGAAAAAAGTTTAGTGTTACGGAAGGTGAATCATTTGTAGAGCAAGAACAGGTAGGTTTACAGCAATTTGCAATCACTGCAAGACCTTTGATTTATGGTGGAGATATTTTCAGAATTTTAAATAAAAGAACAACAAGTTTAAGTTATATTAAACAAAAAGCGAATTTAAACAACGGGCTTTCTGGTATTACTGATACTATTGCAAATGCAGCGGGGAATATGGCAAATGATTATATTAATAATTTATTTGCTGGTAAAAAAGGAAAAGATGCAAGACCACCTGCACCGGATTTAACTGCAATAGGAACACAATTAGCGGTAAATGCAGCCGGTGGATTATTAGGCTCAATTTTACCAATGCCGATGGTCCCTTCAAAAGTTGCAGAAGAATTGCAAACAAGAGGAAAGGCTAGTAGTGGTAATAAGGCAAACGATTTTAATAGAGAATATAATAGAGATAAGGCCATAATAACATTAGCAAATTCTTCAAAAGTTCCTGGATTTTTTGCAAATCTTTTAAAAGAAAATAAAAACATATTATCTCAAACTGGAGGAGTTATCCAATCTACGGTAGCGGGAATCGCATCAGGACTTGTAAAATCCGGTGTAAGGTCATTAATAAATTTAGGAGTAAATGCCGTAACAAAAAAGAAAATTGCTGCAAACAAATTACAAGCTGCCGGTGGTGTTCCTGGTAAAACGCCATTAGGAAAAGAAGATACTCCTTGGTCAAGTTATAATCCATATGGTAAATCCGCGGATTATGAAATTACTAGACCGTTAAGTGAACAAACTACACTTAAAGCGATTTTTTTACAAAGGGTAGCAGAAGCCTTAAAAGCAGACCCAAAGGTAACATTACCAGCATCTGCACCAGCTACAAGTCAAAAACAGGCGGATGAAGACCTATTAAATTTTATAAATAAAGAGCCGGCCGGAAATAGTAGTAAACAGTCATTTACTGCTAATGCTAGGGATACCAGGAGAGGAATGTCAACAAAAGGTGATGTGTTAAATCTTTCCGATGACGCGATTTACGATGGTGTTGAAGTTACCGATGCATCTACAAACAGGTCTTTTGATGATTTTGATTTTATTGCTTTAAAATTTTATTCAATTGGATTGGATAAAACGGTTCAATTTAGATGTACTGTAACTGATTTTACCGAAACGTTTACACCATCGTGGGAGACTCACAAATTTATAGGAAACCCATTCCCATTCTACACATATGATAGTGTTGAAAGAACATGTACCTTCAGTTTTAAAGTTTTCTCTTTGAATCTAGTTGAGCATATGAATGTTTGGAAAAAGCTAGATTCAAAGAGAAAACTTTAAAACT